ACTTTTTTAGAACGAGGAGTAAACACCATTTCATTGTTGTTTGCTCTTTGACCTCTACCTACAATTGCTTCAACTTCTCCTCTCACAGATTGAAGATTTAAACCTTCATTGATTAATGTTTCTGCTGCAAAAGATGCATTTTCAGAAATTATACCAAGCAAAATATGTTCGGTTCCAATATAATCCCTACCAAGACGTTGAGATTCTTCTTGGGCTAAAACAATTGAACGTCTAGCTCTTTCCGTGAAAGGTTCCCAAATACTCATTTTGACTTCTCCTTTTTGCAAATTATAATATTAATTCTAGTCAAAATTTCTCCAAGCCAATTAGTCCCTCTCCATTTAGAAGGGTCTAAAATTCTAGGGTCGTTGGCCCCAAGTTTAACACCCCAAATATCGTCATAAGGAGAAGCCTCAACAAAAATTTTCCCCTCATTGTCTAACATAAACTGCTTTAAATCATCATTTTGAGTAAATTTAGCCATATTGCCAACTGTCACTAAAGGTCGGCAAACAGCATTCCATTTATCTTTATCAAAACCTTGAACATTTCGACCTAAAGATTTTTGTTGATTGGGGCTAGACGTATTCATGATTTTAACAAATGATTCTTTGTCATCAAAGAATAATGCTTTTGCAGCCATCATGAATTGTTCACTACAATTAAATTCTAAATTTTCAAAATCGAATAATCTAGTTTTGAACTTTACAGGATACCATTGGGAAGGACAATCTTCTGGCCCAAAAAACAAAACGTATTTATCAGTAATTTTCATACACAAATTGTACCAGAATGCACAAGAAAAATCAATTACGTATAGAATGGCCTACATGCCAACCATGTATGCTACAAGGATAAGGCTCCATTCCTATAAAATCTACATGAAATTTTTTATCAAGCCATTTTTGTGCGCTGGCTTGAGTTTGAAAACTTTTCTTCATGCCAGTTTGACGGCTTTTATTCCTGCAACTAGCAGGTATATTTTTAACCCGAAAACCGGCAATGGGAATACCGTTCTTGTTTACTTGCACAGGATTTCCTTAAAAGTAAGAATTTTGGAGGCTCTAGAAAGAGTCGAACTTTCGTCAAAGGCTTATGAAACCCCTATAATAAACCGCTATACGATAGAGCCATATTTTAATTTATTGTTAAATCAATGTTTATTTCATTAACTGGATAATGTGGATGAACCTTTATTTCCATAGCCATTCCATATTTTGCATGGGGCATTTTAGAAATTTTAAAAGTTGTTTCACAGCCAAATAATGCATTTAAATCATTTGCAAATTTATATACAAGAGCATGAACTGTTTTTTGGTCTATATCATTATGTTCCATAATTTTTGTTTGGTGGAGCTACTCAGAGTCGAACTGAGGTGAACGATTTGCAAAACCGTCATAATAGCCACTATATGATAACCCCATATTTATTTATATACTACTCTTTTTCTTTAGTTTTGTCAATATTCATTACTTCAGGAGGTATCCCAACAGAATGGGATATCAATTTTTGTAATTCATCATGCAATGGAATTTGAACCTTAGTAGTCGAAATATGTTTAACTTCTTTAATTAATTTTTCAGAATCTTCTCGCGAATTAAAAAACATAGTTGAATCACTTTGAACTTTTTCTGCCATTTTATAATCCTTCTGGAAGGTGTCTTGTATTTTTAATTAAATCTTGCATCAATGATGTTTCTATAATTTCTGCATCAATTATATAAATAATGCGTGGAAAACCATTTACACCTTCAGTTTTCCTATCTAATTTGTAGCTGCTTACAAGAGATTTAATTTCTCCAGTTAAATCATTCGTAGACATTTTTTGGCTAATTGTTAATGTTTTTGTAGGATTTGTTTTAGCAACCTTTTCAATTCTTCCATCATGATATCCACCAACAAATTCAATTTCAAACATGATGATTGACCTTTATTTGTTTATTTATTAAATTTATTACATTATATACTTTGGGAGTTGTATCAATTATAGCACCAATTAACCATACTGTTAATAAAACTGCCCATAGTGCGGGAACATATTTATTTTGAAGAAAATGTAATAGTCTATCGACCATCTATTTCTTATACCTAAATATGATTTTACCCCTAGATAAATCATATACATCCATTTCAACATCCACAGTATCACCTTCTAGAACACGAATATTATTCATTCGCATTTTCCCAGAAAGATGACAAAGAACATCTTTTTCTATTCCTTCTAATCGAACTGAAAAAGTTGCTCCGGGATGTGATTTAAGTACAAAACCTTTTAGTTCAAACTTATCGTCGTTTTTTTCTGCCATTTTCCCATTCTTTTTGTATTTTATTATTTGCTTGCGCTATAATTTCGTTTAGTTTATCTTTTTTTTCTTCTTTTGTCAAGTTCTCATCTTTTTCGATAGAATTTATATTTCTTAAGAAAGCAGCAAACTCTTTGATTTTCATTATTTCATCTTGAGTTGGTTTTTTACCGCAGAACATTATTATTCATCCTCGGTTATCAATCTTAAATTTGAAGGAATTTTTTCGCTAATAAGCAACTGAATACTTCCACCATAATAACCATTGCTCCGATTACGAAAATCAATAATCATTTGCCCATTTCTAGAAGTTATAGCTAATCCATAATATTGTGTATAGTCGGCAGATGGTTCTGCTTTCGTCAAGCATTCAATATATTCAGATGGAAATTCTAATCTTTTTACACTTCTTATTTTTGAACCTAATAATTGTTTTACACCAATAATATGTTCAATCCATGTTTCAGAGCAACAATCTGCATCAACTACTAATTGATATTTACCATTTATAACCAAAACATATCTATCATCAGATAGTTCAATTTTTCGGACTAAAACATCAATAATTTCTTCAAATTCATCCATCTTAATCTATCCATTTTATTACTGTTCGGCCTTCGTGACCATGTACTTCTATTGCTTCGTGTATATTATCGTATATAACTGCTGAATTTGGTTTTCCAGGAACGCACCAAGCAATTACTGTTTTACCATTTGAAAATTCTACGCCTTCAGCAACAATACCGATTCCTGATACTCCGCTTACATCTTCACTTCTTTCAAATACAAATTTTCTAAATGACATACTACTATTTACCTTGAATAAATTTGGTGGAGAACCAGAGAATCGAACTCTGAATTACTCGGTGCAAGCGAGTCGTGTTACCATTAGCACTAGTTCCCCTTAAACGGTTCCCTTCTTACTCGTAGTGAACCGAAAACGTCTCGCACTCCGATATTCTCTATACAAGATACAAGGAGCGACCTTGTAGCGTCGGATTGAGCGCAACTTCTTTAAGTTTGTTGGTCCCCGGTGTAGGTGTCGAACCTACCACCTCCACAATGTCAATGTGGCGTTCTCCCGCTGAACTAACCGGGGAAATTGGTAGCAGAGGAGGGAATCGAACCCTCGCCACATGGTCCCAAACCACGCATGATACCATTTCACCACTCCGCTATATTTATTTTAAACCTTTTACAAAATTAATTGCCATATTCCAACCTTCTTTGGTTGGTCGAAATCTAGCAATTGGAGAATTGTAAATTTTATTATCAAAAAAATGCGGGTCTATATATTTTCCTGATACTAATTTATCTATTGTAGTATTTTTATAAACTAAAATTTTATTTCCTTCGTAATTTTCACAATTAGGATAATTAATTTTGACAATCAAATATTCACCTAATTGTTCTGTTTTTAAAATTTTATACTTATAGGGATTTGGATTTTTTGTATCTACCAAATAACTTTTCATTACAGCGTTATTTGATGGTAAAGTGGCCGTAGATATTTTTCTAAACAGTCCCATGTCTCTTCTTTCTAAAAGATTGGTCTGAGAGGGGAATTCTGCCATCCCAACTTCTATGTTCCAAACATAGCACTCTACTTTTGAGTTACTCCCAGAGATTATATTTTAAACCAAATAAATATTTTCGTGTTTTTCTCTCTTTATGAGTTTTAATTCTATGACAATTAGCACATCTAACTACACATTTTTCGATTTCTTCTTGAACTCTTTCCCAACTCCATTTAATACTAGTAAGATTACCAATATTATTAGTTTTATTTTCTTGATGGTCAAAATCTAAAGCTCTAATATCAGATTGACCACAATCAATACATTTTTTATTTAATAAAAGTAAACAAATTTTTTCTGTTATATCGTCTATTCTTTTTTTACTTAAAATTAATTTATTTTTTTTCTTTTCTAATGGTCGATTTTGATGATATTTTCTATCGTAGACTTTATCACATTCTATACAATTAGCTTTTTTCCAACCCTTGGATTTATTTTTCCATCTAAATAAAGATTCGTCTTTAATTTGTTTGCAGTTTAAACAAGTTTTCATTTTTGAATAATCTCCTTCTAAAGGAGAAATACTCAATTGATTTGGATTAATAACAATGAGTCCAGGCCAGATGGCTCACCGCTTGCCTACCCCCGATTATACAAAAAACCCCCGGTTTTCACCAGGGGTTCTAAATTCTTTTTTAGACCTTAAGGTTACTTATCGGGCATAACTAACTAACACACCTTGAGGTGCGGGAACGACAACAACCGGGGCCATTGCAACGTTATTAGCAGTTTGCATTTTCGATAAGTTCCTTTCTTCTTTAATCAAATTATGTGGAAAATCCACACTTGTAGCATTATATATCATTGTTGTGGAAAAGACAAGTCTTACTTTGAAATTTTTTTCATTCCTTCAATTTTTTCAAAGTAGTGAATCATTTCTTCTTCTATTTGTTGAATTGTTTGTCCTTTATATCTATTGCATGAATGTTGTTCATCTTCAATAGATATAAAGCTTTTGTTATTCAACCTTTCATCAAAATAAACTTCCCAACTATCTTCATGAGTCCAATTTGGACCTAAATAATCATCTTCTAATGACCAAAGATAGCACCATTCTTCTTTTGAAAGACAGTAACCATCTTCTTGACTTTGATATCTATAATGTTTCAATTAAATACTGCACTCAATTTGCAGTTTGAAATTTTGAATGCCGAATTGTACAGAGTGAATGTTCGGCGGCATCCCTGGGCCTCAACTCTCCCAGTTTGCTAGGTGTTCTTATGTAAACTGTTCGACTCTTGCTCTACAGTAGATTTGTGCTGCCACTACCTTGGCCTGGCATAGTACAGTTTACCCGCCTAACTCATGCTCTTACCCTTCTTTACTAGAAGGAATTTTTTAATTGGCCTCGATGGAGGGATTCGAACCCCCAATGGCCTTGCGGCTCCCTAAACGTTCGTAGCGTTTTGTGCTATCCAGTTACACCACACCGAGATATTTTAACCGAAAAAGCGCCGTTCGGTTTAAGACGACAAGAACCACGGAATTGCACTACGAAGAGAGAACTTCTTACATTCATTCTCTTACCCGCTTGGTGCTTACAATTATATGATACTAAATTAGGAAAGATTTGTCAACTGATGAACTTCCATGTTATAGATAACCCATCGGTTTAAATCTTCCATTCCATCTGGGTCATCTTGGGTAGTTTGACGCCAACCATAATTCGGAATAAATTTTGAATACCATCCTAAAACTTGACATTCAATTACACCGGGCCAAAATCCGGTCCAAACAGCACTCCAAGGCTTATGACCTTTACAACCGCAAACAAGTCTTTGACCGCCACAAACCGTACATCTTTCAATGTCACAGCCTTTATGATGGCGTTCATTTATCTTAACATAACAATCAGGGCAATGCTCTAATTTTTTTGTTACTTTTGCCATTTGTTTCTCTGCTAAAGTGGTCGGCAGGGTGGGACTCGAACCCACGATGTGGTATGCTGCCATGTAAAAGCAGACCGTTCGCCGCTACGGGAACCCGCCGATATACTTTTATAATAGCACAATTTTATTGTTTTGTCAACAATATTGGTTTAGCCCAATTTCCATAAATTTTTTTAGGCAAAAGATTGAAATATTCTATTATTCGGAAATTAGTCGAATCAATCCAGCGTTTTTCTTCGTGGACTTTTATAAATCTTTCGGGTTCTAAACTTTTTTTAAGATATTCTTCTTTAAGAACATCACAAATTAGATTATTATTATGTAATGTTTTACATTTATAACAAAAAGGAGGAGAATCATAGGAATAAGTATAATGGTCACTCATTTAACTTACCTTTTTGCAAAAGACTTCTAACTTTACCTGTCAAACCTGGAGATAATTCTAATGCACCATTTTGCAGAACAATTCTTTTATTATCAGGACTCCGCAATAATATATGGTCACCTTTTCCCATACGCTCTATATCAAATCCTATGTTTTTTAGCATTTTAATTGCTTGTTTTGCTTTCATCAGTAGTATTCTCTTTTTCTAGAACAGGAGAATTGTTTTCTTCTTCTGTAACATTTTTAATTGAAGTTATTTTACAATAAGGATTGACTTTAATTAGTTCTAATTCAACAACTTGTAAGGCATCTAAAACTTTTTTATTATCACCCAACAAAATTTTAACATTTTGTTTTAAAGTATTAAAATTAATTTTACAAGAATTGTACAAAGATTGTTGTCTACCCAACATCCGAATTTTTAATTCTTTCTAATTGTTCTTTTACCGCTTTGACAACAAATTCTTCAAAGGTTTGTTTTGTCTCAATACAAATTTTTAAAACTTCGAAATAAACTTCTCTATCAAGTTCAAAGGTTACCATAACTTTATCATCAGCTTCGCGTCTTGAAGATTTTCTTCTATCTTCTTTTCTAGGTTGGTAAACTTTTTGATTCATTATCTTGATTTAACTCCCGTTTCTGTATGAACTGCTGGGGCTTCAAATACTCTAATAGCATCATAAGAACATTCTGGACATTTTACCATTGGATTCCCGGTGATACTATCTTTAGATAATTGAGAATAATTTGTCATTGACATATTTAATTCAAATACTAATGGTTTTAAATCTTTTTGGTTATAACTACATTCAAAATTTGAGCAACGAAATTTGTAAAACGGCATTTTTTTATTATTCCTCTTCATGATTTTCGCAGCAATCACCGCGACAGGTGCAACCTGTATAATTAAACCAACTTTTTGTTGTATAAAATGGGTCATATAATCGAATTACTTCAGGCATAGTCATAATTTCATCTACATGTTTCATTGTAGAATTTTTACCAAAATTATTATGTGAAGCGCGCCATTGACGAACTACAGCATATATTGCCGCTCTAACATCATCATATAAAGCACCTGAATATAGAATGCGGTCTTTATCTAATGATGTGTTTTCTTTAAATCTTTTTTCTTTAAATTCTTCGCTTAACATATATATGAACCTTTTAAATAAACATAGCAGGTAGAGATTAATCTACCTGCTATGTGATTGTAGTAAATTACTTACTTCTTGGGTTTTTCAGAGTCTGTTCCAGAATTCGTGAGTGATACTTGATTCTTAACAACCTCTGCACCATCTTTAAAAGTCTGCATGATTTGTGGAAGCAAGGTTGCACCCACACCGATGATTCCGGTAAGTGTACGATTTACACCTTGGGCACCATCAAGAACCATGAAGTTTTTAATTGCAGCAAATGGTTGTGCAGCTTCTTTAACAATTTCAGGCATATGTTCTGCAAGAATCTTTTGAATAACAGATTCTTTATTTTCAGCGAATGCTTTACCACTAGCGGCAATACCTTCGGCTTCGGCAAGTACACGCGCTTGAATTGCTTTACCTTCAGCAAGACCTTTGGCTTCAATAGCAGCAGCTTCACCAGCACCACGGGCCTTTGTAGCCTCTGCTTCACCTTCACCAAGAACCCTAGCTGCGGCAGCGCGAGATTCAGCTTCAAGTTTAGTTTGTTGTGCATTTGCTTCAGCAGCAGCAATCGTAGCAACCTTTTGAGCATTTGCCTTAACTGTAACAGCATAGGCTTCTGCATCAGCAGGACGACGAACACTAACTTGAAGTTCTTGTTCTTTACGATTAGCTTCAAGTTCCGTCATTTTAGTTTGTTCAACCATAACGGCTTGTTGCGCTTTAGCAGCCGCTAGAGGGCCTTGTTGTGCTGCTGTTGCTTTCGCAGATTCAATCTCTGCTAAATATGCAGCCTGTTTGACTTCTGAATCTCTAGTAGCAGCGGCCTTTTGAGCAGCAGCCTCTTGTTCAGCAATTGTTGCTGCTTGTTCAGCAGCAGCCTGTGCAATACGAGCATTCTTTTGAACTTCTGCAACATGAGGAGCAGCCATGCTTGCAACATAATTACTAGAATCTTTGATACTAATGATTTGAAGCGAGTTAATAACTAGACCCATCTGTGCAAGTTCATCATCAGCAGCACTTCTTGTCTCACCAGTAAGTTTTTCACGATTTTGAAGAATTTCTTCAATCGTTAAATTACTGATAATTGAACGAAGATGACCGTCAAGAACTGTTTGAATATTGCTATCAATTAAGTCATCTGGTTGACCTAGAAAACGTCGTGCAGCGTTGGCAATAGATTGTGCGCTATCACCAATTTTGTACATACAAACACCTTCAATAGATACACCAATACCCTGCTTAGAAACACAACTTGTAACCAATTTAGCAGTACGGGCTTCTAAAGAAAGTTTACGCACAATTTGAAGGCCAGGAATTACAAATGTGCCACCGCCAGCAACTGATTTGAAATCTAAGTCAGAACCTTTTTTGCCTGCCCCAAAACCTGAAATAATTAAAGCTTCATTCGGTTCTGCGACTTTATACATTGAACGAAGAAGTCCAACGATGAAAAATAATGCTAATAATCCGATACCTACCGGAATTCCATATGTCATAAGTAAACTAGTCAAGATTTATTATTCTTTCGTAGAAGTAGTAGTTTTTGAAACTAAAACAGTCCGTGGAGGAAAAAACTTTGAAATTACAACTTCAGAACCAACAGATATTACTTCGTCAGGATGAGCCGAACGCGCAGAATATGTATCTGTGCCTTCACGTATAGCAACAGTAACTTGACCAAGTGTGTCTGGGCCAATTTTGCCAGTAACTAAAGCAGTACGACCTACAATTTTTGTTTCTTCCGAATTCTGTGATTTAGTATCCATGTTCATATCTTACTTTCTTTTCTAGTGTTGTCAATTATTATTTTGATTATTACCAAGGAATAGGGACTCTCGTTGCAATCCAACCTGCGGGTCTACCATGTAAACCAGCATTATCTTCTAACCAAGAACAACGACGACAAATTGCTGGTTTATACGCAATTTGTTTTCGATTTCCATGTTCATCCCTAAACATAACTAATGCCGTCGAATGGTAGGCACAAACAAGAATACCACATTTGCCACACTTAAAAAGTTTAGGTTTTGTTCGTGTGACAACCATGCCATCTTCAATTAAAGCATCTTCAAATTCTTTTGCCTCTTTAAAACAATACTCTTTTGAACATGGTTTATTTGCTGGTTTCATTATCCAACCTTTAATAACTTATTAATTTCTTTTTGTCTTTCAGCAATTTCACGTTGCTTTTCTATTATAGACAATCTTGCTTGAAGAACTTTTTCTGTTATCAATACAACCTTTGGTTCTTCATATCTTTCGACAATGGTATAATAATGCTCAGGGTCATTTAAAAATGATTGCCCATACATATGAGCAGCATGAGGATTAACACCTTCTGCAATTTCAACTACTGCAATCAAACGTTTATCATATTTTTCATTATAATTTTGATGGAAAACAGCATATTTATGCATGATTAATAATATATTTTCTTTCTTTACCGCAAAAATAGTTATTACATTTAATCGAATCTGGCTTTAAATAATAACCTGATGTGCAATTCTCACAATACCGACGACAATCCTTTTCACCATATATAGAAATTTCTAATTCTTTTGTCCATCCATAACCGTATCCATATTCAGGCAAAATATGATAACAATATTTACATGTTGGCAAATGATTTTTGCGACCCGAAGGTTTAGGAACATGACCTTTAAAAGCACAACGGGTATGTTCTATAAAATAAGAAGCAAACATAGAAGACCTATATTTGCTAGATTTGGGCTTTATTTTAGGCATACCATCACGATTAAATTTACTTGTTCTAAATAATTTTATGCCTTTTGAAGCCCCAGGTATAATTTTTAATAATTTATAAGACATTATAAATTTGGTTTTGATTTGGCTATTTCTAAAGCAGATTCAAAAGAATCAAAAATTTTATCATCTGATACACTATAAATGTTGCCATCTATACTAAGAACATTATATAAATCAGGTTTAGTAACATGGATTTTTATACCTACTATTCTTCCAGATGTAACAATAATATAATCATCTTGAGAATAAGCTATAATTGCAACAGAATCATTTATATTTCGCATTATAATTTTCTTAGATTTAAATTGGCAGAGTGACCGGGACTCGAACCCGGAAGACCTTTTGAGGGGTCGCGCCTTCTTAGCAGGAAGGTGGTTTGACCAATTCACCCATCACTCTATTAATACAGCGTTTTTAATATTTATGTCTTTAAATGAAGATTCAATATAAAAAATCATATTTTCTTCATCAAACCATCCATCTTCAACGGTTGTTACTTTATCTGCTAAATAATATTTTCCAGTCCTGGTAACAATAGTAAAATTTTCGTCAAATTTAGATAATCCCAAAATTAATTCTTTAACTGTCATTTTTATTAAGTACAAAAATGTAATAAAGATTCTTGAACAATAAAAGTTTTATAAGGATATTCTTTGGTCGGAATATTACCATCTAAGTCTTCAACAATATACATGCAGCCCATTCCAGGAAAAGCATAAGATGCAACACCGACAACGCGACCCATTCCTTTAAAACCAGGAATATCTTTATAAATTACTTGAATATTCATTGGGTACATATCAATATTATATCAGAATTACCTAAGAATGTCAATAAATAAACCTTCAACTTTTACATTGAAGGTTTATTATTATTTGGTGGAATATTCGGGGAGCCGCCCCCCGAGTCCTAGAATCTTCGAACTATTTGATTATACAAGCTTCCTGATATTTATTCCCTCAACCAGGACTTGGTTTTGTAGGAAATTTCAGCCTACAATGAGCGCCATTTACGACCTAGCCCTCCGGTCGCCCTTATTCATAAGGGTAATATTCTCGTTTATGGTGCTACAGAGTAGTAACCTCTGAAACGTGAATCGAACCTTCCGTGTGGCCCCACGGATAAGGTAGGGAAACTATGTTTCCCTTAGCCCGTATTACTCTACGAGCCTAGAGAGGTTTTAGGCAGCGACCGCTTCGCGAGCGATGAAGTCGTTGAACCCAGTTACAGAAAAGTCTGCGATTGTTTGTTTGCATTTTTTATAGTAGCCTAATGCTCTACTGCTTGTCTTATAGCCCTTGGTTTTCCAGTCAAAACTGCTATATCCCAAGTTTGCCTTCCAGAGTGTTTATTAGACTTGTTCTGGAAGGACTTACTAAGTCCCGAGTTTACGGGCGTGATAAGAGGGTCAACGCAAGGCGGCTTTTTTTCAGACCGCGACTAGTCTCTTACGACCATATCTATAGTATAATCAATTTCCTCTGTTTTGTCAACAGTTTGATTATTATTGAACTTGAACTGTAAAAAGGTCGGTTGGAAAAAAGTCTGTATCAACGTTATATGGCAACCAAGCATATCCTTCTTGGCCCCAAGCAGTTGACCAATTGTTAATATAATGGAAAGCACCTTTTGAACCATCTAGATTTACAAAGTCATCATCATATCCGGTAATAGACATGCAATGTCCACCAGCAGATGTAAGATTAGAACCAGGTAAACGACCATCACTACCAATCTCCATCCATTCGTTTGCAAAGGATGTTCCGATAGCTAAAGGGCCTTGATGAAATAATGCATTTTTCATATCATCAATGACGGGATTTACCGATACAAAATGTTTTATTTTAAAATCTGTTTTTTCAAGATTTGCTGGAACCCCATGTAAAAACTGACTAAAATCTCCAGCCGGTTCATAAGGAAAATCAGATTCTAAGATGTAATTTAAAGATAATATTTGTAATCCATCAGAAACTTGGGCACCATCATCTTGAGTATCATGAGGGTAAAAATTTTGTTTAATTTCTGAAAAAAGGGCACGTTTTGAAATTAAAAGTTGTTTGTTGTTCTGCTTATTATAAAAGTATTCAAAGACTTTGCCGGTTCCAAATGCAACACATGTACCAAAATTTCCTTGGTCATCAACCGGAGGATATAAAGGAGCATATTCAACTTTTGAAGGAATTGGACCATCTTTTAAAATTAATTTTGGATATTGGTCCCTACGTGGGTCTACTAAAGATTTTAAACCAAGAGCGCGCATTTTATTATTTCCTTTGAGAAAGGTCCAATAAATTTATCTCGTCTCTTCTTCTCTTTTCAAATATCCTCTTCGATACGTACTTTCATCTATGCAAGATATGTGATAACCATGAAGTTCACATTTATAACTATATGCTTTATCTTTACCAAATCGTTTTTCAACAAAAGTATTAGCTTCTTCTTTAGTTTGAAAAGCTTGTTTCCACTTTGAACCTCTAGTTATACAATTTCTAAAAAGTCCATTTAGAATAGTTTTTTTCTTTAAAGCAATAAATTTTTTTGTTATCCTATCAGAACATAATATTCGATTTTTTAGAAAAAATACCACTTCTTCATGAGTAAGGCTTTGATTTGGATATACACGAATACTAAAATCTTCAAGCATATTATTATCTTCTTATAATTATATGGAGGCCGCAATAGGATTCGAACCTACCTTGTCCATCTACAGTTACTAATTTAGGAAATTAGGCTGGTATACGGCCATATATAAGGAGATTATACAATATATGCTATTCAAATTCAAGCCCGATGGAACATCTGCTGGGTTTAGTACCGATGAAGAATTCGATTTAATGGAAAAATATCTTTTAAATATTGGAGAAATTGTTCATCAAATGAGGCCATTTATTATTGTTGAAAAATTTTCCAATTCTTTATATTTTTTGGCAGTTAATGATGGAATACCACATTTATGTTTGCTTTGCAAGACAGAAAAAAATAATTTTGTTGAAATTATTGATGAAGAAAATTTTCAAAATCCAAAATTAATTTTAATGTGTAAAGATTGTCTTGATTTTATGCAAACAACTCTTACAAAAACTTCAAAAGATATTCATGATGAGCATTCAATTCGTCTGCTTGGTTCTTAAATGAAGATGCTGCTTCCATATCTTTAAAAAAGTAAAATGTTTCAGTAACAATTTTTTCATATTTTTCAAGTGCAGCATCATAACTAACAAAAATATTATTTCGGTTAACACCAATGTTTCTATCAATATCAACTAGTGGTGTAACTTTTTGTCTTGTTCTGAAAATATCCAGAATATGGTGATAAATTTTTTCAGTTTTAATAGTGTAAGGATGAAAGTCATCATCAAAATCAAATGTAGATATTTGAACAATTTTGCCCTGGGCTAATGTGATTTCATATCTATAAACGTCATTTAATTTATGAGGTCGATAACTATAAATAAAGTAGGCATTGTCATCAAGTTTATATCCATCAAGTTCAGTTGTTAAACCAGATAAACGTTGAAAAAAACTTAATCTATGTTTTGCCACTATAATTCCTTAAATAATTGGAGCGAGTAGCCGGATTTGAACCGGCACCAAATGCTTGGAAGGCACCCATGCTGAACCGTTAAACACCATACTCGCAAAAATTTTACTTACGGTTAAATGACTCACAATTACATTCTGCTTTTACACATTTTGCTCCTTCAATATGTTTATATTTAGGATGATTACATGTACAAGCAACATGATAAGGTGAGTAAGTTTTTATAATGTGCATTTATTTTTCTCTTCTTCAAGAAAGATTTAATTGGGGTGTTTGACCGTATTCGAAACGGCCCTTTCAGCTTCACAGGCTAACGTGCTAAAACCACTACACTACAAACACCAAGATTCTTACATTTTATCACTTTTCAGTAGTTTTGTCAACTTTTTTTGTTTTTAAATGTGGATATTTTTCTTTGTGTTCCATAAGTTCGAGGTGTCTATGAACAGATTTTAAATTTAAACCTGAATTAGGCTTATAATAAAATTCTTCTATTTTCACACCTTTTAGAGCCATAGCATCTGCTATTTTATTTACAATTTTATCATACCATTCGCCAGTTTTTGGAACATAGTCTAAAGCCAAAAGTAGGTTTGCTATTTCATATGAATCTAATTGTATATCAATTGTGATGTAAACTGTATCTCTTGCCATAGCAACCACCACATTTCTTAAAAAAACTTAAAGTCTTTAATAAGATATACAATTTTTATTTTTGCATAGCAATTAATTGAAATATAACTAATAAAAAGAATATTGGCCAAATAAATACAAACAATAATGCTCCAAAAACTCTTGAAAAAAATGGTCTATTTTTTAGATAGTGAAAATATTCGATTAATTCATTTATATTTTCATATTCATATTTTGTATATTGATTTTCAAATTCTTTTGCTGTTATCGCCAATCCTTCGCCATACTCAGCAAAAAAATAACCAATTAATACACATATTAACCCAATTATTAAATAAATAGCTAAATAGAGATTCATGGAACACTACCAAAATTAAAGAATTTATGTATATTAATATAATCAATTACAAGAGGAGTAAAACTTGTTTCACTCGTCCATAATAAATTACAATATTTCATGCCTAACATGCGACCTATTTTAAAATCTGAAAGTGTAGGAAATCCATATTTTAAATCAGTCATATTTTCACAAATATAATCGTTTACATCTAATTTACCATTAGCAATGGCAATAGGTTCCTTTGAAAAAAAGAAAAAAGGTCGCCACATCTTAAACAGGAAGAAATATTGAAGAATCAAAACGAGGAAGGTCTTTTGTTTTTTCCAGAAGTTGAGACAAGGTTTGAGGGTAAAAATCCCAAACATCTGTTCCCACATTAATGGAATTATGATTATTTATAATCCATTTATCATGTACATGGCCACTTAGAATAACATCTTTTTTAAGAGAAAAACCTGGCTTAACTTTTTCACGAAGATAGTTACGTTTATCATTATTATGACCATATGGAATGTGAGCCATCCATACATTTCGACCATCTATTTTTGCGTATAGTTCTTCAGTAATTGAAGCAAAACCCATTTCAAGGATTGCAGGGTGAACTTCTTTTTTGACAAAGTTACTACAATCATGATTTCCAAGAACTAGATGTTTTGTTCCATTTAGCCTATTAAAATATTCAACAGACTTATATTTATCACCCATAGCAAAATCACCGAGTACATATACAGTATCGGTTGGTCCAACCACTTCATTCCAACGTTGAACCATAATTTCATTCATTTCACCTATTGATTTGAAATGAAGTTCTGGGTTATTTTTTCTTTCTTCATAAGAACCATAACCACGAAAACAAAATTTAATTATATTCTCATGATTGAAGTGATTATCACTAGTAAAGAAGGTTTTTTGAGTTTCCATAACTATTTCTCTATATCATAAAACACATTAAATGTCAAAAATAAGTTTGCCTTGACATGATTTATTAAGATATGTTAATGCATTAACATCGGGATTAAATTTTACATAAAAATCTCCAGATTCATCTTCATTTATGATTACTGCATCTGCCAATTCTTCAAAATCTTCAAATTTAGGTTCTACTGGATGATTTAATTGGGATTCAGAAGGAAATTTTCCGTCTCTTTGATATATACGTCTTGCTCTTGTTTCAACAGAAGTTTTAACAAAAATAACTGCAATACCTAATTCTTTTAAAGCAATAACTTCATTTTTTAATCTACCTGTTAAAACAGGTAAGACACCCCAAGCACTAAGGTCTTGATATTTCCCGAGTGAATACGCAACACCTTGTTCAACAATAGATGGAGTTGTTCCTATTGCTTGCAGTTGACTTCTAAAACGAGCTTTATTATCAACAATATATTTAACGGATTTATTAATTTGTTTGCCTAAATGCTTATAATAATAATCTCCAACATTCCAGACATGATATTCTGTCAAACTTTCATCAAAAGCTTTACGAATACGAGATAAAATAAAATCTTTCCCTGAACCAAGAGGACCAACAAAAATTATGCCTGTGTATTTTTTATTTTCATTCATGCTTCATGTCTTCCGTTTTAATATTATGTGATTGAAAATAATTGACTCCACGGGCAACTCTAAGTTCACTCTTTAAAGTATCTATTTCTCGTCTTAATCTTTCAAGTTCAGCATCTTTGTCAATCATATTTTTACCAAGATTAACGTTTTCTTGCTCTAAGCTTTGCATTTTATTTTTATTTGCTTCAAACTCTAATCGCATTTTATCAACATTTTGTTGAGTATTTACGACAGATTCTTTAAATTCATCATTTTCTGTTGAAAGCTCTTTTAGTTTTTCCCAAATAAATTCACGCATAGAATTAATAGACATTTCATTTACACTTAATGAATTTTCTAAATTAGGTGAAAATAATTTTTTATACATTAAGATAATGTCTAAATATGCGCCAAAAGAAATTAAACCATCTTGAGCATAATAAGTTTCAAATGGTGCATCAGGAAGTTCTGCCACAAAGTCTTCTTCTCCAGAGTTTGATTGCGAACAAATACAAGAATCACACTCATAACATCCTTCACATTTATCACACTCAACATAATTTACACATTCATCGCAACAAGAAATCATAAAATCATTCCTTTTATTAAAGTTTATATAGTCTAATTATATAACGAAGGGGTAAGATTTCCCCTACCCCTTCATTATTAAACAGATACTAAATCTGAATATTTTTCTTTAATTTTACTTATTGCTTGACGAGGGTCAGTTTCATAAGTAGTAATTAAATCAAAAATTCTTTCAGACCATCCACCAATGGTAGCAACTCTTTGTTCAGAATTAAAACTAGATGTATTACCACCTGCAAGATTTACTTCATAAAGAACAGGAACTTTTTTACCAGTTGATTGGCAAAGAACTTTGTATTTTTTCCAAAGTTCGTTTAAATTTGCGCCCCCATATGAATTATAACATTGTGTATCTGTAAAATACATGACTCTATCTACAAAAATTTTGTTTGTAAGCAAGTAATCAAGAATACGCCATGCATCCGTTGACATTCCAACATTTAATTTATCAATATTATTTGCAGTTTCAAGAATATCTTTGCCTTTTTTAGCAACAGCAAATGAACAACCAAATCCACAAATTACATTATCTGGTGCTATTGAACCAGCAATACCAGCCATAATACAAGCGATTTCACGATAAGTTACATTTGATTTGTTATTAAGAGGTTGACTCATAGAACCAGAAAGGTCTGCCGCAACAACGGTACGACCTGAAAGGTGAGGAACATTTTCTACTGCAATATTCATAGCAACACCAAGAGCATTACGTAAACGAGAAATTCCATCGCTAGAATTTACATTACGCCATTTTTCAAATGCTGTTTTTACTGAATCGGAATATCCATAATATGTCATCGTAGAATTCTTATTGTTATCTTCTACACCAAGTTGTTTCATTGCTGTGTAAAAACGGAAAGGCAATTGCTTGCTTTTACGAATTTCTTGCGGATTCACAAGGCGAGGAATTACTAAATCTAAATCTACTTCTTTTTTAAGAAAATTATTAAGATTACGTAATAAAGCCATGTATCCCATATTTGGAATAACTGCTTCCCAAATTTCTTTAGTCGAACCGAATTTAGCAATTACAGTTTCCCAAGTAGCAGATGAATCTCTCATCAAGCGTTGTGCTTCTTCATCAAATTGAGTACGTGAAAGCAAAGCCTTGCGGGCAGTTGCCTTTGGCATTAATTCTGGACTGATTTCATCCTTGATGAAGTATTTGAAAATTGCACTTTGCACATCAGTTTTTGGTTCTGGATGCACAAGACGAACAATATCTTTAAATGTAACTTGCTTATCTTCTTGATTATATTTAAGCAAGCGGTATTCATCAAATGAATTTAAAGCAATGGTCAAAGATTTACGAAGAGGGGAAGGCAATTTGTGATGGCCTTCAACTCCAAGCCAATATGCAACTGCTTCAACAATTTCATCAGCACGACCAAAAATAGCATTTGCATACTTAGATGCATCTACTGGATATGGTGCATTGGCCTTTTTTTGCTTATGCATTGCACGAATACCTTCGATAAATAATACCGTTGGAATACTACGAAGGTATAAATCTTGACGACAATATGCAGCCAATTGGAAAATAAATTCTGGGTCTTGAGCGGAAACCTTTTCAATTAGTTCAAGAATATTTTTGTATTCTTGATTTGCAGAAACATAATATTTATTTCCTTGACCGCCACCTAAAGAAGTTGCAGAAGTTAAATATAATGCAGTACGATTATCAACTTTAAAAGCTTCTCCGCCTGCAAGATTTATCATTTTTGTTCCTGGACCAGCATTTACTGTTTTAGTATTGTATTTCATTCTTTTTTCCTTTATGACAACAAAAAAATCCTTGAGAAATATATTCCCAAGGATTAAATAAAATTTAAACGAATGGAACAACTACAGTTGTGTACCGACTACACTTAATGGACTCGAACCAATATACAAGAAGTATCTGTAATTAACGCAATTTAAATATTATAAAATTTATACTCGGGAGAAGGTAGCGAATACAGCTTTTTTATTCCATATAAGAAGTATCTGTAATCTGTCGCAACCCAAGTTTTTAATTTTTAAAATAAATTTGAGAGAAGAGGGCAAGTACGGGACCGACTTTTGATTTTTACATCTTAAGTCTAAGAATTTTTAGTTCTAGGCTTATTTTACGAGCCTCCACTAACATTTGCACAATGCGTCTCACCACGACTCAGGTGACTAGCCCAATAAAAGATTTTACTCCTTTATTGAGGTGGGACATTAGGTATATGTCAATTAAGAAGTAACCGTACTCTAACGCAACTCAAATTTATTTAGTTTTTTATGGCAGAGATGGCAAGACTTGCACTTGCTTCCGATGGCATTTAAACCACCTGCTTCGTTTCCTTCAGCTTCAACTCTATTAGAGATTATAGACAAGCATACCAATATTTGCAACAATGCTATGTAAAGAAACTGTAAAGTTACCAATTCTGAGGATTAATTGATAATAAATCATTTAAATCTACATCAATTCGTGTTGTTTTTCCAATTGCTTTCCAATTACTACAAAAATCAACATTAACTTGATATCTAATGCCTTCACTAGGATTTGTTGCATAATATCTTAAAATAATTTTACCTTGACATAAGGCACCATTATATCTGAATTTAACTCTTTGACCAATTTTAAATACTGGTTTACGCGAAGCAATATCTAAGAATTCAAAAATTTCTTCTACACTTCTATTATTATTTACTAAACGAGCAACTTCATCGGCTGTTTGTAATATGTCCTGAGAAAATCTTTCTAACAAACTTGTCCCAATAAGTTCATCAGTAAATGAGTATTCATCAAATAAATTAACGAAAAATCTTGCACCAACTTTTTGAAGTAAAGAATTGTCAAAAAATTGACTTGAATCAGACAAAAATCTTTCTAATATAACTTCTCTATTTAGAATATCCGAGAAGTTACTTTGATACTCAGAACTACGATTAATTCTTTGATTTAAGGCAATATTATCTACTAATTCAAAAAATTCTTCTACAAATCTTAGAATAACTGCTTTACTTGCAACAGTATCTGATATTTCTCCGACTTCAAATACTTCCCTAGCAATAAGTAAAACACGCATCAACTCATCCAAAGTTGTAAATGTATTTTCAAGTTGCCTTTTATAAATAGATTCGTTAATTAATTCTTCGGATGATATATACTCTTCTTGCAGTTCTCTAAAAAACGTACTATATGTTGCAAGTGAATCAAAAGTAAAGGGAAGATTATCGTTTAATAACCTTACTTTAGATAAAACTCTAGTTAATAAATCCAATAGAGAAAATGTTTCAGATAGACTTCGCGCCAAAATAGATTCTCTGGAGTTGGAATCTGTTGTTGTAAATGTTTCTGCTAAGTTTGCAATATTTAGAAAAAATCTATTTAGCGAATCACTTGTGTTTAAATTATCAGATAAATTTGAATTATAAACGTAATTTGAATTTGCAGCATCATTAGTTTGCAACAAATCAGAAAAAAATCTATTAAATTCATTAGTAGAAGTTAAGGTATCTGCTATACTTAATAAGTCTTGAAATTGTCTATTTAAAATATTGGAGTTTTGGAGCGAATCACTAGTTAATGATGTATCGGTATTTTCACGATTTAAAAATTGATTTATTTCACTAGAATCATTAGTATTTAAAACATCTGATATTACTCTTAAAAACAAACCGCCTGAACTATTTGTTGAAACATTATCAAAAAAAATAAAACTATCTAAGAATTGACGCGCCAAACTCTGACTTATATTAACAGCATCAGTAAAATTAAATTCTTCTTCGAAAAGTCTTGAAAACAAATTGTTATTGGACAATGAATCACTTATAGGATATGATTCTTCAATATTTCTAGGAATTATTGCATTACTTGTTGTAAAATCAAAAAAACTAAATAAATCTGAAAAATTCCTAAAAACCAGAGACATTTGAGATAAAGAATCATTAAATGCAAAAGTTTCATCAAGATTAAAATTGGCAATTTTATATGAATTTAAAGTATCGACAATTTGATTAAAGAAATCAGAAGTATTTCTTGGAGAAATAAGAGCCCTGCTAATGGAATTAGAAGTTGCAAAATTTTCTAACAAATTTCTAACGAATGAATGTACATAACTTACAGATGCTGCGGTAGAGAATTGTTCATTTATATTCCTAAAGAAAACTAAAGCAGTAGTAATGTCATCTGATTCCAATAGAGTTTCGTTCATGGCCCTATTAATGATTACTTCTCTCAATATACCATCAATAAAATTAAATTGTTCTGAACATTGTCTTTGTAAAAATTGACTTTCAGATAATATATCTAAAAAATTAAAGTTTTCTTGAAGATTTTGATTTGAGATATACTCCCTTGTTAGCAAATCATTTGTTTGGAAAGATTCAACAATTGATTTTGTAAATATATTATAATTATTGACAAAATCAACAAACGCAAAACTGTCTGAATTTGTACGGAAATCTATAATATTTCTTAAAAGAACATCACTAAAGCTAAATGTTTCTTGAAGATTTAAATTAGCAATCTTCGTGCTTTGAAGACTATCGAAAGTTAAAATAGAATCAATTACTGATTTAGAAATAAAGATATTTCTACCGTTATTATCTAACGTTGTAAGAATATCTGTTGGATTACGAGACAAAAATTGCGCCAAAGATAAAATATCAGATGTTGAAAACACCTCATTTGAGGTTCGATTTAAAAATTGAGATATTAAAGTGGAATCATTAAAATTATTAACTAAATCACTATTATTTCTATTAAAAATATTTTGATTATTAAGTGAATCATTAAAATTTAAATTTTGAATATTAAATCTATTTAAAATATTAGCAGAAGAGATAGCATCTGCAAAGTTAGTATTATCTGAATTTAATCTATAAAAAGTCTTAACTGAAGTTACTAAATCTAATGTCGTTAGATTATCAGACATTGTTCTTGAAACAAACTGTTCGGCGCTTATTGAATCTACAAAATTTGTTAATACATCACTTAAAAAAGCGATATGAGTTCCAGAATTACTAAGAACATCATTGAAAGAATAACTTTCACTAAATGTTCTTAGAAGTAATTGAGAAATAGAATTTGAATCCGAAAAACTAAAAGTATCCATAACAGAACGTGGCAAAACTCGACTATACGATGAAGAATCTGTAAAAGAACTTAATCCATCGGTAGTTGACCTAGATAAAAACTGCTGTTCTGTAAAAGATAAAATAGTATTGAATACGTCCGAAGTTTGGCGATTATCAATAATTTGTCTTGTTAAAGAATCTATCTCTATAGATTGGTCGGTTATAGAACGATTTACATTAGTGGAACGATTAATTAAGTCATTAAAAATTAAAACATCAGATTGAAGACGAGCAAAATCTAAAAACCGAGAATTACTATCAGAAAAATTAAAAGAATCTGTGGATGAACGATTATAAAATCGTGATAAATTTTGAATATCAATCGTACTAAAAATTTCTGATTCACTTCTACTGTTATCAACTTGTCTATTTAATGAATCGAAAAAAGAATATATTTCTTGAAAACTACGTGCATAAAACGTATTACGCAAAAGACTATCAGATAAGTTGAATATATCTGATGATGCTCTATTATAATTTGCACTTCTAGCAGAAGAATCAGAAAACAAACTTGAATCTACATTAGTTCTTGAAAAATAAGTTTTTCTTGAATTTGAATCAGAAGTTAAATTAGAATTAGTTAATGTAGACTGAAAAAGTTTACGGTTATACAACAAGAGTAGCGACATTTTTAATTCCCCATTCCTGTTCTTCTTCTAGTTTGATAATTGAAATTTGTATATTCTTCAAAAAATGAAGTTTTAATAAATGTGTTTGGTGAATCCAACCATAAAGCAGTTGTTGTAGTAAAAGCATTATTGGCAAGAACCCAATAAAGCTCTACATATAATAAAGCAGTTGGATAAATGTAAAAAAATTGATTAACAGTTAAATTTGAAGAAAATGTAAAATTATTTGCTGATAAATTTTGTGCTGTTGACGTAAATGTACCGCTTGCATTACCAGCATATTCTGTAACGGTGGTTGTTCCTGGAGTTACAATATAAAATTTTGCTTCAAGATTCCCTGTTTCACCTGTCCAAACTCCACTATTTGAACAAGCAACATAAGCCTGAATTGTCCATGTTCCAGGCCAATATCTCCCTGGTATTGTATTTTCAAATATCCAACCTTTAGAAGTCGGCGAAGTGCTTACAGTTGCAGCAGTTCCATTAGCAGCATTTGCTGGAATAAATTGATATGTTCCACTTGCTGTATTAACAACTTTTGTAGACGAATCACTTGCTGTACCATATGCTAAATTCATCTGTTTTATTGAAGTAACAGGTGTTATAACGGATTCTGTGTTTGTAAGATATAACGTTTGTAAACCAGGCATAATTTATTAACGATAATTTACAGTATATGTAGGTCCGGTTGAGCCGGTTCCAAAAATAGTCAAACCATTTGCAAAAGGAATATCACAAAAAACTGTATATCCTGCCGGGGCATAAGCAGGTATAACAACTAATGGAGTGGTTGTTCCTGCTACTGGAGTTCCATTAGTATCAAAAAGAATACCATAAATGCCTGTACTTGCACTAAAAACAGTAACAGAGATTAATCTGCCGGGACCATTTTTAACAAGAACATTTGCACTAGCTGCGGTAGCATAATAATATGTCGTAGTTGAATCATTGTAAGATAAAACCGAAAGAGAACCATTTGTATTTACAGAAGCTTGATTGCTTCCAGCAGTATCAACTAATTTTACATTTCCAATTGTATTACCACCAGCAGGTATTGATGGCAATGCTGTTACTCCAACAGTACCGATAGCATTTGTACCAGGTGGAATAGGGTCTACAAGAGTTACAATAGAAGAATTACCACTAACAGTAAAATTAACATTGATTGTATTTGAACCAACACTACCTGTTGCGGATTGATTACTAATTCTAAAGTAACTATAACCAGCAACACTTACACGCCCGTTAAATAATACTGACGATACTGTAGAAACATAAGAATTCAAAACACTTGATTCATAAGGAACAATACCTACATAGTTTACTCCATCAACACTTGCTTGAAATTGTAAAATAGCATTTGTACTGTTATTTGTCCAGCTAACACCGATAGTATTAGCACCATTTAAAGGTATAATAATATGGCTTAATTGTGTTCCGGCAAGAATAGTTCCAGTATAGGTAAGGTCGTTATTTAATGTAACATTTCCAATTGAATTAGTTCCAGCAGGCAATGATGTTGTTGAATCTATAGCAACAAGTTGAGCCCCATCAGATGTTACCTTGGCTAATTGAGAACTATTTGTTCCGTCCGCTAATTGTGTGCTTCCAAGGTTATTTGTACCTATAGGAAGACCAGCATCTAAAAATACAGGGGCAGTAGCATGTGAACCGTTAATATAAACTGTAGCACTTCCTGAAGTCCAACTTGTTGCGCGAACACGAAAATATAAAGCCCCGGCAATATTTCCTCTAAAAATTCCACCAACATTAGAGGTTGTTAATAATGTCGTTGTTGAAACACCTACTTGTTTGACTTCAATAGGATAATACGTTAAACTATCTAATGAAACTTCAAATTGAAACGTACCAACAAAACTTCCTTGAATATTAATTAAAGCAGTAGCATGACCAACAGGTTGTATTTGAACAGTAGCGCCTAATGTATTAATTGTTCCCGAAGAATAAATATCAGCAGCATGTATTCTTAATGAACCGTCACTATCAGATAATAGCGTCTGTCCAACTGTACCTGGGGCATTGTTTACGCCTGTTGAAGGAAATGTGCTAGTAGAAATACTACCGATATTATTAGTTCCAACAGGTAATGCAGAATTTAAGAAAACTCCATAAGGTCCTTGACCTAAACGAATTGTAACAGTAACACTTCCGCTAGTTATAGCACTTAATCTTACTCTGAATTGAAGACCAGCAGCATTTCCTCTATACACACCGTTAAGACCTGTTGAATTATATAAAGGACCACTTTCTACACCGGCTAATCTACCCGTAATAGATTGCCAATTAGTACCATCTACTGAACCTTCAAAAGTTACTACGCCAGTCCAAGTTCCAGATAATGATACATTCCAAGCAGTATAACCACCATTTTGATTTACAACAATAGTATCATTTAAATTAACAAGTGTTCCTGTTTGAACATAATCAGAAACAATAGTTCTCATATTACCATATGTATCTGAATAAACGGATACACCAGTAGTTCCTGGAGTAGTTGTAATTACTGCACCGGCTGTAACAGGATATGTTGTGGTAGTTCCTCCAACCTGACCGATATAATCAGTTCCTGGAGGTAAACCTGCATCTAAAAAGACAGCATCTGTACCAATGCTTGCTTTAATATTTATAGTTGCAGGACCAGTTAAAGCAGTTATTGCACGTACTCTAAAAATATTAAACCCAGCAGCATTACCACGCCAATACCCATTTGTACTTGTAACCTGAGTTGAAAGTATAGTGTTTCCACCCATACCACTTTGTCTGCCGCGTAATGGTACAAAATTAATACCATCAATTGATGCTTCAAATTGTACTGTTCCTGTCCAAGTTCCTTGTAATTCAGCAATCCAACTTGATATACCATTTAATGTTAAAGAAACAGTATCATTTAAATTTTGTATAGTTCCTGTCGTAGATAAATCATTTGAAACGATTGCTTGATTAGATGTACTATTGGGAATATTTCTAGTTACTAACCCATAATCAGATGAACTAGGATTTATATTTTCAACAGAAGCCTTACGCCAAGGATAAGTACCATCAGAAATAGCAGATGAATTTTCTGCCGTATCGGACATAGCAACACCATAAGCATAAAGAATTGGCGCTTTTGTTAAAGCAGAAGTTCCATTTAAAATATGAAATCTTATTGGTAGAGTTTGTACAGATGGTAAAACAAACATAAATTCGGCAACTGGAACTTCGATGTTATCTACATAATAAAAAACAACATCTGAACGAATAATAATTGCATATCTATGTGGAAGTCCATCCGTTGGAATAGATAATGGATAAGAACCAACTTTAGTTCCAGATGCATAAACAACTGCATTCATTGTTCCTGTAGTTGTTACTTCAAATCCATATCCATTTTGAACAGGGTTTGTCGCAGAAATAACTGTTGGAGAAGTTCCTGTTCCCCAATAACGATGACAACCTGTAGCTATTGGACTAGATTCTAATTGAACAACTGTTGTATATTCAAGAAAACTACTACCTACATGCACAAAATTTGGTTGCGATGTAACAATAGATTGAGCATTAGCAGTAAGACCAGTTGTTAAACTTAAATCTCCATTATTTTGTGAATATGCACCACCATTAACCACAGTAGGCGTATTCCAACGATTTACAGTATCAAAAGTTGTACCATCAAAAGTATCAGTAAATAAACCTATTGGCTCTCCACTAATACGAGTAGTACCATAAGGATTAACAAGGCCATATATACCAGCAGCAGCACCATTAGGACTAGTTATAGCAACATTTCCAATGGTATTTGTCCCAGCAGGAATCGAAGTAGGAATAGGTCTTACAGTTAAACCAATATCAGTTATAGATGCAGTACCACTTGCAACCTTAGCAATATTGCCATAAGTTGTTGGGTCTGCTATACTCATATTCTGGCGCTCTACATTTAATACTAATGGAACACCTGAAGCATGAGCATATGCAAATTTTGCAGAAAAACTTGAACCAACAATAGAAAGAACATTGACAGATTCTTGTACACCACTTACAAGAGTGTCAACAATTAATGGTGTTCCGATACCAATTCCAGTAATAGATGCAGGCGTTACGGTAAATATACCTGCACCTGTAACTGCTGTGGTTAAGGTAGTTGATATAATGCTTATTTCATTTGTATCAACTACCTTAACTGTTATACTTGCATCACTATTATCTGGGACTGAAACAAAGCCTTCTGGCATTTAATTAGCCCCTATATTCTATAAACCTTTGAAGTAATTCACCTGTAATTGGCTGCTCATTCAGACGAGTAAACTGCTCACGTTCCTCATGTCTCTTTATCCAATTACATCTTACACATAATAATTGAAATTTATTTGTAGTATCTTTTAAAACTTTTTGAAAGTAAGTAGAAGGTACATAAGTTCCGCCAAAAATTTGACTTTTTAATTCTTTTGCACCACCACCATTTATATGGTCAAATTGAAGAACTCGACTATCAGTATCGCCACATTTTATACATTTACCACCATATTTTTCAAAACATTTTTGTTTTAATGAATTATATCGTTTGGTAGTGTCTTCTTGATGGCACTTTTTGCATTGACTACTTAATCCATCATATCTTGCTTTATTATTAAAAAAGAAAGTTTTACGATAAACTAATTTGCAATGACCACATTTTTTGAATAAATTCATATCTTCCATGATAGAATCATATAACAAAAAATATAGAAAGTCAAATTTAACAATTACCTAACATTGATTAATTATTAAATTTGAACACTCCACGTTAAAACTATCTGGTCCCCAGAAGCAAGTGTGGCAGAGGGGGAAAGGTTTGCTTCAACGAACATTGTTCCAGAAGAAGACGCATTAAAAAGAGCAGCACTATTTACTGTAGCGGTTGCTGAAGAAGTAAATGTATGTTGCAATTGATATGAAGCAGGACCGCCCAAGGTTGTTGGTGCTGTATAGTTTTGATATGTTGCTTGTGTTCTTGCAAGTCCAGCATTTGTACCTGAAGTAATTTCTCCGGTAAGTGAAGTATCTGTAAGAGCAGGAGATAATGTTGCCGTTGAAAGGGCCATATAATTTGCTGGTGTACCTGCGGCACTTCCCATAAGTGAAGCTTGCCAGTTTGCTCCGCTATTTACACGACTATTGCATCCTGCGGAAAGTAATTCTCTTGTGCCATCAGCACGAATAATTTCCAAACGAACTTTATTACGTTTACGTGGATGAAGCGTTTCTACTAAAGCGCGTCCGCGAATTACATCATAGGCAACGCTTAAAAAAGTTTTTAGTTTTTCGAACATAAAATTTAAATACTCCTTCAAAATTAAGCCATGATATAATAGTTATGGCCACACAAGTATACTATACTCAAGTGGTTTAATTATTTACCAATTTTGAGGATAAAGTAATTTAAGGTTATTACTGTTAGTGAGTGTCACCTGCGTACTATTACCAAGTGCTGGCCAATCATTACAGAAGCTAACGGCTGCTACAAATTCATTATCTGATTCTGTTTGATAGAGAATTTCAATAATTTCGCCTTGACATTCTGCGCTATTATAAGTGAAAGAAATTCTATCTCCGACATTAAAAGCAAAGAACCAAGCCTTTAAACATAAATCTGTTTTATTATTTTGCATTTAAAATTCCTTCACTAACAACAAGTCCTTGAATTGCCGCTTGATTTAACCCTCTTGTCCATCCAGAACCGTCTCCAGCAACATAAAGACCTTTAATTTCTGTCATACTATTTGAATCAATATTAACTCGATTGCTATAGAATTTAGCTTCAATACCGTATAACAAGGTGTATTTACTTGCAATACCTGGTAAAACTTTGTCCATAGCTTCTAACATTTCTCCGATTGCCAACATTTGACGATAAGGAATAGCAAGAGATAAATCTCCTGGTACTGCATCAAGAGTTGGAACAAGGGCTCCTTCATTTAATCTTTTTTCTGTTGTACGTCTACCTGCTTTAAAATCTCCATATCTTTGAACTAAAACAGAATTACCCGATAAAAGATTGGCCATTCTTGAAACTGATTCTGCATATGCTTGTGGGTTATCGAATGGCGAAGTAAATGTTTTTGTAACAAGTAAAGCAAAATTTGTATTGTTAGATTTCTTGTCGGCATAGGAATGACCATTAACTGTCTTAATTCCGGTATCACGATATTCTTCTATTGCAACAAATCCACTATTACACCAGCAAAATGTGCGAACGGAATCGTCAAATGTTGGTGTTCTATAAAGCATTTTAGGTTCATAAATACCGGCTTTTAAGAGTCCATCTGTAATCTCATTTGGAACTTCGACACGAACACCAATATCAACGCCATTATTTAACATAGGAATATCTAAGCATTGCATGGTTTCACGGAAGAAATGCCCCCCAGAGCGTCCTGTAGCAATAAGAACATTCTTCCCGTCATAATGTTCAAGTTCATAGTCTCCAAATTCTGGGTCACACCAACTATCTTTTTTTTGAACTCTTACTACAAATTCTTCTTCATTTTTATATTTACAGATTTGCTTTACTTCAGCCTCTAATACTACTTCAACACCATTAGATTTAAGATATTCGAGCATATTGTTAGTTGAATCTAACATATTATCTGTGCCCAAATGTCTTATTGGATATGTTTCAAGTTCCATGTGATTTGCTAAGGCTTTAGCTCTTAAAATTTTAGATTCATCAGTTGGAACGAATAACCTTACATCTAAATCAGCATCAGGAGATTTTTGTTGACGTAATTTTTTTTGTTCATTTGTTGGAGAAAAATCAAGCCACATTTGGTCTTGTTTTTCTAATAACTCATGGAAACGCTTTAACCCAATAACGTCGGCTAAGATTCCTCCGACTTTATGAGTCATATTGACCTTACCATCGGAATGTGCCCCAGCCCCTGCCCATCCTTCTGTCACATTTTCGTCTGATTTACCTGTACGAAGAGAACCTTTATCAATCATAAGGATATTTGTATATCCTTTTCTAACTAAATCTATTGCACAGAAAAAACCTGCTGGGCCAGTTCCAATAATGATAAGGTCGTAAATTTTGTTCAATTAAATTAATTCCTTTTGTGCGGTATTCACTTCTTCTATTATTGAAAAAACAGTATCATTTTGTGGTCCAAAATAAAAATTATCCCAAGTTTCAGGACAAATTTCCCTCAATCCGTTGTCACATGTTCTCAAATAATGCATACACTCTCTCCATTGCATTTCTGTTGACCATGAATAATAATTCTTTTCAGTCCAATCCTCAATTTTCTTGTGAAAATTATCTTTTGATAAATCTTCTTTTTTGGACAACTTATCTTTTAAATTTTGATAATCAAAAGTAAATTGATAATTGGGAAAAGATTCACAAACACTATAAGAAGTTACAACAGGATTAACATTATTTTCTCTTAAATGTTTAGAAACTTGATTCCATCCAATAAATCTTTTTTGATTTTGTAAATATTCTTTTTCGCCATCTTCAGGAAAAACACGCAAAATTTTTGATTCGACGCCTTTATCAATAATATCAGCAAGCCAACTTCTGTATTCTCCTTCAACATATGCATGAATCTCGCATTGGCCATGTAATCTGGCATATAGTTTTATGGCATCACCGCCAAGAGCCATTGCTGTATTTAAAACAACTGCAAAAGGATTTACATTTCTATCGTTGACCTTCCAGTTAATATTAAAAAACATTGAATTAAATGGATTAAATGCCATTTTTGCATCTTCTTTGTTGTATTTACGATTATTAGATTCTTCTAAAATTTTAAGCATCGGAGATTTTTCAAAAAAGAACGAATCAAGGTCTGAAACACTATAAGCCAAGTCTGTACACAAATGACCCATATATGCTCTTTCAGAACCATAAACTTCTGATTCTTTATCTAGTGAATGAAAATAAATTCTGCTCATATTTTTGCAATATCCTTTATTGCGCCTTTTGGATTGTCTTTATTCTTTAAGAAAATCATTTGAATTTGTGCCATTGTCATTTGTTTATCTTGAATTATTTTTAAAAGTTCTGTCATTTCTGATTTTCCAGCATTTGGATAAAATCGTTCAAACATTTTTTTAAACTGAAATTTATCTGCATAAGTAAATTCCAACTCATAGTCTATACGACCTGGGCGAATTAATGCTGTATCTAATTTTTCTTTATAATTTGTTGTCATAAATGTGATAATACCAGATTTAGCAACTACGCCATCTAATACATTTAACAAACCAGAAAGGGTTACTTCGCTATCATCACCTTGATAATCTGTTTTATTTTGAATTTCTTCTCTAGATTTAAAAACAGCATCAATATCTTCTAATAATAGAAAAGAACTATGAGGCATTCTCAAAATAAGATTAGTTAATGTAGCATCACTCATATATTTTTCACATAGATTGATAACATACAGATTTTTCTTAAAATTTTGTGCTAAGACTTGAATTAAACTTGATTTTCCTGTTCCAGGCAAACCATATAAAAGATAACCTCTATGATAGGGTATACCTAATTTATGATACCATTCTTCATTAGATTGAAATTCAGTTAAATCATTTATAATATTTTCCATTTCATTTTCTTTTAAAATAACACTTGAAAGTTCACGTTGTGGTAATTCTTTAACCAAACGCCAACTTCCATCAACATTGGCATGAAGTGAAATTTTATCTTCATGTTTTTCTGCATAAGATTTTATTATTTCTTCAAGAAAAGTACGAAGAAATTTCTGATTTCTACCTACACAAACAATCTCGAAACCTTGAACATAACTTTTGTGATTACCAGCATTAGAGGGACGACGATATCTATTCATCCAAATCAATTTACGTTTATGCCAAATAAAATGATTACCCGGAGCAGGTGTCATTTTTAAATTATAAACATTTTGCTTTTTATTAGAAGAATAACTTGTTCCAGGTCTGTTATCATCGTCGTCATCGTCGTCAATATTAGCAGTAACAAGTCTTGTTTTTTTTGAATATTGATGGTCATTTAACCATTCAAGAACAATATTATATAATTCTGTTTCATCAGTAATATCTAAACTAAGAATACATTGACGACGAATACCTTGAAAAATAGCAATAGGAATTTCTTTTATTGCTGCAACAAAACTTCCGCCTGCGATAAAAGAAAATCCTCCAATTACCCAAGGATTTGATTTTATAAATGTTGTTACTGGTGTTATATCAAAACTCATCAATTACTCAAATACACTAAAATGTGCTTTCTCAAAGAAATTCTGTTCTAATTCTTCTCTTGCTTCGTCTACAAAAGAAACTAAATTGGCTGTTTTTGCACAATTATCCTTCAATATACAAAAAGGTAATCTTTTTATTAATTTAATATTTTCTCTTTTAACGATTCTGAAATCAAAAACTATTTCTAGTTTATTCAAATCAGAATAAGAATGATAAATAGTAATTCCAACAGCATTCTTATTATATCGTTGTTGAATTGCTTTATTAAACTTGGGAAGATATTCTAAATCAGAAATACTATTTATTCGGGAAAAAGGCATGGTTAATTAAAAGATAAAGCTTCTTTTTGAACTTTAATTAAAAGATTTTCAATTTTTTGGAAAGGAGGGTCGGTTGGTAATTTTGTTTTTGCAAGTGCTTCATTAAAAAGTCGCAATTCTTCTGCTAATAATCCACCAACAAAAGTATCTTTACCTTCTGAATTTTTACCCATAACAACAATATCTTCAAGTTTATATTTACCAACCTTAACATCAAGTAAAAACTCTCTATCAGGTCGATAGACATTTAGAAAACCTGTTTCTAATGCTTCACGGGCCATTCTATAAATACGAATACTATGACTCATAAATTTAGTATCATAGCCAAATTGTTCTAATAAACTAACTCTACCAGTCTTATTTTTCATCTTTGTAAAGGCAACCTTAACTTGTTGGAAAGCATATCCACCACAAGTATATGCAATGCGTTTAGACATAAATAAATTTTTATTATCTAGAACTTGCTCAAATAAAGGATGTATAAAGTTAACCGTTCTTTTTGGCATCCAAAGCATTTCCATTGCATGAACATTATTTTTTAATGCCAAATTAAAAAGTTTTTGTAGACTGTAATAACAAATATCTTTGCTTTGATTTTCAATTTGTTCAAATCTACCTAAACCAAGCAACATTCTTTCTGGTAAATATACAACTCCACGAATATCAGTATCGCTTGTAGGCGTATCTAATCCATATGCTTTTGAACCAGATATGACTGAATATAAACAATGTTTTTGAATATCAAAAGGCGGATTATCTAAATCAAAAAATTCTGATTCAGATAATTTTCCTAAATCCGGTTTTGTTGTATAATCAATCATTTTAAATGCTCTTTTTTCTCTGCTTTACATTCCCAACAAGGGTCACCATCAGTACATTGAAAAACATACTCATGTTTTTTAGGGTCTAAACGATTTATTGACCATTGTTCTCGAACGGCTTGCGAACCAGTTTGTTGACAATCAGGACAATTATAAACTAATGGACCCAATTTAGAACCAGGAAATTTACTTATCAAGTCATCAATGCCACCAAGCATAGCCTTGGTTGCATCATCAACTTCATCCCAGGGTACTTCCCATGTACCTTTACCATCGCATGTTTCGCACTTATCATCAATATTCATTATCTGAGCCTATATAATCTGCTGAGTTGTTTATCTTCTCTTTTATGTATCCTTCTTCTATTGTATAGTAAACTGTGTTAATTCCACATTCTACTATCATTTTTCTACAAGCACGACACGGCCTGGCATTTTTAATTGCACCGGACATATCTTCTCTATAAACAAACAACTTGCCACCATTTGTTTCTTGGAAACGAAGTCTTTTTAGAACTTTCATTTCAGCATGAAGGCGACAACCCCGACTATTCAATTTATGGCCTGTAGGGTCGGTCTTAAATTGATTGGTGTCAGCAAGAAATAAACCTCCTTTCACAAAACAAGCAGTTACCCGCTTCTTTTTATCAGGAGTATTTTGAAATACTTTTTGAGCCATCTTCAAACCAAAAGGTAAAGTGGCAAGTTCTTCAGAAAACATAATAGCCTACATATATTACAATGTAGGCTATTGTTTTGTCAATTTGTGATTATTTCACAAACTGTTATAATGTTCTGTTTGTTCTTGATTACCGGGAACAGAGAAAATCTCTCTAGTATCAAGTTTAATAGCCCGAAGACTACCGCCCCAAGGACGGTCATTCCCGTAAACACATCCACCATCCAATGAATATACATTGGGATTTCCATGCTTTTCAGAACCTGCATACATTACGCCTGCACTTGGAATATGCCCGTGAAGTATTGTTCCTAAGTGACCTCTATATTCAGTCTGCCAAGGAGGTTGAGTTGCCTCTACCCCACGTACATATTCTTCAAAAGGCCACGTTCTAAGACGCATTAAGAAATTAGAACTTTGCCTTTCGATAGGAAGGTCTGGTGCAACGCCACCGTGGACAATATATCCCTTACCCAAAGCATCTTCAAACGGAAGATATAATGGCATTGATTGAAGAAATAGGCCATACGTTTCCTGCCAACCTTCTCCAAGTTGTTCAACAGTATCTTGAATTTCAGAGTTAATCTTAATCTTGTTTCCCTTGGCAAGACGAGCAATCTTATCTTCATGATTGCCTCTAACCACAGGATAACCATACTTCATAAAGAAGTCTAAAACTTCCTTGGTTTTTGGACCCTTATCTACAAGGTCGCCAACACTTATTAACATATCTCGGTCAACATTAAAATTAACCAATTCTAGTAATTCGATTAGAGAATCGTAGCAACCGTGTACGTCCCCTACAACATATGTATTAATCATTTTTCTTTTCCTTTTTTTATATTACCCTTATATGATAACATATTTAGAAAGAAAAGTCAAACGAGAATTGTTCCTAATATCCTAAATCTTCTAATCCTAGTATAAGATTTAGGATATTCATATGAAGGCCATAATCTAAACGCATAATTATTAAGGATGTGTAATATTCAAAACATCGTTGATGCAAAGATGCGAAATTTTCATGAATATCATCGGGGTCACAGTTAGGACATATAGCATTATAATATGCTTGAAAGTCATCAAAACAACCCATATTTTTAAAAAGAATTACGTTTTTTTAGTTTTTCTAAAGGAATATCGTATGTCTCTCTTGTACTCCAAAGAACTTCTCTTAAACCACCAATTGTTAACATTTCTGATTTTTTATTTAATGTTTTTAACACTTCAATAGCATCTTCTAATGTGTCAACTATTTTGTAAGTTGTTGCATAAAGAAAAGCAGAAGTGCAACTTTTATTATTAAATGCAATTACAGGAATATTTAATATTTTATCTGCATAAAATATTTCTTGTGCGGTTCCAAACGATATATATTCCATATTTGCAATAACTGCATCGCTTCTAAAAATTAAATCTAAATCTATTTCAAAAATTTTATTATGTATTTCTGGTTTAGTCAAATCGGCGGGAACACCAGAGTTAAGTTCTAAATCAACACCATGAGTAATAGGACAAAGACCTGCAAATTTATTTTTTGCAAGTAACTTTAATGCTTCATCGCGCCAATTTGTTGCTCTATCTGCACTAATACCATCTATACGACCGGCTAAATACACGGTTAAAATTTCTTTAGACATATTTACCACCAATGTTTAATTAATACTAATTCTCCAGGTAATGCTCCATTTTTTTTCAACCAAAGATTTACTTTGTTTAAATTATCAGCATTATTTGGAAATTGTTTTTTAAATCCACTTTTTGAATATTCTTCAAACCATTCAATAATGATATTATTTGGATAATATTTTTCAAAAATTTCAAAAGTATTAAAAAATGCCTCTTTTACTTTTTCAGGCATATCTTGACAATCAAAGTATTTTATGGTTTTATATTTCATCAAAATTAAATTCTAATTGATTAGGGTTCTTGAACACTTCAATTATAGATTGTTCATCTGGCCAATCATCAAAATCGCTAAAAGTATTTTCTACAAAAGCAATAAGTTCACTACGAAGAATTTCTTTATCAAGATTAAAATAATTTGTATCTTTTAACCAAAGAACAACATCAGAAGGTGTATAAAAATACATATCTGAAACGATGTAATCTTCTAAATCCCATTTATCAAGTGTATCTAGTTCATGATATTCAACATCATCAGTATCAATATTATTTTCAATAATATATTCTATATAAAATTCTTTACCTTCAATGGCACCAATCTCGGATAACCATTCGCGCGCTAATTTATTTAAATCTTTTAAAGAATATTTTAAAAGACGACTATACGCAAATTCTATAAGTTTCTCATCAGTATCAAATTGCGCCCAATATTTTTCTGACACTTTATAATTGTGCATCATTACTCTTCTTTTCCTTTTGACAATGCAAACAAATCGCTTTCATTGTTGACCAATGAAGCAAATTAGAATGAATAAAACAATTCTTATTATTACAAATCCTGCAAGTAAAAATTATATTACTACAGGATTTAGTGTTTTCAATGCATTTCATTATTTAATTGGTAGGGATAGTCGGATTCGAACCGACATGGGATATAACGCCCGACAGGGTTTAAGCCTGTTGTGTCTGACCAATTTCACCATATCCCCAAATTTCATTATATGATTTCTGGCAATTTTCCAAAACCTAAATATAGGTTGGTATCAAATTCATCTGGTCGAGTTAAAATTCCTGCACACTCTGCATATAGAGTGACTTCTTCGATATTTTGATTTCTCTTACATGGAGAAATCAAAATAGGTCGTGCTAATTCTTCAAGAGTAAGTTCATTTAAATCATCAAGTAAATAATCTAAAGGATAAACAGTAGTTGTATAATCGACTTCTGCAAAAACTTTTATTAAAATTTCTCCGCCATAAATTTTGCCATTTATCAAACGCCAATTAGCCTTATTTCTAACCACACCAATAATTGGATAAAGAATTACAGGACCAGGTATCGTAGAAATATTACCTGCATAACCTTTGCTATAATGTAGTCTAGGATTTTCTTCAAGAATATTTTTTAATTCTTGAAAAGAATTAAGTGGCGTAATTAAATCATCTAACATCAAAGATTTATATTCCCTTAAATTATGGTGGGCAAGGTGGGACTCGAACCCACATGCTTTCGCATATGCTTCTTAGACATACGTGTATACCAGTTCCACCACTTGCCCTTTATTATTATTTACCAACCACCACCACTATCATATGATGAAGACGAACTACTACTACCGCTATCATATGACGAAGAAGACCATGAAGAAGACGACGAATAACTACTATCTGAATATGATGAACCGCTATCATATGATGGACTTGGCGACGAAGACGGCGAAGGTTCTGGTGCCGAATAGTTATTGTAATTATCAACAGGTGCTGGTGGTTCTACAATTACCGTTGTGGTAGGTTGATAACTTGAATCAATAATCTCTTCCATTAACAACATATTCGTTAATTGCGAAGATGTATCATCGTAATACACCGGCTTAGGAGTCGGAAGAGGTCGCTCAATCACAATGGGATGAACATTGTAATTAATTGAATTACTCGCTGTCGATGGTTTTGAATTTGACGAAATATTCTTCGGTTGGGTACTACCTAGTTTAAAAATCTTTTTAATAAAGTTAATCACTTTTTCCTCTTCTTAAAGAATTCAATTTGTGGTGGCCAAAGTGGGACTTGAACCCACACGCCCTTTCGGACAACAGATTTTGAGTCTGCCGCGTCTACCAATTCCGCCATTCGGCCAATTTTATTTAGGTATTAAATCTTTTATTCTTAGAAGCATTTCTTCATCATTTATTTGACATGCTTCTAACCAACAATTTTTACATGAACCATCTAAACTGTGTGCATGTCCACACCAAGGACAACCAAGATTGCAATAATAACAATCTTCCTCTTCACAATTATCGCACAAGGATTCACCATTGTCAATTTTATTAATAAATTCTACAATAATATCTCCATGACAAGATTTAGGCTTACACCAGCATCCCAAAACTTTACCTTTTAAGGTTAAAATTTGTTTCATTAAATCGACATTTTTTAATAAATATTTACGAAAACATTCTACCGCTTCTTCTCGGGTTGCCACTTTATATTCGGCAAGGGTTCCTTCTTCATGAGAATAAGGATTCCCCCACTTACCTTTTTTAGGGTCTTTGCTTCGCCCAATATAAACGTCGTAAGGTTTTATCTTACAATGAACTACCAAATCTTTGTTATCCATATTCTTATTTTAAGGCAAATCTATAACAATTGGTGGATTCACAATGCTATATCTACGGTTCATAGAAGCTGCATTAACAAAGGTAATTTTTGCTTCTACTTTACCGTATCTTTCATGAACATGCCCAAAAACATGAAGTTTAAGATTAGGAAGTTCTTTCAAACGTTTAGCAAGCCAAGCATCACCAATATTTTCACCATATTCAGTTTTATCCATCATCATATATGGCGGGACATGAGTAATTAAAATATCAGTCTCTTCAGGAATAGCTCCCCAAATACGAATTGACTGTTCTTTTCCTCCTGCTGAATATTTTTTAAAATTAAATGCCCAATCTTGATACCAGGGTTGCCAAGGACTACCGTAAAATTTATAACCTTCAATTTCTAAAGGTTGGTCAATTAATACGGTTGCATTAGACAATACAGCCCTTGCAATTGCTTCATCTTTTTGAAAAAGAAAATCATGATTTCCTGGAACAAAAACCACATGTTTATACTTATGTTTAATTTTCCCTAAATGATAATTTGCTTTTGAAATTTCTGGAAGTTGGCCTTTAAATGTTAAATCACCAGCATGTATAAGAACATCTGCTTCTGGCATTTTTAATCCATTAAGTTCAAGTTGATTTAATGAATTGTGAGTATCAGAAATACACACGATTTTTAAAGGCATTATTTTTATTTCCAGATAATAAAAGATTTTTTATGTTTGTTTTTCTTTTTCCAAGATGATTTTAAACCATATCCATCTTTTTTTATTTTCCATTTTAATTTTAATCTTACCATATTAAATCAATTTAACTCCCAGAAGGTGCAACGCTATCAAACATGTCGCCGCCAAGGCTAAACCAAGGGCAAAACCGCTGCCTGTATAATTTTTCTGAACATAATTGTTTTCGTTATAAATATCATCTATGTTTTTTCTTGCCATATTAAATTAAACTTTTTGAATGATAAAAGACCTGATATCAGGTCTTTTAAATATTTGGTAGGATAGGTGGGACTTGAACCCACAGAACCCACGGTCTAAACGTGGTAGATATGCCAATTCTCCTACTATCCCATAGTTATTTGGTGGGACCTGTGGGGGTCGAACCCACATAGAGGTTTCCCTCACGGATTAAGAGTCCGTTGCATAACCGCTCTGCCAAAGTCCCAATATTCAGTTTATTTGCTTCTTGCCTTGCGGGCTCCTGAACAACCTTCGCATTGGCAATTACACTTGCATCTTAGACTTTTTGGATATGGTTTACCGTCGCAACGGCAGACTCTATGATTAGTATTCATATTTACATATTACTCTATTTCAAATATTTTGTCAAGTATCAAACGTAAGGCATCTTGATAAGCATATTATAAAACATTCTATTCCATTTTGCATCTTCAAGAGCGTTATGCTTACTTCCTGCTTGAGGAGGCTTAGGAGGATTACCCTTTAATTCTGATAATAATTTTATATCTCTGGCATACATGGGAAAATGTTTTGGTAAATTTACCATTTTACCAAACAATTGTGCTAAACATACCCAGTCATAAGCTCCGTACCAAGCCCAAAATTCAGGTTCATCATCAACAAATGTTAAAATATCATTCTTAATTTGTTCTCGACTTTTCCAATTTTCAGGTTCGATTGGCTTACCATCTTTAACTAAAAGAGTTAGAACATTTTCAATAACCCAAGGGTCAGCCTTGGTAGGGTCAAATTCTTTACTAATTGCATAGTAAGTACGTCCAATTTCAGAAACAATACCTATACTTACTAGGTCTATAGTTTCTCCATTTTCTATGAATTCGGTATCAAAAAAATATTTCAATTTACATCAATCTTTTTAATTTTATATAAAACCATGAGGACTATAATAGCCCTCTTTTCTCATCTGGACCAAAATTGCTTTAATATCCATATCAGTAATCTTAGGAAGATGAGCGCCCATTAATTTATCTTCAAAACCAAGTTTAATAATTAATCTAACCGCAAATATTTCTTTTAATCTATCAAACATTCTATCCTCTTAAGAATTGGAGCCCCTAGAAGGAATCGAACCTTCATTGCATCATTACCAATGATGTTTCCTAGCCGTTGAAAGATAGAGGCAAAGGAGCCCAATAACGCTTGGGCTGGGCGTACAAATTAAATCTTTGTAATATCTGTGTCGATTATAGAAGTGTTTCCACTATTGTCAAGATAGTTTGCATTAAGTTCTGGTGCTACAGCATTTAACGTGCTGTATGTCGCACCAACCGATGCATTGTATGACATACCACTAGAATAAGCAGAACGTGTTGCTGAAGCACCTTTAAAAGCAGCAGCAGTAACAGTAGGATTAGAAGCAAAATTAAATTTACCTACACCTTGAATACCAATATTCGTAGCAGTTGACCAAGCATCTTGGTTTGCTCCCATATAAAGAAATTCCCAGCCTTGTGCTTCTTTTTCACGAATAAGAGCAGAGACTTGAGAATTATTAAATTCACGACTTGCATTTTCTTGACCATCAGTTATGATGACAAACAAAACTTTAGAAGGTCTATCTTTCATATTTTCAACACTTCTAATTGTTGTTCCAATTGCATCAAGTAACGCAGTAGAACCGCGTGGATGATATAATTCGCGAGTTACATCTGGAATTGATTTAACAGATTTGTTGATATATGGACGTTCAACAACGTTATCAAAAAACGTCAATGACATTGTATCATTGGAACCAGATGGGCCGTTTTTTAATTCATTGATACCGGCAATTGTAGAGTCCCAAACATTTGACATAGAACCTGACATATCTACTAATACTTCGGTATAAAGACCTTCATTAGTAGGCACAACTTCTTCTTCAACGATGGTTGTGACTGTTCGTTTTATTGTTTTTGACATATTTAATTTTCTTTCTAAGACAATAATTACCTTAATTTAACACCTTTCAAAAGGCTGTTTATTTGGCATTTATTTCAGTTAATAATATGTGTCGTTCATATGCTTGAACCACATCTATCGCCGCACCACTTTAACGTCCGTGGGATGACAAGCTCGGGTCCCATCTAGACTACTAGAATATTGTATCTGCTTAATACTCATTATATAACATAATTGGGGCTGGGGGTGGGACTCGAACCCACGTTGTTTGTATACCAGTTTACAAAACTGGCGCTGTCGCCTCTGAGCCACCCCAGCATTATTATTTTGAATGACAACCCCACGCCCGTCATCATTCTTCGTTGGTCGTTTCCCTGTCCCTTGTCACCAACGCCCGTGCAAATTTTAAAATTCTTCTTCGTCTTCTATATAAATGTCTTCTTCGTCTTCATTATCAACGAAATCATCATCATATAAATTATCAAATAAATCTTCGTCTTCGCCGTATTCGTCCATATGTCCTCATAAAATATTTAGAATTAATTAGTGAATCCTATAGGCATTTATATTGTAGTAAAGATTGTTTGTATATAAATCTGTTTAGATTTATTTTATTTTAGGCCATTCTCCGCTGTATTCCAGACAAGCCCAATCAATTCCTATTTCTTGAAAACCTTTTTCTGAAATTAAATAGATATTGTGGTCAACAGGTTTCTTCCATGTTCCGCCTAATAATTGAGAGATTCTATGGATATTTTCCTTTGATTTAAATTCAATTATACCTTTGTAAGCATTTGGATACTGATTCTGAAAATTAAACAATGAAATTTTTGTAGCATTTTCAAATTGACCACTTTCATTTAAGAAAATGACTTCTTCAAATTTTTTAATAAGAAGCGATGCAGCAGCGGCACACTTTGCGGCAGAACCCGAAATTGTATAATTTAAAGTTATACTATTCATCATTAGCAGGCACGTATTTTATTGTGGTTACTTCTTTAGGAACAACTTGACGACAATTTACTACTTCTTGATATTCAAAAGGCATTTCTTCTTGCATTTCGGTTGCAGGCACATTATATGTAGTTTGCCAAAATTTACCGTCGTGCTTAAAAATAAGCTTGTGAACTACCGCCCATCTTGTAGTTGATATTATTTCATCTACAATCACTTTATAATCTTCATTTTCATCTAGTTCTTCCCAAACTAAATTTCGAAGTGTTATAGGGTCAAATTCTTTAGTCATTCTTATACTCCTGGATGTTTATATCTTGATGCTTCTGTATCTATTCTCCAAGGTTCTGAATTTGTATCTTTTAACCATTGATTATATTCTTCTTTGGAATCAATGGTGCCTTTTGGACAATTATGACTTCGTTCATGATACTTACCACAAAATACTTTACCGCAAGTTTCACATTTTGTCAAATTGTTGTTTTTGCGACAAGGAGTGCCATAAGCAATCATTTCGCAAGTTGAATTGCTCACATTAATTCTTCAAATTCTTCGGGTTCAATTCCTTTAACCGTAACATCATAACGAAGATGTTCAAAAATATCTTTAAAAGAAGTTATTGTATCATCAAAAATTCTAAACATGCGACCATTAATAACAACTAAACGAAGTTCTCCACTATAATTATCATAAATAAATTCAACTTTACCCATTTTAAATAATATCGTACTCCGTAACAATTTCTTTTTCAAAAGGAACTACTTGAGAACCTTTAATTATTAGTATTCTATTACCCCAATCTTGGGGGTCAATTCCTCCGTATGGTATATTTTCCAAAGGTTGACCCCACCATTTTTCTTTTAACCCTCTTAAAAGTATAGGTTTACTATATGGTTCTATTCTTACATCGCCATCTTCAGAACAGGATATGACCCAATAATATTCGTTATTCATTTTAATTCCAGACTCTATGACGTTCTGCAACATGTTCTATTCCATCGTATTCTTCGATTATGTAATCAACATCATCAGGAATTTCTATGACTTTCAATTCTGCATACGTACCATTTGCTGATGCACCAAGTTTTTCAACACATTCAACAAGTTTTGGGTCATGTCTTGACAAATTAAAATCGTATCCATATCCATCCCATTCTTTGTTTAAATATTTATATGCTTCTTTGGAAAGACTAAATCCGCCATAACACGTATTAATAACAATTCTCATTCTTTCATCCTTTATCTATTACAACAAATCTATTATCTACTAAGATTGATTCTAGTGTTGGTTTTATATCTTCCCAATTTAAACCCCCATTATTGCAACCAGGTCTTGGCAATATTATGGTCAAATATTGTGTATTAAGATTTGCCCATTCGTAAAGTTCTTTTGCAGAACGTTGAATTAAAGAAATATTTGATTTATTTTTGAAATGGTCTTTAGTAGGAAAAGATACTAATGCAGGTGTTATCCAAAACTGTTGAACTTTATGCCCATAAGTTTTAATAAGCGCACCTAAAATTGTGTCGGAACCACTATACATGTCTCTAATAACTTTTGCAACCCCTGCACCCATTACCGCTTTACCATCCTGTTTGACTACTGCATTCGTTGTCACACAGGTTGCTACATGAGGTTCATTAATTTGAGTTAATATATCTTGATTACGCTCTAACATTAGTATTTCAAAGGAGTTTTAAAAGTTCTAATGTCTAAATCTCCACTAGCAACTTCAAGACCCGCAGCAGTTATTTCAACAGAAGTAAACCCATGCTCTTTTAATAAAGCAGAAATATCCTTAAGGCGTTTATGAACTTCTTCCTGAGAAGAAGCGCCATTAAGAGGATATTTTAAACGAAGTTCGTAAACAGATGTTTCATTTATTTGCATTATTTTTAACTTCTTTTTTTACTTCTATATTATTTTCTTCATCTTCTTCAAAATCTTTTGAAGCATCAAAAATATCAGCCATAAGTTGCATACGTCTATGTTTATCTTTAAATTGATTCATATTTTTTATTGCATCTACAGTTGAATCTGTCATTTGCGCGTAACCTTTATAACTTCATGATAATTAAGAAATTCCTCGGTATCAAATTCTTGTCCTATCCAATCTATTAAATTAGTATTAATATTAAATATATTAGAATATTTATAAAATCCAATAGTAGTATTATTATCTAAATAGTCTAAACTTCTGTATAGAGTAAATTGAGTTACTTTTTCAAAGAATTGAACTGGATAAAATTTGTCTTTAAAGAATTTTATTTCTTCAACAACATTGGGTTCTACACATAAATAATCAGAGTGAAAGCAAGAATTTTTTATAAATGCTAATCTTTGTAATTTAATTGGTCTTAAATCAAACTTTGGAATTTCAACTGGTTTAAAAATTTTACGCGAAAACATATTGCCTTTTTTTATATATTGGAGCAGGTAAGGAGAATCGAACTCCTATTTGAGCATTGGCAATGCCCTGTAATTATCCATTATACGACACCTGCAAATCAAAGACAATATAATTTCTATTATTATCTTATACTAAGAGATTTTTGTTCCTGTTTCTTTAAAATTTTCTTCAGTTAAACACATTCCAGGAACTGCTTTGCCAACAAAATAACCTAAATGCTCATTCCAGTTTTTCTTGCAATGTTTACATATTAACATTTCAGCACGACGAAAAGAAGCCTGAGTAGCATTAGGAACTTTGTCAGTTGTTGTATTACGGTTATATTTTTCTTGAGATTGAGGCAAGGCTTCAAATTTTGTCATGATAATCTATTTCTCCTAAATATTCGCTATTTGGATTTAAACGATAAATTTTGATAGCATTAATCATTATATCGTCCCTAAAAACATTATTTAAAATTTTAATTAATTCTTCTCTTGATTCTATAAATCGTTCATCAATACCATAATCACCCATTCCGGCATAATATTCATAAACAACTTTGTATTTCATACCTGTATCTCTTTTAAATATTTTCCAAGAGCAGGAGATAAATTACCTTCATCAATTAAACCTTTTGCACAAAACTCACAAGTAGGTAAAAGCGTTCCCTCTTTAATTCCAAAATCATAATGCATAAACGCCAAACAAACCATGCGAGCAACGCCACGGCATTTGTCACAACAATGGTCATATCCGGGCAAACCATTTGGATATTTCATTATGTGGGCTGTCTTATCAGCAGAAAAAACTGCTGTTACTTTATCACCAGGTTTGAATCTCATCATAAATTATTTATCTCCATAATAAGATTTTAAAACATCTTCTAGAGTTGTCATTATTCCTGATAATTTTAAAGATTCTGCTACCATAGAAGCAATAGCAAAAGATTCACGCTTTGCTGTACGTGGTGATGGATTTTTAATTCGAGCAGCAACTTCTTTTACTAATTGTTTATTAATCATGATTTCTTTTTAAAAAAGAACTGGAGGGGAAGGACTCGAACCTTCATCCCGCTCGCGATAAAACGGTACATTACCTCTATGCTACCACTCCAATGATTGGTCCGGGTTGGGGCGCTCGAATCCCCGTCTCGTCCTCTTCAGGGACACGCTTGAACCGTCTCAGCTAAACCCGGTCGATGTTTGATATTTAAAAAATTTGGCTGGAGAAGAAGGCATCGAACCTTCGCATTTCCTCGTTCAAAGCGAGGTGCCTTACCAACTTGGCCATTCTCCAATAAAACTGGTTCCCTCGCATGGACTCGAACCACGATAGCGAGAACCAAAATCTCGCGTCCTACCAATTAGACGACAAGGGATTAAATCGCTGCCTTAAATCGACTCGAACGATTACAAAGATGTTCAGAGCATCTTATGCTACCATTACATCATAAGGCATAAAGTAATTCATCTTCATCTAAATTAAACCAATCTTTAATAGATTCAATTTGTTCCGAAGTTGCTCGACTATAATCATCTACTTCAATACCAAGTTTTCCCATGAATCCATTAAAATATTCACCACGCCAACTTGCATCACTTAAATACCAAGCAGCAACTATCTTACCATCAATAAAAACTGCTTCTATTTCACTTGGATTATCTGTATAAACAATTTGAATTTTTTGCATTCTCTTCTCTTTTCTTAATCTAAAATTTGGTAGCCCAGAGCGGTTCCGACCCGCCTTCTACTGAGTGAAAATCAGCAATCCTAGCCACTAGACGACTGGGCCATAACGAGTATTTTTGTTTTACTGTCCTTGGAAACATCCTTAATCAGAAAGTCTTTCTCCACGACGACGAACGCAGTATACCCAAACTGCAAGATTTTAATTTTTTAAATTTTGTTTTTCTATATATCTTTGATATTTATACCAATTACCTTCTTTGGCAGTTTTTATTCTGTGGCATTTTAAACATAATACTTGACATTTTTCTATTTCTTTAAGAATTTTATCAAAATTTACTTTAATTGAAACTAAAACTGAAATATTTGCTATTTTATCATTTGTTCCAGTACAATGGTCAAAATCCAAAAATAATGGTTCAGATTCGCCACATTTTACACATGGATGCTCAATTAAATAATCATAAAGTAATTTATTGGTTTCACTATAATATTTTTCGCGGCGAATTTTTTCTTTATCTTGATAATATTTTTTATTATTTTGATAGTGTTTTTTACTTAAAATTTTTTGACAATCTTTACAACGAGAACTACGTCTAGCACCTACTTTAGCCCAAGGGAATAATTCAATTTCTTTTTCTATTTTACATACTCTACATTTCATTATTTTGTACCTCTGAAATGTATAGTATGTAAGTTAGTTTGAATTTATAATAATTTTCGAACTGAATAAATTGGCTCCTTCTCACGGACTTGAACCGCGATTATCTGGGTAACAACCAGACGTCCTACCATTGAACGAAGAAGGAATAATTGGCTCCTCTACCTGGGGTCGAACCAGGAACCCTCTGATTAACAGTCAGATGCAACTACCAATTGTGCTATAGAGGAATAAATTTTTTTGGGGCCGAACCCCAGAATTGAACTGAGATTCTCTGATTACGAAACAGATGTAATAGCCATTATACTAGTTCGGCATACTATGGGCAACAAGTTTTTAAAATATTTTGAGCGAAGGTAGCGAACAAAGTGTTTAGGATTTTACCGATTAAAGTACCGAAATCGTTAGATTCCGACCGGGACTCGAACCCGGATTCCTCGTTTTACAGACGAAGTAACTTTATTCTAGCGCAACTCAAAATATTATTAAAATGGTGGAAGTAGAAGGACTCGAACCTCCGAGGCGCTTTCGCGCGTCTGATTTACAGTCAGATGCAATCGCCGCTATGCGATACTTCCATAAATTAAATTGGAGGCAACAGTTGGATTCGAACCAACGCATGAAGGTTTTGCAGACCTTCGCCTTTATCCCCTTGGCTATGTTGCCATATTCCAAATTATATGTATTTTGGTCCCCTCGGAAAGAATCGAACTTTCATCTACTCATTATCAGTAAGTTGCTTTAGACCATTAAGCGACAAGGGGATGGCGACTCTACGGGGTTCCGACCCCCGACCTAAAGCGTGACAAGCTTTTATGCAGACCACTACACTATAGAGCCAAAAATAAATCTTATTCAGTTTTCAAAGTTCTATTAAACAAAAAGGACCGAGATTTTTACTATCTCAGTCCTTGACTCTTTTTAGGCTTTTTCGGTTTTATTAAGCCGGTACAGCCCTTGCGGAATTGAAGTCTGAGATAATCGGAAAAAATTGGGTATCGAACTGATTATCGTTCGTACCTTGATAATTGATGCATTCATTAATACAAGCAATGTTCAACATTTTGATTATCTCCTTCCCTCAATATTTAAAAAATTGGTTGCGTAGCCGTGGATTTGCGCCAGTTTGATGAGCTTATGAGACTCACGCGATACTAAACCGCCCGCTCGCATTTATAGTATATGCCATTTTTTTAGTTTTGTCAACATTCGTTCAAAAAAATTTTTGAGAGTGTTTTCCAACAAATTAAAAACCCAGCGAACATAAGTCACGCTGGGGTTATTTAATACGACCGCAAAATGTTCACTATTTCTTGGTCAGCCCGGCAAAACGACAAGTGACTGTCATACCCAGGCGGGTGTCCCTACAACGGGTCCTATTGAAAGTATAGTCTATTAAAATAGATTTGTCAACAATTTTATCGACTATTACCGAAGAAGTAGGGTAGGAGATTCCGAATTGCTTACAAGACGCCCAGAAGCATCGAAAGTTCCATTTTGGTTAGCATAACCAAGATATTGACCTCGGTCACCGTACACACTAGTTTCGCCATTTGATTTGATGAGGCGTCCAATAACTTCATTAGAACGACCCCGAATTATTTCTTCCATGACTCTATATTACATTTGCGGGTCAGTCTTTGCAAGTGCCATTAAAATGGCACTTAGACTTTTAGCATTCAAAATTTGCTCGACTTTACCTACAAGAGGATGGTCAGCAGGAGCAACCTTTGCTAATTTTTGAAGAGAAAAAATCATTGAAATAAGATAAAATTTTACTTCTTCCATTATATTTTCAGATTGAATATCTTGAGCTTTTTTAAGCACTTTAGAAGCATCTTTTAGCCAAGTGAGAGGTGCAGAAAGCTGAAGGTCATTATCCATCATTGGTTCTATTTCTGCTTCACAATTTTGCATTAAAACTTTAACATGGTCTAAACGTGGGTCTGGAATTTCATTTTCTTCAAATGTTTCAGGAAGTTCTACATCTATAGATAGCGGGTCAATATCAAAAAGAGGTTCAATTTTTTTGTATTGATACATAAAATCAGCATCTAATCTTTTGGCAATTTTAGGTTCAGTTAAACTCATATTTTTAATAATGAAAACAAATTTTCTTACTATAAGACGCCCAAGACGTTGAACATCTTGAAGATTATTACATTGTAAAAGTCTATCAAAAAGACCAGGATTGATGGAAAGACGACGTTCAAGACGAACATTTGTAACATCATCTAATTCATATTTATCTGCTAATTTTTTTAATCCTTGAACTAATTGAATTCCAGCGTCCGTAAAAGCATATCCATTAAATAATTTTGCGGCAATATTTCTTTTATCTGAATTTGCTTTCCAATTTTTATAATGAACTTTTCCAGAATCTTCTTTCGGAACATTTTGTAATTCTTCTGGTGTTAAAGAATCAATTTTTTTGCCACGTAAAGTTTTAGGCAACCAAATCACATGGTCGGATTTTCTTAAAAAGAATGGCATACCCAAACTTGAATCAACCCAAAACCCTTGTACAGGACCAGAGCCGTCATCTAAATTTACAACATTTGCCCATAAAGGGGTTGATGCAATTTTTTTAATTTTATTTGCAAAAAACAACATACTAAAAAAGCCTCATAAAATAAGTTTGCATAATTAAGTACGCAATTTGTTTTACTTTGTCTTGGTTGAGTTAGGGAAATATGCTTTAATAACTTCCATAACAACTTTACTTCTGCGACAATCTTCAATAGTAAATTCAGTTACACTAAAATTTTCTTTACCTTGAAATTTTAAAACTGCATCATTTAATCCGCTTTCACTAGGATTTTTTAAATCAACCTGGCCAGTATCACCACAAAAAATCATTTTAGACCCTTCACAAATTCTTGTTAATAACAAATAAAATGATTTTTTGTCTAAGTTTTCGGCTTCATCTATTATTACATATGAGTTTTCAAAATTCATTCCTCTCATAAATGTAATAGCACCAATTGATATTTTTCCTGAATCAAGCAAATCATCTGCCAAAACTTTTGGTAGTAATTTATATATCATATCATAAATATGTTTTAAATATACTCCAAGTTTTTCTTCTTCATTTCCAGGTTGGAATCCGATAGAAGGACCTGCTTCAACCATTGGTCTAGTTATTACAACTCGTTCACATTTTTGTTCAACTAATGCTTTAAGAGCAGTTGCTAATGCTAAATACGTTTTTCCTGAACCTGGTATACCTATTCCGAATGAAACAACATTTCTTTCTATATTTTTTACAAACTTCTCTTGATTTATTGTTTGGGCTTCAAATTGTACCGTTCTTATGGTTGGAATTCTTCTAGGTGTTTGAGAAGATTGTTTTTTTGGCATATACATTGCTCTCCATCATAAATAGTGTTTTTCAAACAAAAAGCCACCCATTATTATTACAAATGGTTGGCTTTTTTGTAGGGAAAATTTCCGAGAAATTTCTTCATGTCAATAGAGTACGCGATTCGACATGAAAAGAAGTCAGAAAATAACTAAATTTATTTATATAAATACCTTTCAAATAAATCTCTATTTTCTTCAGCAGTAAAAAGAGGTGTTTCAGGTTCTACAATCCAACGCGACCGAGTAACTATAACATTTTCTTGCTTACGCTTATCATAGGCTTCCCCTTCAAAATATTCTTTCACAATTAAAGAACCACGTTTTTCAGAAGAAGAATAATCATTAAAATTAATACCTTTCTGAAAAAGCATTTCATTTAAATCAGACCACTTCTTTTTATTAAGTTCTTTATGAGAATAAACAGATTGTGCGGCCATTTGAATAGAATTTCTTGTTGCATCTTTTTGTCTCCAAATAAGATAATTAAGAACTTCTACCTTTTCTGGAATAGTAAATACTCTAGCATCAAAAAATGCTGGACCACCTTCAAAATTACGGGCTTGTCTAAAAGCATTGAAGAATGCAGTAGCCATACTTGCAGATACTGAACAAATTTTTTGAATATTACCTTTAAAAAAGGATTCAGTTTCTTTTTCTTTATAATCACATAAAACAAGAGATATTTCATCAGATTGCGTATAACCAAGAACAACGCCCTGAATATTCTCACAAAGTCGAATTGTGGTTTTTTGCATATCTTCAATCAAACCAGCATCAAATGGTCTTGCTAATTTTTTTGTATACGTATGAAAAGATTTTCCATCTAACCGAATAATTGTATGAGTTCGCCGAGGCAAGTAATGCCGCGTCACATCTTCATAATATGTTTTCATTCGGTCGCCAAGCGAGTCATTCATTATATTTTTCTTTATACTGTTTTTGTGTTAAAAAACATTCTGGAGTAAAAAATTCATTGTCTTTTTCATTATTTTCAATAATGTTAATTAACATACCATTTTTAAACAAAGCAATGTATTCTTTGTATTCATAAGGTTCATCATTTTCTGTAGTATAATATCCATCCGAATTACAACTATCTAAATTTGAACCGTAAAAACAAACAGCACCTGTGTAAAGGTAGGGTTCCAAGCCATCAAATACTTGAATCTTTGAACCCATTAAGCGTGTCCAAGTTTTAATTGTTTCGTTATCAGAATTCCATTCGGGTGTATTAAATTTAGGACGTTCTTCTTCAGGAACTTCTTCAAAATGAAATTTGTGTTCTAAAAGTTGACCTGATTCAGTAATAGTAAAAGTATTCATAAAAGAATTTAAGTCTTTAGTTGTAAACTTAATACTCCCTTTATATGAATCAGGTAAAGGATAATCACAAATTACATAATCAAATAAACCCATGTTATTCCTCTACTTCCGATAGTGGATAGATTTTCTTCAACATTACTGTTGCTTTAACATTTTCTTCAAAGAATTGTTCTAAATTAGGATTTTTGGCTTCTGCTAACCATTTGCGAATAGCAAAGAATAGCGGATTGTATGGATAAGCGCCATCTTTTAAGATGTATAAAGCAAAATCTTTTTGTAATTCGAAAGAAGGTAATTCTTGATATTCTTTTAAAACATTTTGTTTTTCGATTTCAAGATTTGCTAACCAATTTTCATATACATCAAAATGAGCCTTATATGCCATTTCTAATTCTTCATTCATTGAAGGGCTTTCGTACAAATATGCACGAAGTTGTTCCCAATTTGAAAAGTTATTTTCTTCCATGATTGAGACTAAATTCTTCAAAGTGCAAAATTTTGCAAGTCGAAGCATTTGTAAATAATAAGCATTTTTAACTTTAAGACGATATACAGGTTCTGCTTCAGAGTTTACAAATATAACAACAGAACCTTCTACATCCGTTTCGTTCCATTTTTTAAGTAGTTTTTCAACTAAAGAAGAAAATTCAGAAACAGGCGCATATTGGTCAAACCAATATTCAACATAATTTAACCCAATTATATTTGCCCAAGATGCTACCCATTCACGCGAAAATTCATAGCAGTTATTTTCTAAATCAAATACTGACAGAAGAATAAGGTCTTTTCTTTGTCCATAATCCGTAAGAATTTTGGAATCAGGATGAATCATTTCAAAAATACAAGAGTATTTCTTTACAAATTCCTCATCCAAAAGAATTGGATATTTTTCTTCTGCAATTGAACGAGCCATTGCGCCATAATCAAGATTAGACGTTTCTTCAATATCAGAAACAACAAGCAAGGTTCCGCGCGTAGCAAATTCAACTCTATTTGTTGCAGCATTGAAATAAGGACGAATATTTACTCCATCCTCTTTCTTAGCAAATAACACACTCATAGAATCGTCATTTAAGTATTCAAGATGCTTTTGTTTTTCAGCAGGTTCGCCATAGTTATAGAATTTAGGAAAACATGCCGCTATAACCGAATGTGCGCTTCCTAATACTTCGTGAACAATCAAGCCTTTAAGATGTTCTTGTTCAGGAAACGAATATCCATCAAAAAGTAAACCTTTTGAACCATTGAAAAGCGTAATATTTTGCACATTATCTATAGAAGCGCGACGAATATTAACTCCTGTATCTTCGCCAAAGCGTTCTTTTACAAGAGCCCAATTTGCTGCTTCTAAGAATTTTTGAGAATTACTCTTAAGTTGTGTGTTCATTTCCGTCATCATGTGGATACTTGAATGTTAATGGGTCTATCGGGAGAACCATTGTACCACATTTTTGACATTTTTGCAAACCTTCATTATCTGGTTCGCCATTTTCTCCCAGGTCATTGAAACAACTAGGACAAATCAATTTTTTAAAGCCACAATCTTCTGCTTCAATTCTGACAGTATACCTATAGTTTTTACGCCAATCAACTTCTCTAGGTATATAAAAAGCAAGCTCTTTTGGTGGCGTACCATACTCTGAAACCTGGCGAGTATAAACATTTTTACCATCTTTTTTACGATTAAAGAAAATCAATAAAGTTGCCAAGTCATGAGGCCATATTTTGGCATCTGGAAATTGCAGATGATATTCATTTTCATTTTTTATTTGTATAATTTCAGCTTCGGAACCTGCGGGATATAAAATTGTTTTGCCAGTTTTATCTTCAAGGTCAAGAGCATCTTGTTTTAAAACTAATATATCGCCAACTAAAAAATCCATTTATATTTTCCCTAAGAAATCATCATAAAATAAATTATATGATTCTGTATCTATTCTATAGGTATAACCTTTAGTAAAGGGAATACCTCTTTTTAAGCCTAAAATAGTTATTTCTTTTGCACCTATACAAAAAGCAAAATTAGATGCAGCAAGATATGCACCCACTCTATTTTGTTCTCCACAGGTATAAACATCCATTGAAGCATATCCTATCTCAGGAAATAAATGACAACTTAAATGACTTTCTTGCAAAATAGCTACAGAGCTAATGCCTTGAGGGTCAAATTTATGAGTCTTTATTAGCAAAGGACTTAAATTTCCTTTTTGCACAGATTCCAACATCATCACTTCAAGCGTTTCGTTAGAATCAAATGAATGTATATTTACGCATTGTGATAATTCAAGAATCACATGAGTTCCAAAAGCTTCCAATTTAACATAAAATCCTTTAAGAAGACGAACAAATTATTATAATACCATAAAAGTTAAATATTGTCAACATTTAATCAGATGAAAATAATTTTGCAACAGTTTTTTTAGATATCTCGCGAACATCTTTATCTGAGTAATATTTAAACAATAATTGCTTAATTTCTTCAATTATATCATCTAATTGATATTTAAGGATACATAAAGCATCAATTATTTCATGTTTAATATCTATAGATTGTTCAAATCTTGGATTGCCAATATAATTTTGAAGTATATCAATTTTTGAGTAAATATCAATAGAATGATTCTCCAAAATTGAACGAATCAAAATTTTGATATTTGTATCTCTTTCCTCAGAAGATTTTTTAGCAAAATATCTTCTAAGAGCCTGTATAATTTCCATACTCGAACATAAAGCTAAAATTTTAACAGCCCGACTCATACCATTATGGTGCGGTTTAGCAGTTTCTAAAACAGTTTCTATTCCTGCTCTTACAGCAGTTTGAAACCGAAATAGTTCGGCAGCAACATGTTCGGCATAAATATCAGCATCGGCAGATTTTAGTTTAAAAAATTCATCTAAATCTTCTAATTGTCTTAACATATTTGACTCTCATTTTGTATCAATTGCATATTCTTATTATATAACCAGAATTGATACATAAAGGGTATAATTATGAGCAATCCACTTACAGACCTTCGCATGATTGGTGCTATTTTAAAAGATATTTCTAATTTTGAAGATAATAAACCAATCGTTGTTCAAATTCCAACAATGACTACAACAGCTAATTTATCTGCCTATGGTCTTGGAGACGTTTCTATTACTGAAGGCGGAACTACTATTACTATTCAAAAATTAAATTAGGATTTTTAAAATGATTTTAACATGTCATTGGAGCGTTACTCCACCAACAAGACAGAGAGATTATCATATTGAATTTGCTTTAACAGGCAATCTTTCAAGTGAATATATCGCCTCTCTTGGAACTGTAACCGACCCCTCAAAAATTGATTGGAAAACTCTTAAAAACGCATTCACAATTTATAAAAACAACAACTTAACTGATGTTACGACATACGGAACATGGCACCTTAATTCTGACCCCCGTGATGGAAGCGCAAACGTTGAAATCGCTGCTCTTACGATGGATGGTTCAGATGTAACTACTACAGGTTCTTGGGGTCCAAATCCTTATACTTTTGCACATGCATGGATTCATGCCGGAATTGTAGCAAGAGTTTGTAAAATAAAAAATATTGAAGCAAACGGTTCATTTAATGTTTCTGTAGAACCATCTGTTTTAATAAATGGACCTATTTATATTGTTTCAACTCACGGTGAACGCGCACTTCAAACAAATGACGATGGAGAAGATACCGTTCCTCAAAGAGGATATGGAATCTTTTCAGGAGATTCTTCTTGTCGCTGGGACATTGCATGTTTAGACCCAAGTCAAAATCATTTATTAAATGATGCAACAACAGCAATTGCTTCCGTTCATTCATCTGCGGCATGGATTCGTAATATGGCTCATCTCATTAAAGCTGATGCTTCCTTAATAAGTGACCTATGGGCTCTTGACCAAGACCCAACATAAAAAGCGCCTATTGGTTGACTCATAAACAATAAAGGAACCTGTTTTTAGGTTCCTTTATTTTAAAAAATACCGTTTGTTTTATCAATCCAAGATATTTCTAATTTTGGAATTTTTGTATTTACATCTATTTCAATCTTAATTGATTGAACCATATGCCAAACTTTCCATTCATTATCTTTTGGGTCATAAACTTCGACAATATAATTGTCCGATGTTGGAATCACTATATTGTCTTTATTTATATTTGGACCTTTATACTTTATTCTTACTGAAGCACCTTCAAATTGAAACGGTAATTCAGAAAGCTCAACGGTTTTTCTCACTAAGTCCATTTTATGAAGTTTTTTTAGACTTAGGCGTTAAAGTTAACAATTTGGCTTGAAGTGCCGAAACTTGAGCATTTGCAACTGCGGCTTGTTCTTGTGCAAGTTGTGCTTGCAATTGTGCTTGAACTTTTTGTAAAGCAGAAACAACAAGTGGTACAATCATAGAGCCATATACAGCTAATGCTGGAGGCAATAAGGTAGAAAAGTTTGCATTTGTTAACCAAGCAATTAATGCTGGAATTAATGCGACTCCTGCGCCTAATGCAGCTAAAATTCCAACATGAACAAGAACTGCTTTGATTTGGTCCGAAGTTGTATTCGTTGGAGTAGTTGCTCCACTTGTAGGAGCAGTTGGTGTATTTACTGACATAAATTTTTATTCCTTACTAAAATAATCTAATTCGTTTGGTGGATGAAGTGCATCAAAATATACTGGCGTATTTTTTAATATAGGATTTACAGCCGTTCTAATCTCTTCTTCTGCCTTCCTCACTTTATATGATAGTTCATTTGCATTTTGTTCTATATCATTAATAAAAGAAAAAGATTCATTTAAATCTATGTTAGACAAAGTTTCCCAAAAATCTCTTAATATATATGACATATTAACCAATTGATTTTCAGAATTTTCTATTTTACCTAAATTTTCTTGTAAATCCTGAATAAGATTAGCCATTTGAAGACGCAAATCGTACAATTCATATACCGTAGATAAAATTTTGTCTATATCTTGTTTTTGCATTTAATTAAAAATTATAAGTATTTGGGTCGTCTAAAGTATCAACATTAACTTTAACACGCTTAAACTTACCTTCTTTTTCGGGGTCTTTTTTATAGAAATGAGGTAAGTAATTTCGACAATAACATAATAAGCGATTTAGCACAGCTTTACCTAAATAAACAGGAAAAAATACATTTCTAGTATCATCAAAATTTTTAATTGAATTCCATAATGCCCAATCTGCTTCTTGTTCTAAATCATCAAATTCAACAGATTTATTATGCATATTATGCACCAAACGAATATATCTCCACATTAATGGACGATATTTTTTCTTTAATAAATCAAAATTATCCATAGTTATTGGAATCTCTGAAACAACATGCAAGGGTTGTTGAGGTTCCTTTGCAATAATTTCTTCAACCATTTCCTGAGTCTTTGAGTCTAATTCATCTATTATAAGTGGGTTTGCGCTTTCGGAAGTAGTAGTTTCTATAATTTCCATAAATCACCATCTTGTTTACAACGAAAAAACGTCGCTATCATTTAATATAAATTTAATAATTTCTTCTCTTTCTTCTTCTCGGCTCAAATTAATAACTGGGATACCAAGACCTTTGGCTATCTTCATTCCATGTCCTGTTCCACCACCCCAAGACTTTAATCTACTTGGCATAGCGATAACTAAATCCGAAGCAAGAACAATTCCAGCATTACGATTAAACAGTTTTTGTGCATATTTCGGCAAGAAATTGTATCGCGGATGATACATTTCAGCAATTCCAGACCAATCAGGAAAATCTTCTTGATAATGTAAAATATTTCCATCTACTATGAATTTAGAATTATGCTTATTATCACTTAAATATAAGTGAACCAAAGATGGATTAACATTATTTGCTCCAGTTGCATACAAATTATCACAACCTTTAGCGTTTCCACTATGAACAAACTTATTTTGTTTTGCTATCCAATAACCAATCAAAAGACAAGTTTTAATTCTAATCTCGTCTAAATCATCCTTAGTCCCAATACATCCTATATTTTTTGCTGATTTTAAAAGATTTTCCATATTGATTCTTATTAAGAACGTAACCAATTAGGTCCTAAAAAATCATACATTATTTCAAAGCATTCGTCAAGTCTTCTATAAAGGTCAACACGAAATTTAAACCCTAACATTAAACAAATTTTACTAACCGGGAAACCAATTATATAATGAAGATAAACAATTTTTTTTAAGCGAAGTGGTAACGTATCAATTGCAGCAGTAATATCTAATTTTAAACAAAAAACATTACCTAGTTGTTGAGATTGCAATAAAATATCTTCTTGCTTGATAACACCATTAGACGGAGTTGATAAACCATCCATCTTATAAATGTTTTTTAACCAATATTTTAAAACTTTTATAGATATTTCTTTATGTTTTTCTGGACTTACGTCGTCAAATGTTCTCACTATAATAAATTACTTCTTTCGATATAAAGAATAGAAAAAAGAAGAAAATTAAAATTTCTTCTTTAATATTATAGGGAATATTTAATTAAATGTTACATTATATATTGATATAGTGTACTCAAAGTTTCTTCAATTGTACCATTATTACTAATATCGAAATCAGCAATTAATGAATCTATTTCATTTTCTGAAATATCATTCATAATAGACTCATCAAAATCAGATTGATTATCTCTAATTTTTAATCGTTTATATCTTATATCGTTTTCAACAGATATTTTTACAGTAGTAAATCCCATATATTTAAAAGCATCAAGTTCATTTTGACGACGAATATCATCATTAATTACATAATTACCTTGAGCAATTAATTTTTTGACATTTGGCATCAATAAATCAATCCAATAATCTAGGTAACATTCACCAAAACTTTTGGAAATCATATTATATGAATCAACATTGTATGTTACAAGACTTAATTTTTTCCCTTGATAATTTATATAATTGGTTACACCATCAGAAACTTTATTTTTATTATGAAAAAGTTTGGATTTAAAAACAAAACGTTCTTTTTCACCTCTGCGATGTTGTCCCCAATCTTGAAGTGTTTTTCTATCTCTACTTTTTTCAATAATACTTCCAGGTATTAAACCATAATTAACAATTTCTTCTTTTAAAGCATCACCTAAAGCAACACGCTTAAAATTTAAACTATTGACAAAGTGTTTTGCAATTTCTGATTTTCCACTACCCATTCTACCAATTAAAGCAATTCGATTTTTAAATTTTAAATTCATCCTCTAAATCCTACTTTTTTCTTAGAAGTATCTCCAACTCCGATATTTTTGTCATCATAATAGTTTTCTTTTAAAAATTCAACAGATTGAATTAAATCTTTGTATTCAACTTCTCTATTTTCATAAAGAGCAATCATCTGTGCAGTAATAATAACTTCTTTAATTTGTGCCCCTGAAAACCCATTTAATTTTTCACTAATTTGATTTACTTCTTCATTTTTTATATTTAAAACGCCTCTATGATTTAGGGAAATTTTTAAAAGTTCGGCACATCTTTCTGGACTTGGCAATTTAATTTTGATTCTTCTATCAAAACGATTAGGTCTATTTTTTAATGCATCATCAATTTTTTCAGGAAAATTTGTAGTAGCAATAGTAACAAAATCTACTAATTCTTCCAAACCATCTAATCGTGAAAGAAGTTCAGCAGTAATACTTGGATTTCCGTATTCTCTAGAAGAACCAATAGAATCTACATCTTCTAAAACAAGAACACACGGAGTATACCGACGAGCAATATCAAATATTTTACTTAAAGAATTAGGATTTGCAACTAAAGCATCAGTAACATAAATAAAAGTTACCTTATCAGCAAGAGCATTCTCTATATATTTTACAAGTAACGATTTTCCATTACCTGGAGGTCCTTCCAAAATAATACCGCGTTTAGTAGGTATATTTTTGGCGACATATTGTTCATTTTTTAAAAATACATTTATAACATTAATTTCAATTTCTTTCCAAATTTCTTTTGGGAAAACAACATCCGCTCTTTCAACACCACTTTGTTTAATAAATTTTGGAAATAATTTATCTGTAAAAGTGAAAGTTTTATTTTTAAAAACATCATTATTTTTTAGTTCTTCTTCAAAAGTTTCACGAAATTTTTCAGCTTCATTATCCGTGTTTAATCCAGTAATAATAATAGCTTCATCAGTAACTTCAACTTGAAGTTTATTTTTGTTTTCATTATTTATGATGTGAAAAATACCTTGAATAACAACTTCTTTTTGTTCATCCAAAGAAATATCAAATTTAGATTTATATGGAGGTCTATGTTCATCACCTCTCATTAAAAAACTTTTAACGATAGAATATTTCGTGTGAACTAAATAATCAAATGACAAATAGTAAACAACATTGATATATTTTGTATACCCGATAACAAGATTTTTAGTTAATGAAGCCATTGATGTTTCATCAACATCACTTTGGTCTTCTGGTAATAACCAACGTTCAGGATAATCTATTACTTGTTTTCCTTGCCCGCGAGCTATATCAACAATAATTGAATACAAAGAATCAGTAAATGTATATGCTTCATCTTGAATTTTACGTTTTAATTCTTGTTTTTCTTCTTTGCTTAAACCTTTAAAAAATTTATCCAAACGACTTTTATTAGGATTATTTTCATTAAAACTAGAAATACTACTTTTGGGTGGATTTGGAGTTGGAGTAACAGATGAAAATAAAGAATTGTGTGACACAGGTACATCAAAAAGAGAATCAGAATCGGCATCTAACATTAAAAATTTATCCTTAGATTTATATTGTTGTGTACTTAGTAATTGTAGTAAAGGACCTAAAACATTTACGCTTTAGGTCCTTTTTGTTTAACACTTACTAGCGCCGCAATTATCGCAATGTTCACATCCACTCTCAATAATCATTGAATCTTCTCCACAACTAGCACATTTTTCTACCTGTCTTGGTAAAAATTGCGAAAGCCCTCTGCGTAAATGATAAATATATGAAGAAACAGGAACTTCAAGTTCATCAAGAGCAAGTACGATTAAAGGAACACTAATGTAGTGACGTAAAGCCAATGAAACCAATCTAGTGATTTTTTGTGCAGAACCTTGGTGACTTGATTTCTCTAATTGGTCATTAATAAAATCTTTCGGAACATTACATTCTTCTAAAAGATTGACCAATACATTTTGAGCAGCTTCTGTTGAAATCTTGGGCTCACGACTGTTCGTTGTACAAAAGACTTCATACAAATCTCCAACTTCATTAAAATTATATGTAAAATAAAATTTATGACCTTCTGCATTTACAACTTGTGTTTTACCTGTTAATTCAGGTGGACGTTTGTCAACAACTCTTTCTTCTGATAACATATACTTTATGACAGGAGAAATTGGAACTTGACGATAATTATATGATTCTGGACGTTGAAACATAAAGATTGGCTCTCTATTTTGAGGGTCTTCACGATAAATTGCAACACCTTTTAATCCATTTTCCCAACAACGTACATATAATTGTTCGATTTGTTCAACTGTTGTTGAAAAAGGCATGTTATAAGTAACTGATAAAGCAGAATCAATATATCTTTGAACAGCGCCCATCAAATCGGCTTTTTTTATAGGGTCAACTAAATGAGAGAATTTGTGAATATTTAAATTAATTTTTCCGTCAATTAAATTAAATACCGAATCTTCCATATCAAAACGTTTTTGGCCAATTGGAGTGGCATTAATTTCTGCAACTTTGTTCTTTATTTCATCAACTAATTCTGGATAATCTTTAAGCAATTCAAAAACAAATTCGTTAACAACAAAGTACCATACATATTCACCGGAAACGCGCGTTCTACGCCAATAAACAAAACCAATACCTGGTTCAGTTCCATTGGCCCATCCTTGCACCATAAGATTACCTGTACCAACAGGTGCAACCGTAGTATTACAAACATTTCTCATGTGTTCAAAATTTTCAGGAATAACTCCATCTTCAATCATATTTTGAATAAATTTTGAATTTAAAAGTTTTGTTTTATTAAAAGCCAAGTAACTTCCACGTTCTTTACCAGCATCCATAGAACGTCTATAAGCGCCTTTGGTCATTGCTTTTGATAATCTAGATGCAACTTGTATTGCTGCATCACTATCATATGAAATGCCTATCTTAGATAAATAATCTGCTAACCCTGTGAAACCTTGACCAATTCGACGCAATAATCTTGATTTTTCTGCTGAACCTGGAAGTGGAGAACGTTTATCAACTAATTGCTTAGTCACAACATTATCTAAAAACCAAGAAATATAGTATCCTCGTTTTTCTGCTTCAACTTCTGCTTCTTCTAAGTTTAATGGTAATGTAGCCCAATTAGCATGACCAAGAACACATGAATCCAAATGTGTTAAAAATTGTTCAGAGCAAGCATTCGTACTTATTACAGGATAACCCACAGCATCAGAATTAGAATACCTGGCCGCAGTATCTGAAAATTGCAAACCCGGTTCTGCAAACATTGCGCTATGTTCTGCAATAGCCTTCATTATTTGTCTTGCTGGGGCTGTTGAAGTTATAACTTTTTTCCCATCAAGAGAAGACCATTTAAATTCCCACTCTTCATCATTCTTATATGCCTTCATAAATGCATCATTAATTTGAAGAGAAATATTAGCATTTTGAATTTTATTTAAATCAGATTTAACTTTAATAAATTCAAAAACTTCTGGATGAGTAATTTTCATTGAAATTAATAATGCACCACGGCGACCATTTTGTGCAATAGTTCCAGTAGTATAATCATATAAACTCATCCAAGAAACTGCACCAGAAGTTGTTTTCGCAGCATTATTAACAGGCGAATTTATAGGACGTAAAGCAGTTACATCAATACCAACACCTTCACCTTTAGAAAGCACACGGGCCATTTCATAAGCAGAACGATAAATACCTTCAATATTATCATCATCTTGATTTGGAAATTCTGCATTAGGTCCTAAAGACACAGTAGTACAATTCACTAATGAAACATTATCAGGATTACCTGCACCATACATAATTCTTCCGCCTGGAATAAAGTCTCTATTCCACATTGCCCAGAACCATTGTGAAGCTAAATCATCTGCCTGTTCTTTTGTAAATCCATCATCAATTTCAGCAGATGCAATATACTTTGCTACTCTATAAAAACATTCGCCTGGAGTTTCTAAACTTCCATCTTTTTTTTGCAATGCATATTTACTATTAAATACATCAACTGCCATCTTTTCATTCTTGAAAAATTCTTCAGCGGTAACTTTTAAAACATCTTCGATAGATTTTGTAGCAACAATCACGATTAAATTCCTTTTAATTTGTTGGAGTAACTTTGTTTTTTATTTTCTAAAATTCTTTTATCTAGGTCTAATTGCTTTAATCTAGCATCATTCTGTATTTTTATAATAGATGTTTCATTAAGCATTGAGCCTTGTTTAATAAGACCATCTAATTCTGCCTGCAAAAAAGATATTTGTTCATCTAAATTTAAAATTTGTTCTTGATACCAATTTTTTTCAGCAGTATCATCAATTTCAGCAAATTCTAAATTAGAGTAATTTTCAATTAAAGAGCAAACCTTTTTGACTTTTTCAATATCAGATAAGGTTTGCTCATTTAAAATAATTTGTAATTCTGAAAGAATAAAAGAAGCCTTTTCTTCTGGGTTATTTGTCTTCTTTTCTTTCATCTTCATTGCTGTCATGTTCTTTTTCATTTAATTTATCTTTTTCTGTTTGGGATAATTTTTCACTTGCCTTAATTAAAACTTCTTGAACATCTTCAGCAATAATGCCTTTAACGTGTGATGTTGAAGGGGCTCCAAATTTTCTAATAGCCATAATTTCTACCTTTTTATGTAATTGCATTCATTAATTTCCAAGTAGAAAAATTTAAAGAAGATTTTAACAATCTATCTAATTCTGAACGAATTAAAATTTCTCCAGGGTCTTTATAAGTATCAAGACTCACAATATTTACATCTAATAATTCGTTAAGACTTAAGATACTTTCTTTCATTACATTTTGTCCTGCTTTATCATTATCGAACATTAAGTAAACTTTATTTGTATATTTACATAATAATTGAATTTGAGCGGGATGTAATTTCGCTCCATAAATAGAGCAAACATAAGGTATTCCCAAGTTATGAATTTGCATAGCGTCTAATGGTCCTTCTACAAGAATAACTCCCGTAGAACTTATCTCATTTTTAACTCTATGTAAATTAAATAAAGATGTTGATTTAGGATAAAGTGCGGTATACCTATATTTAGGTGTTTGATTTACAGGCGTTCGACCTATATAACCACACAAAGACCCATCTATATTATGACCAGGAACTACAATACGTTCTTGGAATTCGTATTGGTCCGTTTCTTGATTATAAACTCGCCACTTATTAGTGAACGTACATTCAAAATATGCGATTGTTTCAGGAGTGAAACCTCTAGAGGAAAGATAATTATATGGGTCTGGACCCGTATTCATTCTGGCAATTATAGAATCTGTAATTTTAAATTGAGCCTTGCTTTCTGCTTCCTCTTCTTCACCATTTTTATTTAATCCAAATATATTTTTTAGATTTGCTCTAAACTTGATATCTTCAACACTAATAGAAGAATCAAATCCTGCTAATTTTTGAATAAAAGAATTTGCATCTTTGGTTGAAATTCCATGAATTTGCGAAACAAAAGTATAAAGATTGCCTGCGGCACCACAGCCAAAGCAAAGATATAAACCATTTTTCTTTGTAATCTGAAAATCAGGTTCACGCGAATTATCATGAAAAGGACAAAGAGCCATCAAATAATCTCCGCTACTTCTAATTTTTTTTAGACCACAATCTTCAAGTAATTGCTTAACACCATAAACTTCACAGAATTGGTCAGCAACCGGGTCTAATTTAAACCCCGGTTTCATTATTTAGGATTTCTAAGCCTTTCAACTTTTAATCTTCTATGAGAGACTAAGACCATTTCAGGATTTTCACACAATTCTGTTAATTGTTTTTGCATAGAATCTATTTCTTCTTGAGTAGGTGGTTCATCTTCTGTTCCTAATTTAAAAATCAATCTATAGTTGAATGCTTCCATAAAAAGAATATAAGCAAGAATAGAAAAGGACAAACCTACAAATGTAGAAAATCCTAAAGCCTCTAATTCTAATTTTTTTGAATTTACTAATTTCATTATTTATCCCATTCTAATTTTTCAATAACAAATTCTTCTTCTGTTTTTAGGATATTAATTCGTTCAACAGAATGTTTCATTAAATGTGTATAAGGTTGAGCAAAAACATAAATAATTGCCCTTTCTTTCCCTTCATTTAATCTTATTGCACGACCAACTAATTGGAGCATTTTAATTGGGCTTATACCGCCACCAGCATCAATAGCCACATCAATTGCCGGAATATCAACACCTTCATCAAACAAGGTGCTAATTAATATCTTAGTCTCTCTTTCTGAGAATCTCTTAATAACTGCTTCGTCACCTAGTTCTTTTTTGTTTTTACCATGCAAAAATTCAACAGGTGCATCAGGATATATTGATTTTATTATCTTTAATATATTTTCCCCATGCGTAACTTGCTTTACAGAAATAAGAACCTGTTCATTTACTTTGGCGTGTGTTATCGCTAATTTTGCAACAATTGTATTAAATTTTTGGTTTTCAACAACACATTCTTTATAAACTGTATTGTAATTTGCTTTTCTTTTACCTGGTTTTTGTTCTGTTGGAAATTTTTCTCCAAGTTCTTGGTCTTTATATAAAACAACTCGAATATAAGGTTTAACTAAATATTTTAATCTTATTAATTCGCTGGCAGAAATATTGTAAAGAACATCACCAAAAGCAGAAGTTAAAAGTAAATCTAATCCATCGGTTCTAAATGGTGTTGCACTTAATCCAATACGATATATAGCGTTTGGAAGATTTTTCATCAATTTTCTATACATATCGGAGGCAGCATGATGACATTCATCAACAACTACCATACGGGTTGACTTTAATAAAGCCAACAATATTTCTATTTGTTCGGGCGTATATGTAAAAGTTTTTTCATCGGTATCATCATCGTTATAGTCAATGTTCAATATTGAACAAAGAGTATGAACCGTAGCAATATTAAAGCGACCAAAAGACATTTGCCCATCACCAATAAATCCTATTTTTTCACCTAAAAATTTTTCAAAATCTTTATGAGCCTGTTTAAGTAAAGAAACACGGTTGACAACAAACAAAAATGGTAATTGACAAATTTCTGCTGCGGCATTGATAGCCATAATTGTATTATGTGTAACTATACAATCGTTAATTAAAAACAAACCTTTAGAATCTTCTATTTTTATACATTGAACTTCTTCTTTTCCAACATATTCAACTTTTTTTATTGCTCGACGGGGAAAATATTTAATTCTATTTTTAACTTGATTAGCTTTTCGAGATAAACGAAAAGGTTTAATTTCATTAGGCAAACATAAATTCATTCGATACGAAGGTAAATGAGTTGTTTTTCGTTTTGATATTTTTGCCGTACCACCTAAAGATTGAACTAAAAATTGAACGTCTTTAGCAAGTTGTTCAGATGACGTTGAAAATGACACCTTGCGTCCCATTTCAATACCGCCATCGGTATCAAGTAAACCCTGAAGAAGTGCGACTCTATTTTCCAAAGAAGCATATAAATATTCATCTGGTACAAATTTAAATTCTGATTTTACGTTTAAATTTTTAGATTCTAAATATTTTTTAATTTGATTCTTTTTTTGACTATTAGGATTTATATTAGAAATTCGATAACTAATAGAATTTTTTATTTGAGAAACTTTCATTCCATTAGGAATCAAATTCTTAACTGATTGAATAATTTCATCATCTATGTTTGTAAAAGATAAACCATGACACAAACTGCCGTCTCCAATTAATACACCCAATAAATATGGGTCTATTGGTAAATTATTTGTGCTTTCAAAATTTTTAATTGGTTGAGTTATAGGAATAAAATTTTGAGAGGAATTTGGACAATTTTTCCTTGTTAACCCAATATTTAAAATTTCTTTAAGCGATTTTATTTTATAAGGTTTATTTTTATATTTTTCTTTAGCAGACCTAACGGCCCATAAATGGTCAAGCGTTGATTTTGTTGAAGTTCCATCACTAAAAGTTATACGGTAAACATCTTGAATGCCTTGTGGATAAATTCCAATCACTTTAGATTTGCCTTCGGGAGTTATAACTTCATCTTGCAAATTTATATCTCTCATTTTTTTATATCCAGTAGTAGTTAAAACTTCGGTATCAAGACATAAGGCTTTTCCACCTCCGGTTCCTATGCGAATAATTCCGCGCATATTATCTTTAATTGCTTGAATCCCATCAATTTGATAAAACCGTAGAGGTTTATCGCCCATCGAAACAATATTACATTGATGAGATTGAGGTATGTTATATTCTATAACTTCGGACCAATTTTCCCCATGAGATTCAATAATTTTTTTTACTTTTTTAAGTAACCCAGTAGGAAAAGTATTTTTTGTTTCATTATAAAGATAAATTATTCCCGACCATTTTAAATGCTTAGGAATATATCCTAATTTTTTTTTCATAATATTACGTTGAATAATTTGGCCTTGATTTTGATAAGACAAAGAAGACTTAAGTTCATACTTAAGTCTTGGTGTAAGATTACCTATAATCTGGCTTTCTTCTAAACCTACTTTAATCAGAAGCATCTGGTTTACGGTATACCGGCTTAGGAGGTATTTGACTAAATAAGTAACCATGAACATCATTAGAACGTGGTATATCACCTTCAACTGCAACTAATATATCTTCACTTTTAGTTATATAGTATTCGTAATCATCGTTCATTTGACGAGTATATTCATCTAAAAAGAAAGTTCTATCTGTAACGTTTCTTTGTCGAATATCATAATCAGCATGTTTTTTCTTTTCAAGAATTACTTTATCACCAGGTTCAACCCATACATGTCCAACAACTTCTTTAACTGAGCCATCTTCATTTCTTATATATGTGCCATCATCTTCACGGGCTGTCATAATATATGTCTTATTTTCAGGAACAGAAACTACTTCAGCGACATTAATATCTTGTTCAACAAGCGGAAGGATAATACCAGAACTTGTTTCTAATTCGTCATATTTTTTAGGAAAACGAATCAAAATATTGCCATTCATAGGATTAAATTTTATCATGGTAATAAATCTAAATTTCTAAAACAAATTAACGCTAAATGTGCATTATAAGGAATATCTTTAGGCAACAAATGATTTTTATTTAAAATAATATCAACCATCGTGGAAGTTGCTTTATCTGTTATTACATATTGTAGTTCTTTTGTTGTTATATTACCCAAAGACAAATAACCTCTTCCAACCAAATCAATAAATATTTGATTAATTAAATAATTATGAAAATCTAAATTTGTCGGATTTTCATGTTTATTTATAAATTGATTTCGAGATTCCGCAAACTGCTCATAAGTCAATCCATAATTTTTTTTAATAATATATTCTAAATCTTTAATATCTTTATCATCGCCAAGTTGTTCTTTTGCAATCAAAAGCAAATCTTTTTGTAAAGGTTTAATATAAGATTTATCTTTATTTTCCATTATTCTTCGTTTATTGACTTTCCGACTTGAAAAATAGAGGCACCAAAACGTGGTTCGCCCCCATCTTCATCTAAATATGTAAGAAAAATAGCATTATATTCAGCATCTGGATTTGGAGGATTTTTTTTCATTTTATCAATCCAATTTTCAACATCTAGTTTCTTTACTCGCCAATATGAAACAAAATATGAATTCTTACCAGGAGAAATAAACGTATATTGTTCATTCGGATTATAAACAAATGCTGGCATTGTTTCTTCTTTACGAACAATGGGTAATGAGCCGTTAATAATTATCATTTCTTTGATTTCCAAAATTTAAATTTCCTTATCATTAATTTTAATAATTGTATTTTTTAAATCATGATATACGGCTTTTAAAGTTTTTAGAGTAGTAACTGAAATATCATGGGTTTGCTTATTTATTTCGTGTTTATGATTATTTTCAATTTCGTCGCGTTTTCTTTGTTCTGTTTCTGCCATCATCAATACTGAAATCGTATATGCCGAATAAATATTAATTGAAGTAGAAATTAATAGAAAAGGAGCAGGGTCTATATTTATATGGAAAAATACCGAAAGCACCGTATTTCCTATTAACCAAAAAGCAAAAAATATTGTCAAACATATAATAAATATTGGTGTTCCTAATATTTTTGCAAATCTTAATAATATATTAGGTTTTTCAGGAAGATTTTCTTTTAAAACTTCATTTAGATTTTTAGGCGGCTGTATTTCCATTATGTCACCTATCTCTTAAAAAGAAGAAAGAGTTACATAATAGGTATACGCTATTGCTTTAAATTATTAATGAATTCTATAAATAAAGGTGCTTCGTGAAGAACACTACCTACTGCTCGGCGAATTTTTTCTAATTTAATAAAATTATAAGCCGTCATAACCGCGTCATTAACTGCTGAATGACCATTTACATATGGTACATTAAAATAATTACAAAGAGTTTCTAAACTTATTTTTTCTAAAGGCAAACTAAAATCCCGTGCCATATCTTTTACATCCCATTTATGAGCATAATGCCACGGCAAATTTAATCCATTATCTAAATACATTTGTTCTAACCGAGGAATATCAAACGTTTTATTATTACAAACAGGTTCTATTTGCATTGTATTTGCCGAATAACTCTTTAACCACTCCGTCAACATCATTAAAGATTCTAGCTGAGTAACGCCATGTTTGTATATTTCATCTAATGTTAGATTGTTAACTTTAAGCGCCCTATCATCAACAGCAACCGGAAATTGTGGTTTAACAAGTTGTCTAAAAGGGTCCATAACTAATTCTAAAGTATCACCCTCGACCAAAACTCCACCAATCTCGATAACTTGATGAATTCTTTGATTTAAACCTAAAGTTTCTAAATCAAATACAAAATAATAATTAGGATTGTACATTTAAATTTTCATTTTCTTCTGTTAATAACTTTTCAATTTTCTTTAAAATATCATCACATTGTTTAAAATTTTGTTTGTTATATGCAATTAATATTGTTTCCATTAAATGTTGCAACACTTCTTGATAACCCAATCTAATCATATTTGGATGACTTAACTCATTCGCAAAATTAACCAACGTATTAACTGAAAAATTAATTCTTTCTAGTTCTTGCTTAGATATTAACATCTTATTTAGACGAATATCATTTAGCATACAAACGACAGACTGTAAAATAGATGTTGTTACTTCCATAGCTAAATTGTAAGGAATTGATAGTACAATATTTTCTTTATTACGGTCTACAATAAACATATCAATTTACCTTGTTAACCAAATTGAAAGAGTATTACCTTCTAATTTTGGCTGTGTCGAATTACCTAAAGGTGTGAATTTATTAATAATATTATAGCCATTTTCGTGATGTGTATTTTCACGACCACGAAACTGAATAGCAACGTAAACTTTACACCCGTCTTGTAACCATTCTTTTACTTTTTTAATTTTAATTTCAATATCATGGCTATCAATACGAGGACTCATTTTAAGTTCTTTTACGATGTTTTTAGGTTGTTGTGATTTCTTAGTTTTTGCTTGTTCATATTTGTATTTACCATAGTCAAGAATCTTGCATAATGGTAAATTATCTTTTTGAGCAACTTCGACTAAATCTAATCCCACATTTGAAGCCATATACATGGCTTTATAAGTATCAGTAATACCTAAATTATTTCCTGATTCATCAATCAAATAAACTTGACGAGAACGAATTTCGTTATTTATTTTGTTGCTATCTTTACTAATGACTATTTATCTCCAAATTATTTTAAAAATTAATACCCTAGCCGAGGCTCAAGTGGTCAACTTGATTTGCACATCGACTAGGGCTGTGAATTTCTAACCTAAATAGTACATGGACTAAATGTAAGGCTGTGGAACACAGGGTCCATTTATAATTTTAGGTTGTTTTTGGCAATGCATTTGTAGAAGTCACTATTTCGTCAATAATATTTAATGACAAAGCTTGTTGAGGATTTAACCAACTATCTTTAGACATTAAATTAGTAACTTTACCTTTACTTGTAGGTATAATACCATTCCAAAAATTTGTATTTAATTCATGAAGTCTTTTGCTTTCAGTAACTTCGGTCATAAGTTCTTGATGAGTATATGCTCTTTCCATTTCAATCCAATGTGGGTGAATCATTATTGAAGCATTAGGTAACGACAAACGTTTTGCTCCACTCGCTAATATCATTGCAGCACAAGAAGCTGCAACACCTATACAAATAGTAGTTACAGGAATTTCAGATGCCTTAATTGCATCTACGAGCCCTAAACCACAATAAGAATCTCCGCCGAAACTATTTACCATTAAAACTATGTTTGATTTTTTAGTTTTTGGAGTTGATAAATTTATTAATATAATCCGTCCGATTAAATCTGAAGCAATTTGCTCTGTAATTTCTCTATCCAGCATAAGAATATTTTTTGAATAAAGCAATTCATATGTTTCAGAATTAAAATCATTTGAGGAAGACCCATCATTGGACTTCTTTTTTAAACTCATATTTACCTTCAACTAGTAATAGACAAGGTTCTATGTGGATTATATCAAAGAAAGCCCAGAACAATTAAGAATATTCAACATTTGATTGTTCAAAAATTTGACGGTCTTCTAAACGAATCATTCTTAAACATGACCAATCATAGTTTCTAAAGTACACACAACCGCCATCTAAGTTTATGCCAAATAATTCTCCTGTAGACTTCTTTTCGTATACTTCACTTGGGGGGCAAGGTGTATGTCCATGTAAAATTACAGGCCCTTCGTACTTTGCGTGAGAATATTCATTAATTCTATTCCAAATATGACCATTTAAATTTTTTGAAAATTTTTCTTCTGCCCAATTATAATCGGCATGACACATAACATATTCTTTATTAGAAGTATGTATCACATATGGATATTTGCTTAATTTGTTAGCGTATATTTCTGCTTCAGAGCCCAGTTGAGATAAAGTATCTCCAAGACCCTGATGAACCATAAAATAACTTCTTTGAGTTCCGCCCGGTCGAAACCAATCAATAAAACACTCATCATGATTTCCTAATAAAATTTCAGTATTAGGACGAGTCAAAACAAAATCTAAAGTTTCTTTTATCCTTGGTCCTCTATCTACCAGGTCACCTAAAAAAATCAACTTATCGTCATCTGTAATATTACAAACTTCGATAAGTTTTTTTAATGTTAAAAAACACCCATGTACATCCCCAATAGCATATGTCGCCATTTAAATATCCTTTAATTTTTTAATAACAGTCCTTTTCCCAATCTCGCAAACACAAGGTTCATATGTCACTATTTTTGCTGGAGGTTCTTGGTCAGTTATTTTCAATTTATAAAATGCACTAGGCTGTCCATTTATAAATTGTACTGGTACGTAATAATAATATCCTGTATCAAAACACTCTGTACAAGCAATTAAATTATTTTTTTCCGACTGGCTGTTTTGGTTTTGATTCATTTTTTCTCGGGTCGTCACAATAGCAATCGCAATAAACACAGCGAACATCGTTATTAATATCTACATACATTTTATGATAACCCAAACGATACGGGTAACCAGGGACATTCGATAAACACATGCAGCGGTCTTTGCTGTTTTTATTATATGCGTTACTATTGTTGTTTTTAACTTTTTGATTTGTTGAATCAGAAGTTGTTGACTCAAAGTTATTTAAATTACGTTGTTTTTTGCTCATATTAAAGTTTAAATTTTATATCCTTTATGTCAAATTGTTTACTAAGATTTTTAAGAGTTTTTTGGTCTTCGCGAGTCAAAATATTTGTGGAATAAAAACGTTCTTCTTCTAGTTCTATTTTTGGTTCGATTTTATAAGGAGCAACATCTTCCCAATAAGAACCAATGGACCTATTTCTTTGATGTACTTCTTGAAAGTAATTACATCCGACTAAAAAAAGTACACCAATAATAATTGGCATTAAAATTACATTTTGATTCATTGTAGTTTGAACACTTTTACCCGAACGAATTCTTTTAAAGGTTGGCCAGGATGTTCTAATTCCCAATTTTTAAGAACAGAAATCATCATATTTTCAAAATATTTATATATAGGATTTTCAATATCCATAACTGCTAATTCATTATAATTGTATGAACCACTAGGACAATTAATGCGTTTTTCAAGAGACTTATGTGAGTTAGTTGCTTTGATTTTTTTTATAATATCACGAACAATCTCAGAATACAAGTTTTTATGAAAAATTTCTTGGTGCTGATTTTTTAATTGCAATGTTTTAAATGACATACCGCAATCAGCATCTATACATTTGAATATCTTATTCATTTGGATTTACAATAAGATTATTAATTAAGACCAAGCAATCCTTATATGCTTCGACTTTAGCATTTGCAATTGTTTTTGTCAATTGTGGCTCGCCATATATGGCGAAATTTTGCCATGTTTGTAATCTAACAACAACCTCGTTATAAAGTTCTTCTAATAAAACTTTATATCTATCTTTATTCATCTAACATCTTCCTGAACATTTCTTTAAACAATGGCTGTCTATTATTTTTAAATAAATTAGTATTTACGTCTCTTAAGTTCGAGAACAAAACATCAAATGATTCAGAAACTAAATGAAATTCTTCGTAGTTACACCAATATTTATTGTATTCTAAAGTTGAGATAGAATTTATTTTTATATTTTTAATTTCTTCTACCCACTCCTGAACCCAATCTGCAACATAATTAATTATGTCACCTTCAGTAAAGTCTGAAACTGGTACAATTTTATTAAATAATAAATCTTTTTCTTGTTCTAACTTTTTTGCAACTTCTAGTTGCGTTAGTTGTTTTCTTTTTCTTAAATCTTCTAAATAATCATAAACTGTTTGCATTGTTTTAATGCTTATTCCATAATTAAAAAATCCACAGTTAAAATGTTCTGAATCATCACAAGGAAAAAGAAAATAAACATCCGCCTCTGTACGACGCGGAACAATATATTTGGGCGAAAAAACTATAAGTTCAGTTGGTTGTGATTCAACTAGTCTTTCGAAATAATTAACATAATCAACTGTTTTATCGTTTTTGAAGTTGCTTAACTTCATTAGACCAATGTCTCAGCCACTTCGTGAAGTTCATCTAATAGACGTTCACGCCTTGCACGAAGTGTTTCTTGTTTAAATTCGTTACCATTAATTTTTATTAATTGGCTATCGCAGTTTTCAACTGCTTCTTTAAGTTGCAAATAAATAGTTTTTGCCGCTTGCTCTTTATTATTTTTCATGATAACCTCAACAAGTTATAAGTTTTTATTACTTCTTAGTTTTGGCTGAACTTTTCTTTTTCTTCGCTGGAATTGTTGATTTTTCAGCTTTTGCTTTTTCTTCTTTGGCCTTACGTGCTTTTTCGGCACGACGTTTCATAGCCTCTGGGTCGGTTGTTGCTGCTTCAACAATACCTGATTGAGTAACAATTTTAACACCGAATTGCGGACGGCGAACAATTTCGTTTGTGAAAGGGTCGCGTTCTTCTTCTTTTCTGTTTGTTACTGGACCGTAACCACGGTCATCATCTTCTTCGTCTTCATCGAACATTTGATATTTTCCTCTACTAGAGATTAGTATATAGATATTATAAGTAATTTACTACTTTTGTAACAAATCAATTTTTGATTAAATTCCTGTACTACCGAAACCACCTTCACCTCGGTCAGTTTCTTGCAAATTTTCAACTTCTAAAATTTCAAAATGAATAATAGGACGAGGTATTAATTGTGCTATTCTCATTGGCAATTCTAAATCTGGCATATTTTTATCTATTTTCCGCAAAGGAATTAAAATATTACCAATATATGTGCGGTCTATAACTCCAATTGAATTAGCCATCATATAACCAGTTTTAGAAATTGAACTTCTTGGAACAACATCAAAATACCAACCATAATCTGGTTGAATTTTTATACCTGTATCGTAAAATTCAACATCGCCAATAGTTTGTACTTTCTCTAAAATCACTAAATCATAACCACTATCAGTTATTCTTTTTTTAGTCGGCGGAATAGCATCTTTACGTGTTTTAACCCATCTAAATTGTAAATTTAATCCGCTTGTTCCGCTTCCTGATAATGATGGAACCCAAGTCCTCCAATCAACATAAATATTATATTTTCGTGATAAATAAATATTACAATTTTCATAAAGCAATGCAAGGAAATCTAAACAACCATTTCCAGCCCAATAAACCGCATTACTTTTGTCACTATTTGAGCAATTTTTATTGGCAAATTTTTTTAAAGCATCACGTATATATGGTGAATTAGAAGATACAGATGCCTTTGGATAGTTTGTATTACCCGGTTTTGATATTGAACCATCGCCATCAAAATATCCTCTCCAAAAATGTCTTTGTAGTTCTTCATTTAAATCAGGAGAATTAACAGTAGAAGATTTTTTTCCTGGTTTTATTTTTAATAATGAACAAACATCTTTAATTATTTTTTTTGAAGATACCGAAAAATATACTAAATTTGTATTGATTTTATTTTTTATTGGAATTTCTTTGCATACAATATTTCTTAATTTTTTTAATAAATTTAAATCATCATTTTTAATTGCAATAGTAATCGAACTTTTAGAAATAGAACCATCAGATGCAATCCATCCAAGTAAATATGCTTTTTCTTCTGAATCAATAATTTCAAATAAAGAATCATCAATATTATATTTATGATTAGGATTTTTATATCCATTAAAATCTCGACATTTTAAACAATTTCCTGATAATTTTCCTCTTTTTATTTTTTTTAAAGTTGCCAATGAAATTTCTCTATCCTGTTCACATAAATTACATTTAATCTGCATCTTCTGTGTCCTCTTCTTCTCCAAATTCTATGTTAATTTCGGGCGCTACATCTTCTGTAGAAGTAAATTTTTCAGAAGCTTCTGCAAACATTTGGTCGGCAGTTGATTGAGCAACAGGATTTTCCCCTTTAATTCTTGCTATTGCTTTTTCTCTATCTGTTTCTTCTATAACAGGTTTTAAAAGGTTTATGTGTAACATAAAATCTTTCTTAGGCCCATGACGAAATTTATCCATAACAAAATCAGAAAACATAAATGGTTTATGGTCATCGGTTTGATGAATAATAAACATAATGTCTGCATATTGGTTCCAAGCGTCTCCTCCATATGCAGACATGCCAGAACCTGTTGTTTCTTTTTTTGCATTCATGTTTGCTCGGGCAAAATCACGATTTGCTTGAATGGTAACAATAACCGGAACTTCATATTTTTTTGCTAATGCTTTGCAATTTTTAGCAATAAAATTAAAACGTTCAGTATCACTTTTCCCAGGAGCAGCAAGTCCATAAACTGCATCAATTAAAATTGCATCAAGTGGACCCTTTTCTAAAAGTTTTTTAACATTCATATCAATCATATCTAAATCTCCTGGATTATCGTCTATAACAATAGTTCCTCCAATTGTTTCATCTTTTATATCTTGAAGAAATTCTTGTAATTTGTTATACTCTTGATATGTTAAATCACCAGTTTCTAATTTACGTGGGTCAATATCTAAAATTAATGCATAAATTCTTGTTTCAAACTCTTCTAAACTCATTTCACAAGAAAAAACAGCAAGCCTCTTTTTATTCATAAACATTGTTTTTATCCAATGCGATAATACCCATGATTTATATTGTCCATTACGCCCTTGTATTACAACTAACCATTGTGGCATTAACCCTTTTGTATGTAAATCTATTTCAGGAAAACCTACTTCCAAACCAATAATTTTACCTTTATTAATTGCTCTGCTATGAAACCTTTCTAAAAAAGCATCCGTAGTTTCAGATAATTCCCTTATACGTTTTTCGTTATCTAATCTCGGAAGATTATTAATTAATTGACGCATTAATTCCATAGAGGCTTCTGGACCACTTGCAACCAATTGTTCGCCAGAAGCAACAATACCAGATTGCATTAATTCTTTAATTTTATTTTCATAAAGAACAGCAATACAATGTTCAATTGTATGTGGAATTTCTTCGTTAGAAGACTCAAATTTTAAGGTATCAAGTTCTTCTTGAGTAGGAGAAGAACTGAATTTGCTCCAGCGTTCTAAAATAACATCATAAACTTTACCATATTGTTTATTTTTAAAATATTTACTACTAAACCCTTTTCTAGCAAGGTCAGATATTTTTTTAGGGTCACGGATAAGTAAATTCACTAAAGCATATTCTGTATTCATTTATTCTTCTTCATCATCTTGATTAGTTATTGGTTTTTTAATTTCAACAGGTTCTTTTTCTAATGGGTCACGAACTGTTTCATCAGTTTTCCAATGTAATCCAAAAACTTCAATAATTTCGCTATGTTCTTGAACATCATGGGTGATTAATTTTGTTTTTTCGTTGCCATTATTATCAAAAGTTGTTGGACCGATATGCCTTAACTCATGCAACATTAATATGTTAAATTGAGCAGGATTCATATAATTGGTCAATGCATCAATAACAACTAATTTAAAATCAAAATTAGGATTTAATTGTTTATCTAGTGGTCTTGTTTTTTCAACGTAAGCTAATTTTCTGCCTTTAGTTGTCGTTATGTCTCTAAAAAATGCTATTTTTTCAATATCTACATCTTCTAAATATAATGGATAACGTTCAACTAATTTTTGTGCTAATTCTTTTAAATCTGATGCTGGTATAAAATCTGGCATGTAATTTACATTCCTTCCATTTTTTTCTCTTTGCGGTGGTCATTTTGATATTTCGAAGTAATAACCATACTTCTTCCAAGCATTATTGAATAATTACTATCTCCATAATGTTCGCGCAAAGCATCCAATGGAGAATTTGCTGTATAGATTGTAGGCTTATTCCATAGGTCGCGATATCTTAATATTGAATTTAAAGTTGCTCTAGTATAATCTTTACCATTATCAAATTCTTTTCCGATATCATCTAATACTAAAAAATCAACATTTTTAATATATGAAATAGACTTATCAGCATCTTTATCATGAAAACCTCCAATAATTCGACTATTCAAAATGACTAAATCTGCAAAAGGAGCAAATAACGCGGAACATTTTGAATTATGAATTATATGTTTTAAAAATAATATGGCTAACGTAGTTTTTCCTGCTCCGTTACCTCCATGAATATATAGACCTTTTCCATTTTCATACATTTTGCTTGCTTTAGAAATATAATATTTTAAAGAATTTAAATCATCAGGGTGACCTTCAAAATTTTCTAATGTTAGATTCCAATAAGATTTTCCAATATTTGAATCTAAATATCTGCCTTCATAATAACATTGACACCTAACAGATTCATTGTTTTTTATAATAGGTTCACCATGCTCATCAATAACATAACCCTTGTTACATCCACGCTTACATGGAGATTCAGGAATCATTGAACTAAAAACTCTTAGACTTTTGTTATCATTACTCATTTTCTATTTTTTCTTCTACTTTTTTTAAAAATTCTATAGATTTTTTTATGTATTCTATAGAAGGAGTTTCGGACCTAAATAATAATTCAACCTCGGGTAAAGTTTTTAAAGCATTTTTAATTTTTAAATTATTCATTTTGTTTTTAACGCGCGTATAAACTAACAATGCTTCATCTAAAGTTGTAATAACACTATTTTGAATATTACTACCTGCGGCATCACCCCGACGAAGCAATCTAACTGCTTCATCTTTGGTTAAATTGCGTTCTTTCATAATTTGAAAAATTTTATCATCTAATTTTAAAGACGATTCAATGCAAGTACGAAGAAGCCAACCATTATTTTTATTAAATAAATACTTTATACCGTAGGGAAAATTTTGTCCTTGAGTATCAGAATTATTGTGGTAATTTATATACCAGTTTATAGCGCGAGAAAATACTTTAAAGTTATTTTCATAATTTGGGTCTTTCTGAAAAGCAAATTCAACTATTTCAGAAATTGCTTTTAGACCTTCGCCATTTTCCGGTGCTGGGTCAGTTCCAAATTTTTCTCTATAAGCATTATTATACTCATTTTGTAATTCAAAAGTCATTCTTTTTATAGGATTAGTTTTATCAATTTTAACATCTTCTGCAATATGTTTTTTAACTTCACGGGTCACCCATTCAACAGGAGAAATACCAAATTTACTAGACATTTTTGTTAAATAACTAACAACTTCTTCATCATAAATTTCTATCGTTATTGGGTTCATTTTTGCCTCTTTTTCAACACATTTATATTGTAGGATTTTTGTCAAAGAATCCCCTGTTGTCATATAATATAACTACCAGCAAAAATGCTGGAAAAACTTTAAACAAAATAACAAAAGGATTACAAAATGGCAAAAGCAGGATTTGGTGCTGCGGCAGAAGCTGTCGAAGAAGCACAAAAACAAGGACCACAAGAATACGAAAAACTTAAAGTAGAAAAAGATACTCCAGCAAAAAGAATTCGTTTTGTTTTACATGACGGAGACAACTCAGTAATTACGTTTACAGAACATTGGACCGAATTCAACAATGGTTGGAAACGTAATTTTGCTTGCCCTAATGAAGAAATTGGGGATGACAAATGTCTTATTTGTCGTAGCAAAAGAGGAACAGATTATGTTGATGACCAACGTAAACCTGCTCACATGATTAATGTTCTTGACCGTGAAGATGGCAAACTTAAGGTTTGGAAATTTTCACCAATGGTTATGGCTAGATTATTAGAACATATCAAAACAAACGGAACAATCGGGGACCGTGATTATAGTGTTCAATTTATTTCAAATGAAGACAAAAATATTAAATCAAAATTTGTTTACATTATTGAACCTGTTGGTGAAGCAACAGAATTAACTACTAATGACAAAACACTTGTTGAAGGTCGTTATAAATTAGAAACACTAATTCCAACATACAACGAAGAAAGTATTTCCCAAGTCATGGCCAAAAAACCAGGTGAAGGAAATAATAGTAATGGTAAAAAAGCAGCACCTTCAAATGTTGCAGAAGATTTCATGAAGGCACTTAAAGGTGCAAGTAGTGCAAATCCAACAACTTCGCCATCAGTTGCTGATTTATTAAATTCAGTTTCAACAAAAACAGAAACCGTTGTTACTACTGCTGAAGCAACTAAAACCGAAGAACCTGCTGTAACAAGCGAAAAAACTTCAGATTTCTGGAAAATGTTAGAAGATATCAAGTAGTAAATTACTACAAATTCGAGAAAACCTCATGAGTTAATATTCATGAGGTTTTTTTATGAATATTTTAGGACTAGATTTATCAACCAAAGTAACCGGATGGGCCGTAATTAATGAGAATCAAGAAATTATAGGCATAGGTGAAATTAATTTACAACAATATAAAAAGCCTAGTGATAGGATGAAATATCTCAGAGTTACATATAATGAAATAGAATTGATTTGTAAAAAGTACGAACCTTCAATAGTAGCAGTAGAAAATATATATCTTAAAAATGTATTAACTCTAAAATCTTTATCTAAATTAAGAGGAGTAGTAGAATTAGCAATTACTACTTGTGGAATTAAATCCATATCTGAATATACTCCTTCTCATATAAGAAAAATAGTCCTTGAAAAAGGTAACTTAGATAAGGCTGAAATTTGTTCTATACTTGAAAAGAGATACAATATGCAACTTGCAACTGAGGGTTATGACCAATCTGATGCTTTAATGGTTGCGCTGTGTCAATCTATTGAATTAAAAAAAGAAGTATCAGAACATGCCATTGAAAAAAGAAGAAACAATAGACGCGGATGAATTAAGTAATGTTTTATTACTTGCTGCACAAAGAAATGCAGCCCTTGGGGAAAAATGGGGCTTTAGAATTGAAGTAATTGACGCTTTAGAAAATGAACTTATTAATTCTGCTAATGATTCTAAATTAAAATTATCATCAAATCCAAGTTTATTAGAATGCATTACAATCCAAAATCATGGTCAATCTTCATTGAATAGATTGACTGAAATAGAACTTGAATCAATGCGGATTGAGACTGTACTCTCCGCATCACAAACAGCACTAATGAATTCTATATTAAGTGTTTTAGGTTCAAATGGTTCTGCTGAATCACGTAAAGCCAAAGCATATAGTGCAATGGAGACTATTAATCTATTGCTTTCTTTAGAACAGGGTTTGCTTAGAATTACAGATGTAGTTCGCAAAAACCTTCAAAGTGCTATCGGTACTGCTTCACGCGCACAAACTGCATTACAACATGAGATTCAATATCTTGGTGGTGCTGATATTGCTAAAGAATTAATGGATGAATTCCGCAAAGGACTTATTAAATAATGCCTCCTAAAAAGAAAACAGAAGTTGAAAAAATGCTTAGTTTACAACCTGTAGATGAAAATGTTGTAATTCCAAAAAAATCAGCTAAAGATATAATGGCTGCATTAAATAGAGACGGCAAACTTACAGGTTATAACAAAATTCAAACTGCCAGAAATTTTGCTTCTCCATCAGTTATTCCATCTGGAATTTTAGAACTTGATTATAAACTTAAAGTTGGAGGATTTCCAAGAGGAAAGGTCGTCCAATTATACGGAGCGGAAGCATCTTATAAATCAACAGTTTGCTTAAAAACTGTTGCTGAAGCCCAAAAAATAAGTCCTGATTGCGTTTGTTTATGGGTAGATGCGGAACACGCATTTGACGGAGTATGGGCCGAAGCACATGGCGTTGATTTAGATAGATTGCTTGTATATCCTCCAGATACACAAGAAGATGCATTAAATGCTATGGAAAATGCATCTAAACAAGGCGTAGATGTTATTGTTTTAGATTCATTGATTGCACTTGCACCAACCAAAGAATTATATACAGATAATACTAAAAAAACAATCGAAAACTTAGATAAAGAACAGATGGGTATTTTTGCTCGTAATATGAGTAAATGGTTTCGTCGTGTTATGAAAGTATTTGCAGAAAACAAAACATTGGTAATGATTATCAACCAAATTCGTTCTTCGTTGTCACCTTATGGTCCACCAACGAGTGTACCAGGTGGTAAGGCTGTCAAATATTATAATACAATTTCTATTAATTTTAAAAGACTTACAAGTGCGGCCGACCAAATACTTGATTCTAATAAAAATCCTATCGGAGCTAAATATCAATTTACTATTGATAAAACAAGATACGATGCAATTGGTAAAACAGGCGTTATAGTAACTGTGGGTCCAACAGTAGATAATTACACAACTCTACGTGATGTTGGTATAGACCAAGGTCTAATCAAAAAATTAAGCACCGTAAGTTATGATGTTGATGGTTTAATTGTTAAAGGTAAAGATAATATTAATATCGAATTACTTAAAAATAAAGAATTAACCGAAAACTTAATGAAACAATGTCGCGCAAAAATGGGTTTCAATATTACACTTAAACATGAAGTTGAATCAGATGGTTTAGATATTACCGAAGAAGAAATGAATGCAGCCGAAGAAGATATTGAAGTCGATGAAGTGACAGTCGAAGAGAACGAGTAAAATGAAATACCTGATAGTATTTAATAAAAACATACTAGGCATGGTGGAACAAGACGAAATTAAAATTGGCGAGGTGTACAAAATTCGTTTGGGTGAAGACGATTTTGATACACCTCTTGTTGTTAAAGATATTGTCGAGCCACCTAAAACAATTGGTATAAATGTAGATGAGACTAATGTAGTTGACGAGCAATACAACATTTATCCTTATGATAGAGTAGCATTTTTAACCTATAATGTAAATGCTGAACGTAAATATAAAAAGAAAACTTCACAACGTTTAGAAAAACGAATGGCAAAATCATTGAATGGCAGGACTACTCCTGGAAGTGGTGCTTTTAATGGTAATAAAGGTGATGTTAAATCAGATAATTGGCTAGGAGAACATAAGTTTACAGATAAAAAATCTTATTCATTATCTTTAAAAATATGGGCTAAAATAAACCGAGAGGCCAAAGATATTCAAAAAACACCAATTTTAGAAATTGTATTAGATAATACAGGTAGCCATTTACGATTAATGTTTATGGATTTAAGCGATTTTCATGAACGTACCAAAATAACTGAAGAACAATTTGTAGAGTTTTTTTATTTAAAAGAATATAAACCAAGAAAAAATTCTTCAAGTGTTACATTGGAGGTAGAAGATATACAAAACCATATCAATGATGCTTTAGTTTCAATATCAGGAACCCAAATACCTGGAATATTTGTTACGTTTGAAAACGGAACAACATTATTTGGAATATTAGCAAGTGATTTTGAAGTTATTTTCACAAAAGAAAATGAATAAAATGCAAATAAAAACAGTTTTAATTGATTTAGATGCAACAATATTAGCATCTGAGCAAGATTATAATTTACCACAGTTAGAATGCGCTAAACTTATAACGCTTGATTTAGGAGAAAAATCGCCTTTAGTATTAGATATGATTGCCGAAACACAAGAAATTGGTCGTAAACTTTTAGACAATCCAACTGAAATTAACGGAACTGAATTTTCTCAATCATGGATTCATTACTATAACGACATTTGTGAATTAGTAGGCAGAGAACCATCTTCTTCCGTAAGAAGTGCAATAGGCGTTTCTACAATGACATGGTTTAAAAAAGTTTATAAAATGTATGATGGTGTTAAAGAAACGTTAAATCAAATAACACAACAAAAAATATTAGTTACTTTAGGTAATAAAGACGTTCAACAATACAAAATTGATTCAGCACATGTATCTGAATGTGTTGACAAAATATACATTGTTAATCAAAAAAATGTTGAAACATATAAAAAAATTTTAGAAGAAATGAATTTAGACCCATCAACAACTATAATGGTTGGTGATAATATTCATACAGATATTTTACCGGCAATTCAAAATGGTATTCATGGATTTCATATAATTCCTAAATCTAGGAAAAGAATTAAAGAAATTGAAAAATTAAATCTTGAAAATTATACACAAATAAAAAATTTTAACGAAATAACAAAATATTTAAATGACTAAAAAACTATATTTAATAAATTCAATAAATGGGAAAAAAATTAACTGTTCGCTTCATATCGAAGAGTTAATGCCTTATATAGAAAAATCTAGTAACGAAAATATTCAAACTATAAATTATAATTTAGATTTAAACAACACTCATATAGCTTTAAAAGAAATAAATGACAATTCAGATATTCTTTTTGTAGTTCATGATTTTACTTTATGGAATAATAATAATCTAAATATAGATTCTCATAAGTTCACTAATTTTATGCGGTCTATTTGGAGTAATAAAAATATATTTATTTTTCCAACAGAAATGGGGCCAGCTTCATTAATTAAAAGTCAAATAAAAGAAGTTGAAAATATATCCAAAATTATTGTATGTAACGATGCTTTCAGAAAACTTTTAATAAAGGTTGACCCAGGTTTAGGGATACCAACAAATAAAATTAAAGTAATAAATATACCATCTTTGGATTTTTCTCCTACATCTAATTTAAAACTAAAAGAAAAATTAAATTTTAAACAAACATTAGTGTTTACGCCTGGTTTGCTAACTCCAGAAAAAGACTATATAAATTTATTAGAACAGTTTAAAATATTGGGAAAAAAATATAAAAACACAATATTTATGTTAGCATTAAAATCACATCCTATAGTAGATGCTAAAAAAACATGGGAAGCATTTGATAAAATTCAAGATTATATTGAAGAAAATGAAATGCAAAATTATATAAGATGTTCGTTAGATAAAACTAGTGATGCTGAATATATAAATTTAATGCGTTGTGCAAGCGTAATTGTTTTTCCTCAAGATAATTCTTTCGACATGTATAATGGATGTATGATAGATGCCCTTGCTATGGGAAAAGCAATAGTAGCACCACAAAATTTATTTTCAGATGATTTAGTAAAGAAAACATCTATTTTATTATATGAATATAAAAACATTGCTAGTTTTTATGATGCTTGTTCAGTTGTTATAGAAAATGCAGAACTTAGAACTATATTAGAAGAACATAATTTTGAGTATGGGACAAATCTATCTTTTGAAAAAATTGCATTAACATACGTCAATCAAATTAAAAGATTTAAATTTAATTAAAGGAAAATATTATGGGAAAAACACTAAAAAAAATAGATATAGCAAAAATAATTCATAAAAATTGTGAATTTAAGATGGATACAATCTTAGAAGTATTGGGTCTTTTTGATTCTATCTTAAAAGAAGCAATAGACCGTGGTTATAACGTGAAGATGGGGCATGGAACATTACAAACATATGTGCGTCCTCCAAAATCGGTTTATGATTTTACAAATCAATGCACCACAACATTGCCATCTGGATTAGCAGTTAGGTTTAAACCTTCTGCTAGTATTTTACGTTTACTACGTGAAAAAAATATTGTTGAACAAAATGAAAATGAACATTTTAGTTCAGTAACTGTAGATACAGAAGATGATGAAGATTAAATGCGTGTATTGGCCTTTGACCCAGGTCAACAGGCAATTGGCTGGGCTGTTCTAGAAAGAATTAGTAAATCAATTTTAACTTTAAATGTAATAGCTACAGGTAAATTTAAATATAGTTCTAATGAAAAAAAAGCTGAACAAGAAATCAAAAAATTAGTCGAAATCTTCGACCCTCAAGTTTTAGCTTATGAAGAAACAGGTAATTTTTTAAAAGGAATATATGCCAAGATAATCTCTCAGGCTATTCAAAAATTTGGAATTCCTGCTATCGGATATAAAGTGTCAGACATAAGAAATTATCTTTATTTAGACCCTAATATGTCAAAGTTAGAAACAAATATGATTTTAAAATCTAGAATTTTTAATCTTCGTGATGGTATTTCAAAAGATGAATTAGATGCGATTAGTGTCGGTTGTATTGCAATTGATATGCCAATAATACAAAGACCTTTATCTTAACTCATATCTTCAACAAAAAGGTCTGATAAATCTTTAGAAGCAGAATCATTTATGAATTTAAATGTGTGTTGCATAAATTTTTGAGCAACCCACACAGGGTATTCAATGGCATGAATTCCATGAAATTTTCCTCTGTGGTGAACATCACAAAGAATAAGCATGTTATATGGATGGTCAACAAAATTAAAATAAGTAGATTCATCACCAGGAACTACTTTGTCCCAATCAGGAAAATCAGAATGCATTTGTTTCAAAACATCCCAATTTGCAGCATTTGCTAATGACCATTCTAAAATAAAATGATGTGTTTCTAATTGAGTTGCACCACAAGTATTGATAGTAGTATCATCAATTTTTGATTTAGAAACACCACAAATAAAACATGGCATATCTAATTTATTAATCATATTGTCATGGGTTTTACTATATAAAGAAGAAGCTGTACGAGGTTCATGACCAGGGACAAAGTAATCTTCAAACATAGCTTTTTTTACTTCATGAACATCTAAAACATCTTTCATTGTATTTTGAAAAGTAGTTTGTTGTTTATTAAAGTCTTCTATTTTTTGCTGAATTTGGTCCATATGGATGCCTATAATATGAGTAGAGTTGTAATATCTTGTTACAAAGGAAATACACAATCTTGTCAAAATTTTTAACAGTAGGCGTAAGTGATACACATTTTGGATTAAGTGTTCATGGTCATGAAAATCCCGTTACAGGTTTACATACACAAACAGAAGATATTTTTAAAGCCTATCAAGAGTCTATAGATTATGCTTTAAAAAATAAAGCTTCTCTTTTTATACATTCTGGTGATGTATTTGATAAGAAAGTGGTTAACCAAACTGTTGTTAATCAATTTTATAAACAAACAAAACAATTAACAGATGCAGGTATTCCTGTAGTAGTTCTTCAAGGCAACCATGATGCTAGTCAATATATTCAAATAAAAAATGGATTAGATATTGCTGGAACAATTGGAGTTGACAACTTTTATGTAACGCGAGGGGGCGGCATAATTGATTTAGATTTTGTTCAAATTGTTACTGTTTCTTATTGGAATGGCCCAGAAGAAGTTGCTGAAGAACTAAATAAATATGCAAAACAAGTAGACTGGACTAGACCTGCTATATTAGTTGTTCATCTTCAAATTGAATATGCAGATTTCCCAGGAGCATTTATGGCCGATTTAGAATTTATTCCATTGGCAGCATTAACTTCGCATCCTTGGTCTTTTATTCAAGCCGGTCATATACATAAACATCAAAAATTAAATGTTGAACCTCCAGCTTATTATGTTGGTTCATTAACAAGATGTAACTTTGCAGAAGAAAAAGACCCTAAAGGGTTTATAGCTTATGAAATTTCTGGAACAAAATTATCAAATATAAAATTTATTGAAGTTGATTGCAGGAAATATTTAACTTTTAAAGGAACTATGTCTGATTTAAAATCACATATGGAAAATTCGTCATTTGACTTCTCTAAATATATTATAAAACTTATTATTGATGATGCAAATGAACCCATTGATGATGCTTTTATTAAAGAAAAATTTGCTTCCGCGTATAAAGTTATAATTCAGAAAGATGCTCGACGTACAACTTTAACAAAAATAGATGCATTAGCTGGAATTGGTTTAGAAGATTATTTAAATAAATATTTTGAAAAAGATGAAGAAAAAATAGAGTTATTAAGTCTTGTGAAAGAATTACGTCAATTAGACGAAGTTAAAGCGGTCGAAAGATAATGAGAATAGACATAATCGAAGTTCAAAACTTTTTTAATCATAAATATACTAAAGTTGATTTACGTAAAACTCCTGCTCCTATTTTAGCTAAAGGTGAAAATGGAAGTGGGAAAACTAGTCTTTTTGTAGAGGCATTAACTTTTGCTATTTTCGGAGTAACTCGAAATTCTAATGTTGATGATTCTATACGCGGCAATGCTAATCAAATGGGAGTAAGTATTTCCTTTGGATTAAATGGCCAAGAAATTGAAATAATTCGCACAAAAAAACGCGGGAAAAGTGCAAGTCTTGAACTCGTTATAGATGGAGTAAAGACTAATGAACTTCTGACAGAAACTCAAAAAAGAATTGATAAATTATTTGGTTTATCTTATAATTCTTTCCTTTCGACAGCAATCTTGAAGCAAGAAGATGCTGATTTTTTTGTACGCCAAAAACCAGATGAACGTAAAAAAATTATTGGTGAAATTCTCGACCTTAATCAATATGAACGTTTAGAAAAAATTGCCAATGAACAAAGAAGAAATTTAAAAGCAGAAATTAAAATTGAAGAAAATATTTATAATTCAATTAATCTAAAAGATATTGATGAAATTCAATCTCGACTAATTCAATCTAAAGAATATTTTGATTATGAATGTAATCTTTTACAAAAAAGACAAGAAAAATTAAATTCTATTCAAAAAGAAAATATGCTTATTGATTCTCAATTATCTAGGAAGCAAGAAGTATTATTGCATAATTCTCGTATAGAACAAATGATTCAGACGTTAGAAAAACAATTAAAAGATGAATCTTCGAAAATTGAAACCACAAAATCTGTTGTTATTACTTCTAATGACCAATCCGAATCAATTATAAAATTAGAAAATATTATTAGCGAAGCAGAAAAATTACTTCGCGTAAGCGAAGATTATGTTCAAAATAATTTACAAAATAAAATAGACTTACATAAAGAAGATTTTATAAATTTAGCGTCAAACTTAATAGATAGGCTTGAAACTAGTCGTAAAAAAGATTTAGAAAAATTAAATGACAGTAGAGCAGAATTAAGAACATCCGAAACATTATTAAAAAAACTTCAAGACGTTACATTTACAGAATGTCCAACTTGTTTGCAAGAAGTTGACCATAAAAAACATAATATAATTCTTCAATCTGTTAAAAAAACAATTGAAGATATTAATGCTCGAATTATTGAACAAGAAGTTCCTGTTGCTAGAATTCAGCAAATAATTGATGCAGTTCGCAAAGGTGAACATTTAGAGTTAGAAGAACATAAGGTAAAATTAAAAGAATTATCTGAAGAATTATCTGAAAAAAAATTAGATATAACTAATAAAAAAATTAAAATTGACGAATTAAGAACAATATTAAAAAATAAATCTTCTTTACAAACTCAGTATGAAGCAGCAAAACGTGAAATTAATTATTTAAATAATAGCATAAATGAAAAAATTGAAAATATAACTAAACTTAAAGAAGCTCTACAAGATGTTCCTGTAGTTATTGGAGAAAAAATTTCAACTGAAAAAGAAGAAAAAGATGTTAACACATCTAGAGAAAAAGTTGACAAGTTAATTCGTTATATTACTCAAGTCGAATCTGAATTTGAACAAGCGTTAGAATCAAAATCTAAAAAAGAAGAATTAGAAGAAAATCTTAAAGTAAAAATACATAAAATAAATTTATTGGATAAAATCTGTATTGCTTTTTCACGCAAAGGTATTCCAGCGGCAATTATTTCTACAGTTTTGCCAGAAATTGAAGAAACCACAAACTACTTTTTAAGTAAAATTAGTCATGGTCAACTTGCTATTTCTTTTAAAACCACAGAAGTTAATAAAAAAGGTGATGAAAAAGACACTCTTGATATTGAAGTTCATGATGGCAAAATCTGGCGTTCATTTGAATCTTTCTCTGGTGGAGAAAAATTTAGGGTTAGTCTTTCCATTAGACTTGCTTTATCAAAAGTTTTAGCCCGTAGGGCAGGTATAGAATTAGAACTTTTGATACTTGATGAACCAGCATCCGCATTAGACCCTGATGGAAGACAAGTATTTGTAAATACGATTAAATCTATAGCATCTGATTTCTCTAGATTGATTATTATGACACATCTTCCAGATTTAGCTTCTGAATTTGAAAATGCAGTTGTATTAACAAAATCAGAAGATGGAACAAAGATATTAGGTGAATAATGACAATAACTGATATTTATAATTTATATTTACAAGGAATTGGGGTTGAAAAACGCCTCGTTTTTTGCAATATAGAAACAAATGCTGGATTTGAAGTCAAAACTACAAAACAGTTTGAAAATGTCATGCAAGTTTTAGATGGTAAAGATTTATTTATCTTAAATCAACAAGAAGCCGATAATCTTATTTATTTTGAATATTTTGTTATGGCTAAAAAAGTAGAACCAGTCATTGCAATCGTGCGCCATCCAAATTTGACCAATGCCTATTGGAAAGAAAATCCCGACCATATAATCGACAATATTATAATTGAAGGCAATATATATCGCTACATTGATGTTGATTATGGTAATACAATGAGAGAAAATATTATTGAATTACCATCAAAAGTTGACGACGCTATTTGGACATTATTAAAAAGAAAATTTAAAGGTGCTTTTCTTAAAAATATTGATGTAGCAGATGCTTCCTATAGTTTGGTTTTTTCAAACACAAACAGATTTGACTATGTAACCGAACAAATTGGCGTTAAAATATATCCTTTAACAGTCGCTAGTGGAACACTAAAACAGATTACAATAAAGAGTGTATCCAATAAGGTCTGGAAAGAAATTAAGACGATAGGCAAGAAGCAAAATGAAAAAACAGAAGTTATTACTATTTGATGGTAACAATTTAATATATCGGTCTTTTTTTGCTATTAAAGACTTAAGTGCTTCAAATGGTATTGCAACAAATGCTGTTTATGGAGTTTTAAAATCTTTTCGTTCTACTATTCAAGAATTTAAACCTAATTATGTAATAGTTTGTTGGGATTCCGGTAAAAGAACATTTAGACACGAACAAGATTCTACATATAAAGCAAATCGGGGTCCAGCAGCCGATGACCTTAAAATTCAATTTCCTATAGTACAGGAAGCGTTTGATATTCTTGGTGTTTCTCAAATAACCGCGAATAATGTTGAATGTGATGATTTGATTGGAACAATAGCCACAAAAGCTGCAAAAGCAGACATTAAAGTAACAATTGTTTCTTCTGATAAAGATTTTTACCAATTATGTTCAGACAATATAAATGTCTATTCTTTTACAGCTAAGAAAAAAGACGGAAGTGGAATTATTGATGTTGATTATGTTAAGGAAAATTTTTTAGTTGAACCAAGTCAACTTGTGGATATTAAATCTTTAACTGGAGAAAAAACAGATAATATACAAGGTGTTAAAGGTATTGGTCCAAAAATAGCAACAAAATTGATTAAGCAACATGGAACAATTTTTAATGTTATCAACATATTAAAAAATAACACATTAATACCAGATAAATATAAATTAATACTTGAAAATCTTGATGTAATTGCTAACGCTTATGGACTTGCAAAAATTCGTACCGATGTTCCAATTCAAGAAATTCCAGTTAAATTAGTTGAGGAAATAGTAGTTGACGACGCTACTCTGAGAGAATTTTTTGAACGTTATGAAATGAAAACATTTTTACGTGAGTTTGAATCTTGGAAAAGATTGTTTGAATATAAAGTAACACTAGTTTAGGAATAAAAATGCAAGTAATCACTACGACAAATTTATTATCAAAATATAATATCACGCAAGAAACAGCAATGTCTCTGCTTACAAAATTGTCACCTAATGTTGATATATTGCCAACATCTACATTTAGTCTTGTTAAAGCACATGTAGATGGTATTAATGATGATATTTTGCTTGTTGGTGGTCATGATATTGTTCCTTTTGGTATTCTGCAAAATCCATGTAGTGACCCAGATAGCCAAGTCTATTCGGATGCTCCATATGCATGTACAAAAGACCCATTATTTTATGTACCGGATAAGATTGTTGGACGAATTCCAGACGAACAAATAAATGCAAAATTTGATTATTTAGAAACAGTAATAAATCTTCAAGCAGCACATATGCAAAATAACTCTCCTAATGTTGGATGGTTTAATATGGTTGCTTCTGTATGGAAAGGTATTTCAGATTTTATGAATTCAACCTTTAATATGAATAATCAAAATGTTGTTCCTCCTGTTCAATTTACAAATCTACCAGATGCACAAATCTTAGGCAAAAGATATCACTATTTAAACTTACACGGGGCTCAAGGAACGCCATATTATTATGGACAAGGACCCCAAGGCTATCCTATTGCTCTTGCACCTAAATCAGGTAACTTTAAAGATGGTATAGTGGTCACAGAAGCCTGCTACGGTGGTTGGTTGCAGAATAGGGATAGAAACTCATCAATACCGCTCATGGCCCTTCTAAGCGGTGCTGTAGGGGTCATAGCATCAACTGCTGTAGCATATGGACCTCCGCAACCTCCTGCTGATGGTGCAGATATGTTGACCTATTGTTTTTACCAACATCTACTTAAAGGTGAAACTATTGGAGAGGCTTTTTTAAATGCAAAAAAAGATTTTGCTACCAATATTATTCGTCGTGATGGTAATTTGGAACCAAGTAATAAGAAAACATTACTTGAATTTAATATTTATGGTTCACCTTCAATAAAAATATAATTATGCCTAGAAAATCTAAACTTGTTATTATCTCTAAATCTTATAAAGATATGCTTGAAGAAATCATGTTTAAATCTAATTTAAGCATTGGTGAAATAAGAAAAGTCATGCTTCATGGTTCAGATAGCAAAGTTATTTATTTGAATAAACTTGTTCAATTAGATGATATAGTTAATGAACTTTATCATAATTATGGGCCTGCTGCCATAAATAAAATGCTTAAACGTAAAAGAAAAGAACTAGAAAATAAAAGTTTTTTGAGACATTTCCATGAAAAAGGTTTCGAAAATTTACTTAATTTAACGAATGGAATATAAAGTGAGCGAAGAAACATTAGTAGAAAAAGTTTGGATTACTCCCGATGCTGAAAAATTAATTGCAGAAATTGCAAGAGTAAGCAATCCAGGTAATCAAAAAAATCCTAAATATGCAGGATTATTAAAATATTTAATTCAACATAAACATTGGTCACCTTTAGAAATGGCTAGTCTTTGCGTTTCAATAAATACAAGCCGACGCATTGCTCCTCAAATACTTCGACATAGGAGTTTCTCATTTCAGGAGTTTTCAACTCGTTATGCGGCTGTTGATGGATTTGTAAAGGTTAATCCCCGGCGTCAAGATTTTACAAATAGGCAATCTTCTCATGATGATTTATCAGTTGAAGATAAAATGTGGTTTGAGGAAAATAAAAATAAATTAGAAGAACTTGCCATGCAATTCTATAAAGAAGGATTGGATAGGGGGTTTGCAAAAGAAACGATGGCATTCGTCCTTCCAATGAGCGCAAAAACCCATATTTATATGACTGGAACCATTAGAAGCTGGATTCATTATATAGATTTAAGAGCAGATGTAGCAACTCAACTCGAACACAGACTTATTGCTGAAGAAGTGAAAAAAATTATTATTCAAGATTTACCAAATATTGCTATCGCTATGGGCTGGACTGAAGAAAATTAAGATTTGACAAAATTTTCGTATTTTGGTATCCTTTGTTTAAAGGAGAAATTACTTGTTAGCATTTATTTTTAGTTTTTTGTTGATGTTTATGCCACATACATATGTTGCACAGCATCATTATAATCTTGAACAAACAGGATTTCGAGGTGGATTTAGTCGTAGTTATAGTAGAGTCTATTCTTATCCCAGAACATATACGCCATCAAACAATGTTTATAGAAGCACCGTTGTAAATACGACAGTTGTTCGAAATTCGACTCTAAACAGTTCCACTATACATACAACTGTCAGAAGTGTAACTGTTAACAATCAGTTTGCAAATGCATACTATAGTCGTAGGGCTCCATACTCGTATTCATCTACTAACTATTACCATTACGGCTATTCATCGTATGGCTATGGGTACGGTTATCACCCATATAACTATTATGGTTATCATTATTGCGGATTTGGTTGTGACCCATTTACAACGCTATTTATGATTGACCTAATGACCAATCATAATAATCAAGTATATTATTATGGGGCACCTCCACAAACTATTGGACAACAGGTATTTGGTGGCCCTGTAATTACAGCGGACGCGCCTCAATCACAAACATACATGATGTTATCAATAATATTGATGATTTTTGTAATATTATTGATTATATTTTTAATATTTGGTTTCGCATTTGCCTATAATTCAAGTAGATTTTAATATCACTTGACAGAGGTAGTATAATATGAGCATAGATATTTTACAAGTAGTTCAAAACTATTTGAAAATAAATCATCCACATTTATCAGGGGCAAATATTCATTTAGATACGCAAAATGGAGCCCATGATTTACAGTTTGCGGAATCACCATTGCTTCCAAATGTTGACCAATCTCATGTAAATGAGAATGATTATCAAGTCGCAACTATAACAGGAAATGTTGAAGTCGAAGGAGGAGTATCAATTCCTAAGATTTTAAAACTTACTGTTAAAGATGGAACCGTTCAAAAAGAATTGCAAAGTAAGTAAAAATAAGAATGAAAGGAGAATTAGACAAAGCAGATTTTATCTTTATAGAAGCGCACGTTGAAATAAAATGTGCTGTTTGTAATTATGTATTTCAAGATTTCCCTGCAACCGAAAATTTAATCTTTCCATGTCCTAAATGCCATAGATTATTTAGATTAGCATATGCAGTTTTACCCCTTAAAAAGGATGAAGTCGAAAGATATACAAAAATGAATTACTCTCAATCTAAAAGGGTAACCCAAGCTTCGTTTAATGACCTACCAGAATAATGTCACAAGTATTAGTAGTTAACAAATCATATCAATTCTTACAATTTGTAACAGTTCGTAAGGCTATTAAACTTGTCGTCAAGGGTAAAGCCGAAATTGTTGAAAAAGTTGATGATATGTTCATGCAAACTATGCGTGAAATGATTCCAATTCCTTCTGTAATACGTTTGTTATCTTTTATTAACTTTGCTGCAAAGCCAGTTTCGTTTACTCGTCGTCGTGTATTGACTCGCGATAAATTCACCTGTCAATATTGCAAAAAGCGCAATGTAAAGATGACCATTGACCATGTTATTCCACAATCAAAAGGTGGAAAATCAACTTGGGAAAATTGCGTTGCCGCATGTATTCCATGCAATAAACGTAAAGGCAACAAATCACTTGAAGAAGTTGCTCAGTTAGGTATGGTTTTGGATAAAAAACCAAAACAACCAAGCTTTGTCGAATTTCTAAGATGTTGTGCATTTTTAGCAGATGAAAAAACTGCTCATAAGTGGTCTGAATTCATCTATATCTAAAAAGTTAAAAAGCTGGGGAATAAATCCTGGCTTTTTAATTTGAATTTCTATTTATTATAAGGAAAACAAAATGTCTCACTTGACAAAAGTTAAAACTAAATTAAACGACGCTAAAAAACTAAAAAGAGCGTTGATTTGGCTTGGTTTTAAAATCGAAGAAAATAAAAAAATAAATTCATTAAATCAAGTTCCAGTTTGTGATTTTGTAATCACAAACGTAGGTCATTGGAATGTTGGATTTTATAGAACAGAACAAGGAATGTATGAAATCGTTGGAGATTCAGTTTCTTGGGGTCCAATGAAAAAATTTGAAAGACTTAAAGTAGCTCTTAAAAATTCAAAAAATGATGATGATTGTAGAAATATATTTGCTGGAATAATTGCTCAAGCGGCTGCGGTGACAACTGCTATTGTAGAAGCAGAGAATTTAGGTCATACAATTGTAGTATCTGACCCTGATAAAGATGGTATCATTCACGCCAGAGTGGAAACAGCAAGTGCATAATGAAGAAATCATTTGAATTAAAATTTGACCTAAATGGCAATGTTGAAATGTTTAATATTAAAGGTGTAGAAGGATTAGCATGTCTTGATGTGACTAAACCTTATGTGGAATCATTAGAAGATAAAGATAATCCAGCCGAAACAATAATTCATGATACTGCTAAAAATTATGTTAAAACAGAGCAAGGTATAGATGAACTTGCATAATGTCTAAGAACAATTTATTTATTGATACATTAGAAACAATGTTAAAAGCTAACATGACTCCGTGGATTATAACTCACGAAGAAGAAAGGCTTATTTTTTCATTGCGTAAATTAGTTCCTAAATTTAAAGGTTCAGATTTTAGAATACTAGTTTGGTCGGTAAGTGAAGGATTATATGATTATACATCTTTTTTAAAGCCTAATGAAGTTGGTAAATTTGGTAAAATTAAACCTGTTATGGCGGATGAAGTTTTAAAAGATTCTATATTAGGAGATTCCATTAAAAAAGATGCAAAACAAGTCTACGATTTTGATGAATTGATTCATTTTTTAAAAGAAAACGGTAAAAACAATATAATCCTAATTAAGGATATTCATTTCCTTGTTAATCACCGTGTTGCTTCTTCTAATTTAAATATTAGAAAAATTAGAGATATTATTTCAAGATTTAGAACCGACAATCAATGGTTGATGCTTTTATCTTTAAACGATGATATTCCATCAGATTTAGAAAAAGAAATTCAAATTTTAGATATGCCTCTACCCGACCAAGAAGAAATAGGAATTTTATTAAAAAATGCTTTATTAAGTTTTGAAAAAGCATTCGGGAAAGACATAAAAGTAAACGTAACTAATGATTTAGCAGATAAAATTATTTTTAACTTACTTGGTTTAACAGAGACAGAAATCTCACAAGTTTTAACATATACGTGTGTAAATAACACCGGAATAAATGCCACATGTCTTAATGATATTAAAGATATGAAGCGTCAAATAATTGAGCGTAAAGGCTATCTTGAGTTTATTCCAACTAGTACGACCATCGAAGTTGGTGGTCATAATCTATTTAAAGAATATGTCTATGAACGTTCGCTATATTTAAAGAAAAACTTCAGAGAAGAATTCTCTTTGCAGACTCCAAAAGGAGTCTGCTTGGTTGGGGTTCCTGGTGCGGGGAAGTCCCTCTTTGCTCGTTATTTAGGTGCTGAATGGCAAGTTCCGTTAATTAGATTAGATATGGGCGCTTTATTTGGTGAAAGATTAGGTGAATCAGAAGAAAGTTTAAGAAATGCTTTAAAAATTGCTGAAGCAAGCGCACCATGTATTTTGTGGATTGATGAAATTGAGAAAGCAATTGGCGGTTTAAATTCAAGTGATTCAGGAACTACTCAGCGTGTTTTTGGTAAGTTATTAACTTGGATGAGTGAACGCAAAGAAATGGTCTATATTTATTCTACAGCAAATAATATAGATATTATTCCTCCAGAATTTAAACGTGCTGGGAGATTAGATTCGATATGGTGGGCCGACCTTCCTGATGAAATCGAATGTGAAAAAATAATTGAAATTCAATGTAAGCAAAAAACTGTTAAATTAGATTTACAAGATATTAAATATTTATCTAAAATTGCTTTTGAGTTACAACTTACTGGTGCTGAAATTGAACATGCAATAATAGAATCTTGTTATAAAGCGGCTTCAAGGTCAAAATTATTAAAAGAAAAAATTGACGTAAATAGACAGATTGTTGAAGAATCAATGAAATTTATTAGGCCATATGCAGTTACTAATTCTGAGGGCTTAAAGAAAAATAGAATTGAAGCACTTGAAAAGTTTGAATTTACCAGTTCTTCTTCAAAAACAAGAGCCGAAAAGATAAAAGGCGATATTGCGGCACATAAATCTGAATTTAACGAAAATTAAAAATAAGATAATAGTTCGCCGAGCGGCAAAACGTTATATATTTTCAACATAGGGATTTACCCTAAAGAAACACACCAAAATTGGAGAAAATCATATGTCAAGACGAACAACAACAGAAGTTGCTGGTTCTGCGGGCGGTCAAGCCGTAGTTAGAAAATACGGTCGTTCACATATGGCAAAAATCGGTAGCCTTGGTGGTAATGCTGTGGTCGATAAGTATGGAACTAACTTTCTTAGCTTAATTGGTTCACTAGCTAACCCAAATCTTTCCGAAACTCGCCGTACTCGCATTGAACGTGAAATTAATCGCACAGTTCAATAACCTAATCTGAAAGGATAAGGAGGGTGAAAACCCTCCTTATTTTGTAATCTATGAGAAAATCAAATTATAATTTTAAAAAAGATATAGTATTAGGTCATAAGGGTGAAGATAAAGTTTTAACTACCATACAAAAAGTATATCCTTTATCTAAAAGAGTAGAGGGTTATAATCCTTTCTATGATATAGAGATACCCGAAATTAATAAAACGCTAGAAGTTAAGAATGATTTACGTGCAGTTGATACAGGTAATTTAGCTATAGAATGTTTTAAGAAAAATGGTGACCCGAGTGGAATAATGATTAGTCAAGCAGATTTTTGGGTAATATGTGTTGGTGAAAAAATGTTGCTAATGGGTAAAGATAGATTAAAAGAATATGTACAAAATAGTAATTTTAGGACTGTTTGGGGCGGCGATAGAAATGCCACACAAATGATGCTTGTACCATTAAAAGAGATATATAAAGAAAGTTGGGTAGTAGAATTAGGATGAAAACTGTAGAATCTTCTAACAAGTTAATGATTTACTCGGAATTGAGTAAATTTATGTTTTTTGTAGACCAAGAAAACAAATCAAAATTTGAAACAATTTTACTTGACAAAGATAAAATTCGTGTTATGGTAACTAAGAACGGTAGAGGTCACCACATTGATTTAACACCGCAAGAGTTATATACAATCGCTGAATTTTATGCTAAAATTTTTAATGGAAGATAATTAACAAATGGCAAAAACTACTATTTTAACTCTAGATGATGAAAATTCAACTCGTTCTGAAAAAATTCTCCGTAGACGTTGTGTAGCAATAGATAATCCTCAAGACCCAGAAATTGTTATACTTGGACAATTAATGGGAAAAATTTGTTCTCAAAAGGGTGTTGCAGGAATTGCTGCGAATCAATTAGGTAAGAATGTTCGAATGTTTGCATTATCTAATGGAGAAGGCAAACCTCCATTGTATTTTGTAAATCCTAAAATTTTATCTTTCTCGGATGAAACTAACTCACAAATAGAAGGTTGTCTTTCCGTGCCAGGTAAAGGTGGCTATGTAACTTGCCCAAATACTGTTAGATTACGTTGGCAAGACCATAATAAAAAATTCTATGAATTCGAATTTAAGGATTTTTGGGCAAGGGCTGTATGGCATGAAATGCGTCATTTAAATGGTGGACTATACATTGATGAATGTGATAAAATATTTACCGATGAAGAGTTAGAAGCTAAATTTAAAGAAATTAAAGCCCAGGAAGCAAAAGAAGATAAAATGGATTTAGTTTTAGTTCCTGCTGATGATGAATCTTAGCCTGCTTGTATTAATATAGGCTTATTAAATGACAGATAAAATCTTTACTAACTTACATGTTCATTCACAATTTAGTTTGGGTGATTCAATAGCTCGTTGCGAAGACATTGTTAAACGCGCTAAGGAATTGGGCATGAACTCAATATCTATCACAGACCACGGCACACTTGCTGGATGGTTGATGTTTAAAGAAGCATGTGATAAATATGGTATAAAAGGTATCTTTGGCATGGAAGCCTATTTTGTGGATGACCAAAAAAGCGTATTTGTAGCAAATGCAAAATTAGATGAACTTCGTGAAGAAGCTAAAATCTTAAATAAAAGTAAAGATGCCAAATCTAAATCTAATTTATCTAAACTTGAAACCAAAGTAGAAGAAGCAACAATCATACGCGACAAAATGCGTAAATATAATCATTTAATTTTACTTGCTAAAAATTGGGAAGGTTGTCTTGCATTAATAAGAATGCATAATGCTGCGGTCATTGATGGTACATACTACAAGCCAAGACTTGATTGGTCTGTTCTTGAAAAATATGTTACCAAAGGTGATGTTATTGCTCTTTCAGCATGTTTAGGTGGAAGAATAGCCAAGTTAATTGATGGTCAAGATACATTAGGTGCTGTTGAAAATATCAATAGATTTAATAGTATTTTTGGTAAAGGAAATTACTTTTTAGAACTTCAGTTAAATGATATTAATTTACAAAAAACAGTTAATGTAGAACTAATCAAATTATCTGAAAGCACAGGAACACCATTGGTTGTTACTTGTGATTCTCATTATGTTGAAGAAGGTGGCCACGAAACTAGGGCTTTAATTCGACAATTAGGACAAGAAGATTATTCTATGAATGATGATATGCTTGTTGATTTGTATATTAAAAACGAAGATATGCTTTTTAAATCTTGGCAAAAATATATGCCTGATGTTGAACTTAAATATTTAGCAGAAGCAATAAAAAATACTCGCCAAATAAGTTCAATGATAACAAATTTTCCTTTTGATACATCATTAAAGTTTCCAACATTTGAAACTAACAATGACGATAATCAAGAAGATTTTCTAACAAAAAATGCATTAAAAGGATTAATAAATAAAGGTTTACACACAAAACCCGAATACATTTCACGATTAAAAAGAGAACTTAAAACAATAACTAAATTGGGTTTTGCTTCTTACTTTAATGTAGTTGGAGATTTAGTTGGCACAGCTAGACAAAAACAAGCAGTAGGGCCAGGACGCGGAAGTGCTTCGGGTTCTTTAGTTGCTTATTGTTTAGGTATAACTAATGTAAATCCTATAGAATTTGACCTTTATTTTGAGCGTTTTCTTGATGAATCAAAAGGCATTATGATGCCTACATTTGGACTTGAAATTGCTAAAATGTCATTAAATGAAGAAGAAATATTAAAGGCTTGCGAATGTCATCACAAATAACAATTAATAAATCGTTTGAGCTTTTAAAAAAATTAGTAAAAGCTAAATTAGAAATAACACCCAGAATAAAGAAAGAATTAGAACTTTTAGAAGAAGCCCCTTCCTTTATTCCTGAATCTTTTTTAAAAGCCTATCAAGCAATACATATTGAAAAAATTTCTACAGCGCGTCCAGTTAATGAATGCCATTCTCAAATAGCCTTTGAACTTGGTATAACTTCTATGTCTCCGGGTAAAATTTCATTTCATTATCCGGTGGCTCCATCTGCCCTCCCAGATATAGATAATGACTTTGCAGATAACGCATCTGTTAAAGATTATGCAATTCAAAAATATGGTGAAGATAGAGTATGTAATATTGGGACGTATGGCAAATACAAATTTAAATCATTGTTAAACGATATTACAAGATTATTTAAAGATGAGGACGGAGAAAGACTTATTCCTCTTGAAGAAGTTCGTCAACTTGCCAAAAAATTAGGTCTTAAAATTGACCAAGAAATTTCTACCGATGATGATATAGATAATGATGAAGGTATTGAATTTAATAATGAAGATATTGAAGATTTTCAGCGTAAATATCCTTATATTTTCTCTCACTTCAAATCATTATTAGGACTTCCAAAATACGCAGGTCAACATGCTGCTGGAGTTTTAATTCTTCCAGAACCATTCGCTCAAACATTTCCTATTCGCCGAAGTAAAGATGAAATATGCACAGAATGGACAGAAGGCCAAGGCGTTAGTGAATTAGGGTCAATGGGTGGTATTAAAATTGATTTACTTGGTCTTAATACTTTAAGAGTTTTAGAAGATGCCAATTTACTTGTTGTTCAGAGATATAATCTTGATGAAAATTCAGATAGTCCCTGTGCATGTAAAGAAGAAGGCAAAGATTGCTCAACAAATTTTAAATTACCCTTTATTAGCAGAAAGAATCTACAAGGTCAAGATGTTAAGTTAATTGATTTAGACAAATTATGTCTAAATATTAAGCCTATATTTAATATCATTGCAGAAGGAAAAACAGAAGGCATATTTCAATTTGAACCTAGAGGAATTACTGAATTTGCTAAATCCTATGGTCCCACCGAATTTGCAGATTTATATTATATAACATCACTTTATCGTCCCGGCGCAATGGACTGTCATTTAGATAAAGATGGTATGCCTATAGATAAAGACACAGAGCCACACGAATATGCTAAAGCCAAAGGCGCACATGTGCGTTTTGTTGAGCGCCGTCACGGTCGAGATAAAATTACATTCCCTGCTCCACAATTAAGTGAAATTCTTGGGCCTTCTATGGGTATTGCTGTGTTCCAAGAAGATATTTCAAGAATTGTAATGAATATGACTGGATGTTCGTTTGCTTCAGCAGAAAAAATTCGTAAATATTTTACAAAAATTAAGCCCGAATTATTAAGAACGGACCCTAAAACAATTGCTTACGTTGAAGAAATGGAAAAGCAATTTGTCGAAGATTCTGTAAAAAATGGAGCAACCCGCGAACAAGCGTTGGGTGCTTGGAATACAATTTTGCCATTCGCAAGATATGGTTTTAATAAAGCACATGCCGTATCTTACTCTCTTATCAGCTATCAAACCGCTTTTTTTAGAGCATTTTATCCTCTTGAATTTTTTACATCTTTGTTAACACATAATATTTTAAAAGAAGATAAAGTTAAAGATTATATAAGAACGATTCAAAAAAATAATTACTCTATCCGTAAACCTAATATAAATAAATCACATATAAAGTTTTCTATTGATGCTGAAACCAACAGTATATTTAGCGGATTAGAAATGATTAAAGGTGTGGGCGAAAAGGCTGCTGCTTCTATTGTTGAAAATAGAGAACAGCATGGACCATTTACATCGTTAGATGATTTCTTGAGTCGTGATATAACTTGGCGAATTGTAAGTCGTCGTGCTTTAGAACCATTGGTCAAATCTGGTGCTTTTGATGATATATCTCCAAACAGGGCATTAACATTAGCCAAAATATTAATCGCTAAAGGTGCTGCAAAAAAATCAGATTATGAAACAATTGATATGTTTGATGAAGAAGATGGACCTAAAAAAGCAGGCCGTAAAAACATAGATATTGTTGTTGTTGATTGGGAAGAGAATGAAAAACTTAAATTTGAAAGAGAAGTTTTTGGGTTCCCTTTTGAAGATGCTATTATTAAACATATTAATTCTGTAAAAAAATATTTTGAGAGTTTTAAAAATGTTGTCGCGAAAAAAAATAAGTTTGCAACTTGTGGAGTTATAGAAGATTTATTTGTAAAACCTGATAAAAATGGAAATAATATGGCTTTTATGACGGCAACAAACTTAGATGGTGAAAAGCAAAGGTGGGTTATGTTTTCATCAATTTACATGCAATTTTCATCTAAAATATTTAAAGGCGAGCCATACTTTGCTTTTGGAAAATATGAACCAGAATACGAATCATATTTAATTGAAGGACTTGAAACTGTAAACAACTTTATAAGTGTATTCAATAAAAAAGAAACAAAAGATACTTGAATAGCAAATTAACAACGTGTAAACTAGGAATAGCAATCATTACTAATAAGGAAACTTATGCCAAATACAATTAAAACAAAAAAAACAAAACACATATCAAGAGAATTAGAACGCGAATTAATACGTGATTATCAAGAAAATGGAAATAATTATGCCCTTCAAGAATTATTAGAAGCGCACAATCCATATGTTCAACAATTAGCATCAAAAGCATTTACACAATTTAATAAGGTAGTAGAATTTGAAGACCTTGTACAACAAGCAAGATTAGGATTTATACGTGCCGCACAAGAATTTGATTTGACAAGGTTAGTGGATAACGAAGATTCACCAAATTTTGGTCAACCATTAAGATTTTTAACTTATGCTCACACTAAAATAAATGCTCAGATGCAAGAAGCATGGCATCATGCACATCCTGTTCATATTCCTGCACATATTTTAAGAGCCATACATTTTAAAAAAATTGATGAAAAAAGTCCTCAAACTCCAAAGTCTTTAGAAAATAAAAGAATCGCTAAAATTGGAATGAAGGGCGAATCTTTGGATGCATTAACAGAAGATTTTCGCAATAAAGAAGGCCGTTCTTCAAATAATTTTGAAATTCAATATAATGAAAATGGCGTAAAAATTGCTGACCCAACCTTTGAAGATAGCATTAAAGAAATATTTTCTCCAATGGTTTCTTCTGCTCTAAAAAAATTAACATCTAAAGAAATCAAAATATTTAATATGCGTACTGGTTTAGAAGATGGTACAAAATATTCAATTGAAGATATTTCTGAAAGATTAAAATTAGACGTTATTGATGTAGATAAAACATTTAAAAAAGCTAAACGAATTCTTATAAAAAATTTACGTGACCCATTTAATCAAAAGAAGGCTGTTCCAAGGAAAGAATTGTTATAAGTTATGCTGCATGAGGTACAAGAAAAAGTCCTCATTCAGGAATATTTAAAAAACAAAAATTCATATGCATTAGAAAGATTGATATACGGTCATGAAGGTTACATTTGGAAATTAGTAAATCAATATTTTAAAGCATTTAAAGAAGATGTTCCTATTGAGGACCTTTATCAAAGCGCAATTTTAGGATTTATTCAAGGTATTCAAAAATACAATATTAAAAAAAATGTAAAGTTGCTATCTTTCATTCATTGGGATATTGTATCGGCAATGTTCGATACCTATTGCAAAAATTTACCTGTTCATATTCCAAATAATATTGCAAGAAATTTTGTTTGGAATACAGATAAATCGAAAGAAGAACAAATAAATAAATTATACAAAGAAATAATGAAACCTATACAATTGCAAAGAAATTTTGATTCTTCTCAATCTGATGATGTTTCTATTAAAAATAATAATTTTTATGATTCAACTTATGAAGAATTTGAAAAAAAATATTTACCAAATAATGTATGGGGCGCAATTAATACGTTACCAAAAAATGAAAGAATAACATTTTTATTACGCTCAGGTATTTTGACAAATGGTGATAAATACAATTTAAAAGAAATAAGTTTTAAATTACAAAAATCAGAAAAAGAAATTGAACTTTTACTTAAAAGAGCTAAAGAAAAATTAAAAAGAAACTCTCAAATAAGAGAATTTCTAATGAAATAAGGGCCAATTAAGGCCCTTATTCTTTTAAAACCAAGTAGTTTCAAATTTGTGTCGTCCTGTGTTTTCCAAAGCTCCGATACGCTTTAGGAATGCATTTCTTGCCATATCAAAATTATTTTCTTTTGAAAGAAATTTCTCATCTGGTTTTTCTAAGTCTGGAGAATATAGAACTTCACCTAAATAACCTGATTTCGATAATGATAATGAGATTGTAGTTATTCTATCTTTTTCACAAACTGCGATAGCAACAACTTGTCCTTCATTCATTGCAAGGGCACAATATTCTTCTTCACTTAATTTGCCTTGAATGAAAAGGCGGTCCAAATTTGAATCCATATTCGAAGGACCAATCTCATTGATTTAAGATTTATGCAAAGAAGATTGAGCTTCCTGCAACAGTTGGTGCGGCACTTGCTCCGACTGTAAAAGTATTTGAAGATGCAACATATGTAGTTGTGGTAACATGAAGTGTACCAGTTGCAATCATTTTTGCTAAATCAACAACATCGTTAACATATGGTGAACCATCAGGTTTTACATTGTAAACTTGTGGATGACGAGGATTGAAATAATAAGCATCGAAAAGGTCAAGTGGAACAACTTCTGTTGTGCCTGCTGCGATGTTAAGTCCAAGTAAAGAAACAATTACGTTTTCAGTTCCAGGATTTTTTAAACCAAATCCGACATTAGATGTACGGAATGTTTGGCCGAATGAAATTAAAGCCATGTTTTTTCTCCTAAAGCGCGGTTGTCGATAGATTAAAGACTATATGCGTCTATTCCTAAAGTAAGCAAGTTTTTTGAATTTGTTAATACCAATTTATACCAAAATACATTCTTTTTGACCTTTTTCATAACAAAGCCAAGTGGTTCCGTTGTAAACGCAGAATGATATTTTTGTAGTTGTCCATTTTCTACAATTTTCTAATGTTACTGGAGGTAACTTTTCATCTAATTTATATATTTGATTTTTAATAATTATATTATGAACAATATGATTTTTTAACTTATTTTCGTCTATGCTAGAATTTGTAATCATATCTTTGTTTACATTCGCGCCCATTAAAAATATGACGAGAAGTAAGCATAGAAAACGCATTTATTATTTAATAGTCTTTAAAGGCTACCCTCCTGAATCAAATATTGCGGAAGTATTGGCCATTGTGTATAGAATCTATCTGAATTTAATCCTATTACAATTGAATTGTTACCAAGTGAATCCCCAATTTTGTTTGTTTTTAACTCATTAAATGAGTCTATAAATAAAATATAATTTTTTGGAATATTTATTTTTTGTGGGCCAAATACTAATAATCGTTTATAACGATTTTGTTTGTCAACACCATGAACTACAAGTTCATCTAATATTTCAAATATTAATTTATTTTCATCAAAAAAACAATTTCCTGTAATTAAAGTATTTAGACGTTTCTTTAATGTTGTAATTTGACCTTGATGTGTTCCTGCAATATTATCAATATAATCAATTACAGAACCACTAAATTCATTTCCTGAAGAAAATGCAGGTAATACATCTGCTGAAATAGGCATCAAAGATTTCATATCGTGAGTAACCAAAGAATCACTATAATTTACGGGAACAGGTGGTAATCCAATATCCCACATAGAATGCCAATTTCCATCGGTAGGGTCAATAATACCAAGAACTACACTTCTATATGTTTGAATAGTTCCATCGGCATTAATTCCAACTGGAGTTACATTATAAAGTTCTTGTGAAATATTAGGATTTAACGCATTCATTGAATGGAAACTCAACGTTTGAATATCTGTATTTGAAGCAATAGGAATGCTTGTTGTAGGATTAATTTTTTCTTGAAACTTAACATAAACATAATCACCTGGGTTTGCTTGATAAGTTGTTCCAGTAGGAATATATCCTGCTCGACCATCACCAAGAAAAACATTAATTTGACTTGTTACTGAAAGATGTGCAACAGGTGAATTAGCTTCGGTTGGTTGGTTAATAGTAGCGACAGATGTAGCACTTAATGCTGTACCATCGTATCCATCATCTGGAACAGCTTCATATGTTATGGTTGCAGAAATAGTCGCAGTAAAATTACTATCAGAACCAATGCTAGAGGGCGCTGTATATAAACCGGCAGCAGAAATAGTTCCATCTGTTGAATCACCATTTGGAATGCCATTAACATACCATTGAACTTGATTAGTTACGTCAACGGGTGTTTCATTTTGTTTTAATTCATAAGCCTCGAAATTTTGTACCTGTGTTGGATATAAAGATACATTTTGAGGTATAATAACAAGAATTGGTGGAGGACCAATATATTCATCATGTGTACAAGTAAATGGTGCAGTAACAGTTCCGCAATATGCTTGAAGATTTAAAGTGTAAGTTCCTTTTGTCATGTTTTCAGGAATAATAAAAGAAATTTGTGTATCTGACCATTGCACACTTGAAGGTTGGTAAAAATCACCATAACTATCAGTAAAGTTTACAACACCAGAAGAACCAAACCCGGTTCCATTGATTTCTAATGTTTCTCCAGCACCACCAGCACCAGATTCACCTGTAGTTTCATCAACAATAGAGAATATTGTTGGGCTTCCTAGCAACGTAAATGTTGAAGTTACATCTGGATGAGTTCCGTCATCTAAAATAACTGTACAAGTTCCTGGAGGAATTCCGTTAGGAATTGTACATGTTATTTCTTGAGAAGATACATAATTGACATTTGTTGCTGGGTGTGATAAATCATTAATATAAACAGTAAAACTACTATTTAAATTTGTTCCATTTAATGTTATTGTTGAATTTGGTCCTGTAGGGCAACAACCATTTGCTGCTGTGCTTACTGTAAATGTAGGCGCAGTATAAGGTGGATTGACAAAGATTGTAGCTGTTGCTGTTAAACTTGATAAAGTTGCTTGAACAATAGTAGTTTCACCATTGGCAGAAACAGAAGATGGTGATTGGAAAAGTCCCGGAGAAGGGAATGAACCACTTCCTGAAACAACTGTCCAAGTACATTCTTGGGTTACATCATTTGTCGAACCATCTGATTGTGTACCAATACATTCAAGATTTTCTTGTGAACCTACAATGATTGTGCTTGTAGATGGGGTAATTGCAATACTTACATCACTAGGTTGATAAGTAAAATATTGATTTTCTGCTCCAGTATAATCGTACCAAGTTGTATCATTTCCAATGCTACTTGTTGCACTACCATTAACTTCACCATTACATGAACCTAAATATAATTGAGTACCTGGTGCCACAGTTGGAGTACAAACAAACCGAGCAACATGAACCGTAGCACCAGTTGAGCAAGTTAAATTTACATAATCAAATGGAACACCAGAACAATAATTAAGTCGTGTAGGATAACCATTTCCACCTGTACTAACCATTTCGTAACCAATACAACCAACTGCACCAAGTTCCACACCATTGCTTGCGGCAGCATCAATTTGGTCACCGTCTCCACAAGTGAATCCAACTGCAACAGAGTTTTGGTTTGAACTTGATAAACTTGAAAAAGTATTAGAATCCCATATTAAAATAGATACGGTTCCATCTGTATTTTCGGCAACAAGTGCTGTGCCTTTATAATTTCCGGGATTATCAAAATATGCATAATTACAATTTCCTGTTGGTGTTTTGGCTAATCCACCACTACCTGCATCGCTAACACCTGCATATAATGTTGCAATTGGAACATCCGTATTACTATTTCTATCTGTAAAAACAGGAGTTGATTTTGGTTGGTTTAAAGATTTTTTTCTAACTAGCGCATCAGAAAAATCACTACTAACAAGAGGACCGCTTACAAGCCCTTCTGTTGCTCCAGTCCATTGAAGTTGACCAGATACACTTGTGCCTCTCCAAAATTCACGCTCAGAAAGATAAGCTAATTCTTGCACTAAATTATTTATTTCAAGCTGAATTAAATTAAATGCTTCTTCAACATATGCAATAATATTATTAAGTTCTCTTGCTGTTACTCTAAACGCCTCATAGAAAGGACAATCAAAATAAGTTGATTGATTAGCTTGGTTAGAATCAACCCAATCAATTCTTAAACGAGAAAATCCAGGTTCTACCCGTGCTACACCTGTATTAATTGTAATTACGCTAAAGTTATCACCTGATGTTGGTGTTCCAAATATTTGGCTAGGTAATGCAATTCCATAAGCATTTGCAGGAAGAGGATATACTTGAGATTGTCCAATCGCAGCATTAGGAGAAGAAGGAAATCCAGCAGAAGCAACTCCTGAATTACGTTGAAGTTGACTTCCTGTTAATATTTCATAACCTCCATATGGTGTTTGTTGATACTGTAATGGAGGTTTTGGGTCATATAAACAAATAATAGCATTTACATTTGTAGCTATACTTGGAAGCGTAAAATTTAAAATTTCAGACATTTATACTGCTTTTCCCTTAAGATACTTTAATGCTTTACGAAATCCTTTTGAACTTGGTAATTGTGCAACAAAATCTTTACTTATTGTATTTTTTACTTGAAAAGAACTTAATAATGATATAAAGTGATTTTCTTTAACAAGCCCTATAACACAAGTATGCGAACTATCAAACAACTTATCGTTTTCAGGAATTGTTAAAAGTGCCATTGGGCCACTTGATGTTGGAACACAAATTAAATAATTATTATTTTCAATGGATATAGATGTTCCAGAATCGGCCATAATTTTTATTTCATTATTGTTTAAATCTATTAATTTTAATGAATCTAAAAATTTAAGTTCATTATTATTATAGATTGCTTTACCTGTCCAAAAAATATTATTTCGAGAAGTAACATCATCAATGTTGAATGCATTTTTTGATTTCTTTTTATCAATACTTAATTTATTTTTAAGATAAGTTTCAACATCAATAGACTTGGAAGTATCTGTAAACAAACCATGACCACAAACGGGTTGTGCTGGATAAGGATTATTTATAGGATATGCTAAAGGTTTTATATCCCATTCACTTTGAAAATATCCCGTTATTGGGTCGCATATACCTATTAATATTGAAAATGGTCTAGTATAGGTTCCATCGCCATTATCAACTAATTCTCCTTGATTATACATTTGTGTCGGAATATTTGAACTTTCGGCATAGGCTGCAAATTGACTTAAAAGTTGACTTCCGCCACTAGGAATTGCAGCCTTATATTGATTTAATGTTTCTTGATATTGAGCAATCCAATATTGTCCTGGTGCTAAAGAAATACTTGTCCCAACAGGTAAATATCCACTTCTTGTATCACCAAAAAAAACATTAATTTGACTAACAACCATAACATTACAGGTGGCAGTTTGGGGTACAGTAGCATATAGAGTTGCAATAGCATATCCACTTAATTCAGCGGAATCATAATTTTTTAATGCCGTTATTTTTACATTGGTAAAACCAGGTGAAAGTCCTGGCGCAGTATAAAAACCTGTATCATCAATTGTGCCAAATGTACTATTTCCTCCTAAGACACCATTTACAAGCCAAGAATCAGCCGTAGTTTCTTCTCCATTAAGATAAGCAATAAATTGTTGTGTTCCAAAAGGCAACGAAATTGTTTGCGTTGATGGTTGGACTAACAAATCATTACAAGTAGTAGGTGGAGAAGGAGGCGTTGGTAATGTGCAATTTTGAGTCATTACATTTACCGTTGTAGAAAGACCATTGTAAGATGCAGTAATTTGATAATTTACGTTAATTGTTTGAGGAGCTTCATAAACACCATTTTGAATATATCCTGATGTTGCACTCCAAGTTGCTAAATCAGTAACATCAGTACCATTATATAGTGCGGTATAATTATTGCTAGAAGCAGAACAAACAGTCGAAGGTCCATTAATTATAAATGTTGGGGATGCGACAGGAGCGCAACTAGATGGAACTACAAACGCTGTATTATTTGATGTTCCTGCACTATTTAGTGCATAAACATAATAGGTTCCACCACTTGATGGAACATCTGAAGGTATATCTACATTAACCGTATAATTTATACTATCGGTTGTTTGAAAACTTCCTGGTACGATAGGTATATTTTCATTCGTTCCAACAAAATATACAGTCATATCAGATGTAAAGTATTGACCAGTTAATGTAGTTTGTTGTCCAGGACAACATGATGCAATCGAAGTTAAAACAGGAACTACAGGGGCTGATAAAGTTGATGTAAAGCAACTATTTGGAATAACTAAGCCATAAGAATTGGAGGTTCCGCTATCTGTAGAAACAACCAAATTATATGTGCCAGGACTTGTTATACTTGATGGAATCATAACAACAAGTGACGTATAATTATTTGTAATAATTGGAAAATTATACATACCGTCCGAAGTTAAAACTTCAGCATCTGAAGTAAAATTATTTCCATTTATAGTAATATTTTGACTTGGACAACCTGATTGAACATTAGTTATAGTTGGGTTGGGAGCCATAGTAACAAATGTTTCATTAACACCTCCAATTGTTCCACCGCTATCTGTATCTTGAACTTGGAGAACAACTTGGTCAGTATTATTAAAATTTGGAGCCGTATATGACCATGTACAATCAATATTTCCTTCGCCATCAGCAGTTGTTGCACAACTATAGTTAAAACTACCAGCTATATTGTATGGTCCATAATTAAATGATGGTGGATTGCCTTCATCTGGGTAACTAAAGGCCCCTGTAACAGTTTCATTAGGGGTTAAGACTTGACCAGTATATGGTCCGTCTTTTGAGAAAACTTGTTTAGTTTCAAGCATAGACATAGCAAAATTAATTAAATTATTTGTTATATCTTTACTATTGGCGGTAGCAGCAGAACTAACTATCTTCACTATAGCATGAGCAGCGGATTGAGTTCCATTATCTAATGTACCTAAGCCTGTTATATAGACTGTGTTAGTTGCAGGCGTAACTGTCGGAGCAGTATAAAATCCATTAAAAGCAATAAAACCATATGTAGAATTTCCACCAATAACACCGTTAACATACCATTGAACATCATTAATAAGTTCAGATTCATTAAATAATTGAAATTGGTTATTAAATCCAATTTGAACAGATGCTGCGCTTGGACTAATTGTAAAGGTATTAGATGTAGGTAAAATTAATAAAGAAGTTTGTGCTGTTAAATAGCCGTATTGTGTTTTTATAGTCGCAGATATGGCTAAAGGTAATGGCGAAGATACGAATGTTGGAGCAGTATAAAGTCCGTTTGAATTAATCGTTCCGACAGTTATATTTCCATTGCCATAGTTTTGATTATCGTCAATGATTGACCATAAAATTGATGATGTTGAAACTCCATTTAAAGTTCCACTAAATTGGATAGTTTCGCCCGTAGTAGCAACGGCTAAATCTGGTGAGATAACAAATATACCATTACTATTCGGATAACCAATTGTAACGCCGAATTTAGTCGTAAAACCATTAGATGTTTCTAAAATTACATTACCACTATGTGCTAATTCAGGTATTAATCCGGTGACAAAATTATCATTCCATTCAACTATAGTTGCTGATAAAGAATTTGAAAAAGTTATAGTACCTTTGCTAGAACCAAAATTAGAACCATTAATTACGAAAATGTCTCCAGGAAATCCTAAACTTTGACCTGTACTTGTCTGGAATGAAGAAATCGTTGGTTTTATTTTAATCGTAATAAAGTAAGGACCATTTTTAACTAGTCCATTATTTGTAATTGTAATTGGAGCAGTTAATGTGTAAGGTATATTAACTGGTAAAACAGCACTTAAATTATTGCCAGAACGTGTTGTTTTTAATGGTTTTCCAAAGATTGCAATGGTATCATTTGGCAATATATTTGAAGCAGATAATGGAATAGTTATCGTTGAGCCAGGATAATATATTTCTGAAGTAAAATCTTTAGAATATATATCACTTTTTAAAGTATAATTTTTTAATTGGTCTAAATTAGTTATACTATGGGCTTCTAATGAAGTTTCTAAATTTTGTGTTGCTTGTGAAACTGATACATCGCCAGAAACATGAAGACCAATAGGGAACATTCTTTGAATCAAAAAGTCAGTTTCACGTTCAAGTTTATGTAAAACGGTCTGATAAAAGTTTACCGCTCCTGTGATATAATCGACTATTGCCTGAATTTCTGTAGGGTGAACATCCCAAATTTCATAGAATGGAAAATCAAAATATTGAGTTTGTGGATTATTGTTTGCATCTTGATAATCCACACGCAATCTTGAAAAACCAGGTTCGATTGGAGTTGTTTCAACATCAAATAATAATACATTTAATGCAGTAGAATCAGTTGAATTTCCTGAAATTTGACTCGCAGAAACTAATGTATAACTATTTTGAGGAACCAAATATTGATTTGTTCCATCAACAGAATGTGGATATCCAAATGATGGCGTAGCAAGACGATTTAATTGAGAACCTGTATAAATTTGTGGATTTCCATATACGTCAAAATAACCTGGAAAAACAGGATAATAATTATATAAAGATATAATCCTGGTTATTGAGGTTGCTGTACTTCCTAAAACGATTGGTATAACAATTGCCATTATATATTGACTTCTTAATAAGAAATATCTTGAGGTGTTCCAGCTAATGCTGTGTTTCTACCAAATGACATGAATGGTAAATAAGTATCTGATTCTAATAAATTAACCGTATATTGAGAATATAATGGAACAATATATTCTAACATTGATTTGTATAAATTTATATTAGAACTATCAAATCCTATTTGAGAAGTTGGTAATATTGATTTAACATAACCATATACATAAGGTTGTGTTGCGTCATAATTTCCATTAGAATCTGTATCTCCAAATGGAAAAATTAAAACTTTTTGATTTGGTAATACATTATCTTGAGAAATAGGTGTTCGATATTGATAATTTGAAGGTAAATTATATTCGGCTACTTGTGCAGGAGTTGCCAATCCATTTGAATTATTAACAGGGTCATATAATTCAATATTTGGTTCACCATCTGATGTAGCACTTAAAGACCCGGCAATTATATAAAACACACTTGAATCTGTAAGAACTAAATTAGTTAAACCTTCGGTTTGTTCGGTATATTGATTAGCAACACCAGAATTATATACACCTATTTCATCTAAGTTTACAAATCCAAGATAAAATAGGTTTTCATTAGGTTCAACTTGAGCAGAACTTAATAATTCTGTTGATGTGAAAATATTTTGAATTCCATAATCTTTATTTGTACGTTGTCCAGTATAAACATATGGAATATTTATCTCAAAATAATTTTTACGCCAATGGACATTATTTACTGGCTTAACTAACACAGTAGTAGTTCCATCAGAATTAATTTGAACTGTTTGTTCTGTACGTCCATTACCAGAAAGTCTTGACCTTTTCCACAAACTATTATAAGACAATACAAAATCTTTATTAATTGCTTCATTAATTGTAAATCCAGAACAAAAATATAATTCTAATTGTGCTTGTTTTAAAATTGTATCAACTGGAAAAGAATCTAAATTAAATTGAAAATAAGCTATTTTTTCTGGAGTATTCATGTAATATGTTGGGTCTAAAGTTTCTAAACCACTTGTTCCTAAAACATATGTAGGAGGTCTTCTGTATCTTTGGGGATTATTTGGAGTTGAAGGATAAGGAAATCCTGGAGCAACTTCATATGCTGGTGGTATAGAATTTTGTGTGTAAGGTGAACTTTGTACAGGTTGTGAAATTGCATTTGTTGAATAAAAACTTGGCGCTTGGTCGTATCCATCCCCAGAATATTTAAATGTATCACCAGCAATAAAAAATACATCACCTGTTTGAACGGTATTTGGATTTAAACCATCAACCCAACCAGCATTTGAATTAGTATCAAGGTCAATGATACGATGACGATTTGTATTTTGGGAAGCTGAATATGAAAAATCAACTAATAAACGAGTTGGTTTGTCAACAATTTGGTTGCCAACTGTTCCATAAAAAACCAATCCACTATATGTTCCTGATTGCATAGTTAAAGCAATTCCAAGATTTCTTGGTCTGCCTATTGGGATTGCAGAACTATCGCTTGCAACATAAAATTCCATTTGTGGAATAATTGAAAAGTAAATGAAACCATATACAGGATTAAAAAAGGTTAAAATTGTAGAATATTCAGCAGGAATAGTATCATTATTATAAAGCGTGTCAAAATAAGTGGCATCCCCGGTGGTTGATAATTTATTTCCATAAATTCCATTACCATAACTTGTATTTATATAATCTTTATAACTTAAGAAATAAGAATTACCAAAAGAAGGAGATTCATATTGCTGTTGATATATTGCACCATCTGGTTCAATACCTAAAGTTCTAATTAATTGATTTCCAGTAAAGTAAGTAAAAACCCCAGGTTGAACAGTATTATTACTTAAAATAGAATCAGATAAAGTTAAACTTTCAACTCCATTAAAAGATGCTGTATTTAAGGAAGCACTCGAAATTTGAAGTTGTGAAATGTTAAATGTCCAAGATGCAGTTACACTTTGTTGATTACCTAAAAAATCACCTTGTAATAAAACTAAGAAATTTTGATTTATAGGCAATGCTGTTCTTGGTCCACTCAAATCTGGAGTATAAGTTATACCTGCGGCATTAAAGTTATTTGTAGATTGGAAAACAGGAGAATTAACATAATAATCGGTTACTGGAATTCTTGTGTCCCAAATAATACCTGTAACAACACCTTGCCATAACATTCTATTTCCATTAACATATTGAGATACATCAAATTGACTATTAGAAGCAACAATAGCACAAGGAAACCCATTTTCATTCATTATTAAATATGATGCATTATCAATTTGAAAATAAGGTTGATGATTTGTATTATTAATATTTGAAGCAATAGAACCAGGTACTACAAAATAATTACCAACATTAACATATCCAGATGTAAGATTACTTGCTGTTGGATTACTTTCAAGACTTCCTACTGATGTAACTTGAAGAATTAGAATTCCGGCTGGTCCTAAATCTACATTTTCAATTGGATTTGGGGATAGCATAGCACTTATATTAATTGTTTTATTAAAAGTAACTTCGCCACCAACCATACTTAAAACATATTTATTACCTGTTTCACTTGTAAAACGAGCATATGAACCTTGTGCAACCCTTAAAATATTATGAGAACCGCTAAAAACACTATCAGAAGGTTGAACAGCATAGATATTAGCAGAATCATAATAGCACGGTAATGTTGGATTTTCAGGGTCGGTATCAAATGTTCCCGTGGTTAATCCGGGTGTGTAATTTACATCTTGATAAGTATAAATGATAAAATCATCTACAGATGTTGGAAAATGAGTTGCTCCATTAGTAATAGATGAATATGTTAAATTACGATTATCTAATGCCAATTGAATAACTGAAGAAGGAATACCAGGTTTAAAAACACTTTCATCATAAATATAATTTTGACCTGCGACTAATTCTCCAATTGTGTATAATGCAGGTAATGCAGAATTAACAGCGTAATTTACGCATAATTCTGCCGGTAATAAATAACCTCCAGCCCCATTATTTGCGCTTGCATCATATAATGTTGATGTAGAAACTAAGTAATAATCTTTATTATAAACAAGTGTTCCATTCGTATTATACCCTGTTGTTGCTCCTGTTGAATCAATTAAATTTCTATAATAGAATATTTTTAAATTTGCAACCGAATCAGTTGTATTATTTAAAAATATGTAGTTATATGAGTAATTAACATTATTAATCTCGACACCTGTCTGATATACAGAAGTGGGTAATTCTGAACTAGTAAAATTTAAATAATTCCAATTAATAATACCACCTTCATTAATATCTTCTAAGCCAACACGTAATTGACGAATAACTTCATTAGTTATATCGAAAGGCGTAACAGTATTTAATTGAGTAATTTGAACCGGAGGTATATCCGCAATTGGAGTGCTATATGGTTTATTATTATATGTTAAATTACTTGGTGTCCATGCTTGTTGAATTTCTTCAATATAAACACATGGTGCTACCGCAGGATATCCGTCTTTTTGTGTTGCTGCTGAAACAGAATTTGTTGAAGTGTAAGTAACAAAATTTAATCCTTCAGGATTAGGCTCAAACACTCTAAAATCGCTTGCTTCCCAAATATCTTGAGGAATAAAAGGTTGAGCAATTATAGATTGAACCATTTCAGCAACTCCTGCTACATTTGGTCCAGCTTTTAAAGCAGAATTTATACCATAAAGTAAACGACGATATTTATTATCTGCTCTAATAACTTCTTGTTGATATGAAAGTTGGTCCCATCTATCAAAAGAAAATGTAGAAAAAGTACCATTTACATAAACATCAGTACCATTTGGCGGTAAAACATTAACAACTTGACCATTAATCATAGTTGTTGGTATACCATAAGTTGCTAAAAGATTAGCAGGATAAAAAGATGAAACCTGAGCAGTTGTAGTTCCAATAGGAAAAATTCCAACATCAAAGTTTATTAAAGCAATAATTTCGCCAGTATCACTTATTAGTTGATGTGAAGCAGTTGGATTAGTAACGATAGAAACTGGTTGAAGAGTTCCACGTAATGCCCCAGGAGTTGGAGCATTATAAATTAATTCATTTGGATAGGATGAAAAATCAATATATGTTGTTAATGAATTTGCATCTATAAATGTGCTAAATGATTCATATTGAGAAACAAATGTCGCATCAGCAATCGAATCACCTGTTCTTGGGAAATTAAATATTGCTCCAAAATTATTATAAAGAGCATCCCCAAAATCTTCTCCATTAATTGCACCTGTTGCCCCAGAAGCCGTCCATGTAAGTACATCTTGATTGCCTGAAACAACATTAATAGTCATACCAAAATTTGATGTATATTCAATATAAACATCTGTTGAACTTGAACTTGCGGAAATACTAACATTTAATGGGGGAACAATAAAAGGAACAGAAAATTCAATTAAATATAATCCAGTTCCTGTAACAAGAATTTCACCTGTTTGACTTGAAGGACTATATAAATAATTATTTGCCTGAAGTTGCGTAATTGTTTGATTTAATTCTTCAAGAGCATAGCCAGTACCATACATAAAAGCAAAAACATTGGAATTTTGACTTTGTGTATAGTTAGAGGGTAACTGACCCTGCATAGCCGTTGTTAGTGGGCTAGGGTTAGTGATGGATACCGTAGACTGAAAATCTGTTGAAGCAACTGTCATGTTTTAATTACTACTACTAACTTGTAAAACTAATAGAAAGATTAGGATTTAATAAACCAAATTGTAAAATATCTGTAGATGCTGGTTGATTTATAAATGTTATTTGATAAAGTCCAGTTGTAGGGTCTGGTCCTGCAATAGTATAATCACCTGTTACACCATCAGGACTTAAAGTTAATAATAAATTATTTTTATATACATTAGCAATACTTGCATCTAAACCAGCAGGAAGAACGGTTGCATAAATTGGTTGAGCCAAATTAGCGGTACTTGTAATTACATAAATTGGTTGAACTAAATCGGGAGCAAGTGTCAAATAACTAAGATTGCTAGATATATCTATATATTGTTGTATTAAATTTAATGTTATTGTAGCTGTTGATAAGTCACTAGGTACAGAATCAAAGTTAAAAACTAATGTTTGTGTTTTTTTGTCATAATAAGAATCAATATTTGCACCCCAACTTGTCGATAATTGTATCGAATCTACAGAAGGTACACCACTTTTTGTTGTTGAAGCACTTAAATTAATTCCGGCAGTTTTTACAATTCCTGAAGAAATTAAGTCTCTATTTCCAATAAATAATTGTGCAGCAATTGTGAATGGTTGAAAAGGTCCTGGAGTAGCATCAATTTCCCAATATGTATCTAATGGAGTCAATGGATGTTCATACAAAGCTAAATTATTTGGTGAAGGCACGAATTGACTTCCGTTATAAACAAGTTGTATATCAGTTGTACTATCAAAATTTGTTATTACAACATTATTTAATGAAGTATCTTGAAGAAGTGTAAAAACAATATTATTAAAAACAACAGGTGTATTTGTTGTTAAACTACCAAAAAATGTTTCAAGATTTGATTCGGCAGTTTGTGTGATTGTTGCAGTTGATGATGTGGCAGTAGAACCAGATGAATTAGCATATAAACTTGCGCTAATATAGATAGGTACTGCATTAGATTGTTTAAATAAAACATCTGCAACAACTTCAACATTTGCATCAAAAGCCGATTGTGCATTAACAACTGTTTCGTCTACATTGTAATTAACTGTATAAGGCAGCGTAGGAGGCTGTACAAGCCAGTTTAATGTCTGCCCGGCATATATTGACCCTTTATACTCTCCAGTAACGTCAGCGCCATTTGCAGCCACTTCGTATTGACTTATACCATTAATAGATGGAGCAATTGTTGTTGTGGTATTAGTTGAAGGGTTAAAAATGGTAATTTCATTAATTGGATTTAATTCATATAATGGTTGTTGTAAAAACTTATACTGATATGAATTTGCTGGAGCAGTTTCTGAAACCGGAGTTCCATAATAATCTTGGTCCCTTTGAATATAAACATCAACGGTATATGGTCCACGGGATAAAGGATTATCTGGTGTGATAATTTGAGGAGTTGTATTGACATTTGCAATGTTGAATAAAGTTTTAACAATACCGTTGTAAACATTATTATAAATTCCAGTTATAAAAATTGGAATTCTTCCAGCAAATGCAGAATCTGATTCTGTATCTGCTCCGCCTGTTGCTGCCGACGCATTATAAACTGAATCAACAAAATCATAATTACATTCTGTTATAGATTGAGCCGGGACATTACTTGCAGAACCTGGATTTAAAGCAATTAAAGGAATTACTGCTTGCACTAATCCTGGAGTTAATAATGTTGAAGCAGCAACGATGAAAGTTATTTGTGAACCAGTTGCAGATGAATTAGTAAAAAATTGGTCGCCCAATTGCAATAAGGTTGGTGCTTGAACGCCATTCGAAATAATCAAAGTTTCAGTAACTGTAGCATATGTTGGTTGAAATCTTGTGACCAAATTGTTATAAGCAAGCAAATCTAACTGATTTCCCGTAGCAGTTAAAATTGATTGTGCTTCGCTTACATAATCAACAAGTGTGTATAAATCTTGTAATTGTGAAGCTTGAACATCAATAAATAAATCACGAACAGGTGACCCAATTTTAACATCAATAGTTGGATTAACAGTCAAAATATTTGTAATAATATCTTGAGAAATCGTATCAAAGCTTTTTGCCATTATTAATCAAACCTACCAGCCTGTGATGTGGTACTTATTGTTACAGTATTTTGGGCAGCATTTGTTACAGAAATGGCCACAGTATAAGTTGTTAAATTTGTACCTGTTGGAGTAATATCACCTAAATATGTAACAGCAATTGAATTGATAGTTTCAAGAACTTCAGCAGCATCTAAGATTTGATATTTTTGTTGCTGCTGCTGTAAATATTGCAAATAAACTAAAGAATTTGTAATATTGTTTGCTAAAGTTTGTTTGATTTCATCAACGTTATAATTTCCGCCGATTAAGGAATCAATTTCTGTTTCATAATTTTTATAAAAATTGTTTGTTGCAGTTCTTAATATTTTAAGAATATCTTGTTCTAATTTTGCTAAACCAGTAATAGGAACTAATGCCCCAATAGCATCTATCGCTATATCATCGCTTTGGTCAGAAATTGGTCCAGATGCCGTTGTTAATTGAAACGTTGTTGACATAATTTTTCCTTAAACATTTTCATATCCTCATTACACAATATGAAATATGTTCATAATTTTATCATAGATGGTTTTAGGGAATAATTAAAGGTATTTGATTAGAACCATTAAAATCACCTAAACTTCCATTGAATGGTTTACACCTTGGTTTTAAAGGAACAACATCAGCAATGTTGTTTATACAATCACCTGCGCTAACTATCATTGTCGTCGTTGTAGCATTTGCAGCAACTTGTTGATTATTTATGTTATTTTGAGTTGAAGCAATTTCAGGGTCAGGAGAAGTTGTAATATTATAATCAGGTACTGGAGGCAAACTTGAAGGAAGAACATTAGAAATTGAAGGATTGTTTGCTAAAGTTCCGCCCATAGACGCATTAGTTCCTAAAGTTGGTGAAGAACTTGCTATAACAGTTGTAGTGTTTGCCAATTTTGCTAAAGCCGCAGCACTAGCACTTACTGTAGTTGTAATTCCATTTTGGGCATTTGCATATTGTGTTGCGGTGCTATAAATTGTTGCTGGATTTGTAACAGGAGTTTTAACAACACCTTGAGGAGTTACAGGCATTGTTGCATGAATATTATTTAATAAATTTGCTAATTGATTAATGTGATTTGTTGCTTGGGAAAGACTTGAAAAACCATTAAAAGAGACATTATTTGTATTTAAATTTCCTAAATCTATGATAAATTTATCCATAGGATTTAAAATTGGTGGTAAACTATTTATATTTAAACCTGCATTTCCAAATATAGAAGATATCGTACTATCACCAGAAGCAGCAGAACCTGGAATAAATTTAGTTAAATTTTGGGAAATTTGAGTGTTTTGTCCACTAAAAGAAGATGTTAAAGTTGATACAGTTGGAAAAGCAGAAGCTAAACCTGTAAAAGTACCTTGATTTTGCCAAGTATTTAATTGTCCAGAAATGGCAACTTGTTTATTGGCATTTTGAACAGATTGAGATATTAATGCTTGTTTAAAATCAATTAATTTTTGAATTTTTAACTGAGAACCTAAAATTAAATTTTGATGATTTGCCAAAAAACCACTTATCATGCTTATGATAGAAGAACCTCCAGGCCAAGAGTTCATAATATCTTTCATTGCAAAATTTAAATGTACGTCTGTCAATATACCTGTTGCATTCTGTAATGCTTGTTGTAAATTTGCATTAGCAGTAAGTGCTGCTGTAGTTGAATTTGTAACCAAAGAGGTAGGTTGTTGATTTGCAGCATCTAAAATATTTGTAGGGTCACTTAAAAAAGAATTTGCTCTTGTTTGATAAATTGAAGCATCGAAAGCGGTAATATAAGAAGCATACCCCGTTAACACTAATAAACTGGTATTAACAGGTAATGTTACTCCTTGCCCATTTCCCGTATAATAAGGGGCACCTTCACTTGAAAAAGTAACAGGAAAAAAAAGCATATAATTTTGTTCATAAAAATATGTATTTCCATCTGATGATGATAACATAAATTGAGAAGTGATAAAATCGGGACTAGTAAATGATGAACCACCCCAAGTATAAACTGTGCTGCTCATTTACGCATATACCTGCCTTGTTGCTGAATAAGAAGATGTTCCTGTAAATCCTTCTCCATTTTGTACACCAGAATGAGTATGCGTTTGGATATCTGTTATTGTTGCTACAGTTTCTGTTCCGCCATTTAAAGTAATTTTTGAACCCGTTATATCAACTTCAGATTGTGCAAGAATAACCGCTTTTCCCTGAGAAGTAACATTTGCATTTCCTTGAGTAGAAACATTTACATCCCCCTCTGAAGTTATATTAACGGTTCCTTGGTCAACATTTAAATTATAATTACCCTGGTCTAATTCTATATTGGCATTACCTTTAATATGAAGATAAAAATTACCTGTTCCAGCAGTTGTAGAATTATTAATTCTAATATCGCCTTGTGAAAGGTCTGAATCCGGTTTTACATCATTAAAATTTGCAGGTGTACTCGAAGTTGCAACACCGACATTAATCTCTAAAATGTTGCCCAAATTATGTAGTTGATTACCATATACATTTATTTTCCAATCTTGTTGGGTATGTTGGTGTGAATCTCCATCGGAAAATAAAGTTATTAATTTATTAACTGGGTCAAGCTCAACATATTCTTGAACTGTTCCATCACCAGCAGAAAGAAACACAAATCCATTGTCCCCATCCATTCGCAACAATCCCTTTGTCTGTCCAGACTGTCTTGATTGAATGTTAATGTCGCCGTTATCATACATTGCAATATATGAATGTTGATACCAACGTGGTGCTTTAGAACTTGTATCTTGTTTACTGCGAACGCCAATAGTTATTCCGCCTGGCTCCATTTCAATATCGGTTTCACCATTAGGTCCTTTTGTTTCGTTATATCCAATTAATTCTCCAGTTGATTGAACACGACGACGAGCGTTTCTTAAATGAATAAAAGAACCATCGGAGTTAGTATCTGCAATTTCACCAGGGTCCAAATATGGTAATAATTGATTATTTTGAGGTGCCATTCCAACCATAATTGGATAATCACCCTGAGTTGTGTCAATTATAACTCTATCACCAATTTGAGGCATGTGAAGACGACCCCAAGAAAGGCCAACATTTTGAAAGGATAAATCAAGATTTTGAAAATCACCTTGTTGACTGGTATATTTAATTGTGACAGTTTTCGCTTGTGGATTTACACCAGTAATTGTTGCTGTTTTTCGGCGAGATTTAAAATCATTAATTTTATTATCTTGACTATATGGCACGATATTTCTCCTTTCTAATCTTTATTGTAATGGCGGTTGTATATTAAATGAAGTTGGATTTTGTGCAGCACCTATTGCAGAAGAACTTGTTGCTCCGGTACGGATTTCAAAATGCAAGTGAATTCCGGTTTCATTTGGTCCTGGTCCGGTTACTCCAATTAATTGATTTTCGGCAACAACTTGTCCAGTTTGAACATTTAAAGTTCCTAAATCCAAATAACGTGTCATATAATTATTTGAATGTAATATTTCAATAAAATGGCCAGCAGAGCTATCATAACCTGCATATACAACTGTACCAGGTTGTGCAGCATAAACATTAAAAGGTTGATTATTATTACCAATATCAACACCTTTATGTTGAGTAGAGCCACCTGGGGTAGGCGCTGTTCTTGGACCAAAAGGTGACGTAATACTTCCGACCCCATTTGTAGGATGAGAAAAGGTTATATTGGCAAATTGTGCATTTAGTCCTTGATTTAAATTTGGTGTGATACTAGTTCCTGCACAGTTTAAACATGTGTTATAATTATTTGTTATTTGAGTTAAAGCATTAGTAAAATTAGTTGCATTAAATTTGGGTTCCCAAGATTGTGCAATATTATCAGAATACCAAGCAGCTATTGCTTTTTGTAAAGTTGAGCTATTATTTATTAATCCATTAAATCTTCCAGGTGCATTAGTAACTTGAACAGTAGAATTTGAATTTTGGTATTGTTGTAGTAATTTAACCAAATAAGTTACACTTAAGGTCATCCCAGAAGAAAAATTTTCTAATTGAGAAACAACAGCATTATAATCGGATTGTGGGGCATTTGGATTTTCATTTATATTTGAATTTGCTTGGTGAACACGGATACCACATGGACCATAACAAAAATAAGGCCATGCAGAATTAGTTCCAGTTGGTAAAATTGCTGAAAGTGCAGAACCATTAGGTCCAGGTATTTGTTGATTATTTGCTATCGCTTGAGCTTGAGTGGCACCAAAAACCTTTGTGCAATAATAAACCGGAATGTTTTGTCCATTAATTTCATTGTAACCAGGTGAATTCCAGGTTGATGGGTCGGTAGAGCCATTAGGAGCAAGTCCATTATATGCTTGAATTGCTTTTAACCATGTTGTTCCAGAACATCCAGGTTTAGCATTTACCTCAGTAAATTTGGATAAAAGAATTTGGCAACCTGCTTGAATATTAGTCGTAGGATTTGTTAAATCTTGACCTGGATATGTAGATTGTCCAACTTGCATTAACCCAACATATGAACCTCCAGCACCTGCTTGAGGATTAAAACTTGATTCGTCGTTAATAATATTTTTAATTGTATTTAAAGTAACATTATATTTATTTAAACCAGTTGCTGAAATAGCATTGGAAATAATACTGTCATATGTTGTTGGCATATTTGGTGTAGATAAAGTAATCCAATCTGTTGAATTATTTTGTACAGATTTTTGTCCATTTGATAACTGAGTTTGATATTCTTTAGAAAATTCTTGTAAATTTGTTTGAGCATATCCACACCAAAATCCCCAAATTGCATTTACAAAACATTGAGTATTTACACCGCCAATAGTTTGAGGTTGGCCTTTTAAAAATGGAGTTAATGTATTATATTGTGCAACACATTTATTGGTATTTATGGTTGCTGTACCTCCCTCAATTATTGCAAAAGGAAGTGAACCTGTTCTATGTCCATATTCAAGATATAACGTTGTTGTGTAACCTTGTAAACTCCATTGATGTGCAACAGCAGTACAATAATAATCAGTATTTTTAGAAGATAGTTGAACAATTGAACCAGGATAATAATTAGGATTTCCGTTAATTTGAACTTGTTGAGAAAACATACTCAACTGACTTTTTTCTAATAATACATAAGAAACTAAATACCTTAAAATTGGAATAGCAAGTTTTTGGTCATGCATTGTATTAAAACGATAACCCAAACGTTGTTCATATTGAGGATTGATAGTTTGTGCTAAAGCAAAACCATCGGATTCAGATGTTAAAAGACTAACTAATCCTTGAGTAATACCTTCTGGCGTTAATGTAGCACCATAACCTAAAATAGCGGTTGTCACTCCGCGTTCTGTTTCTTGGGATACGTATGAAATAACTTGATTATCTGATATGGAATATAAATTAAATTCACTTGTATTTAAATTTGCACTAATATAAGGAATTAATGATGGAGAAAGTCTGTATTTTACAATCCCAATATTGGGGTGCATATCATGAAGATTTGTTGCAGATGTTGTTTTAATTAATTTATTATCAAGAGGAATATAAGAGTTAGTTGCTGTCATGTAATTAATTTGTGGGGCAAAATCAAAATAAACTTCTCTAAAACCTCTTGCAGCAGTTTCAGTTAATACATTCCAAACTTTTTTATGTTCAAAAGAATAAAAAAGTTTTTCTATATATAAATCTGATAATATCCATGAATATTTTTGAAAATCTGGAAGCACCTGTGTTTCTGTATTATTTGCAACACTTCTTTGTTGAGTTTTACCACTTGTGTTATTAAAAGCAACAGAATAAGTTTGAACAGTTTCTTGGTCTTCAGGAGTAACAATATACGACGATAAAAGAGTACCACTTAATAATGCTTGAATAGATGTTTCTGTATTTTGTGCTAATGTTTGGAAAAAACTAGATATTTGTTGTGCTATATTTACATTTCCAATGGCATTAGCATCTTGTGCTTTTTCCGCATATTGCAAATAAAAAAATGGCGGCACAGTCATAGCGTGTTGAGCAAAATTAGTGTATTGAGTTGACGCTGCATCGTTAATATTTGTTAAAGCACTTCCATTTGTTCCATATGTTACACCTAATTGCACTATATTTGAAATTAACTGAGTTGCTTTGTCTAATTCTTGTTGGTTAATTTTTATATTAAATAATTGCTTATCACCATTTAAAAGATTATTAGCATAATTAAGAACATAATAAACTATACCTCTTCCTGTAAAACAAGGGATAGTTGTTGACCATAATCCGTTTTTAACGCCTACTATATTCTTTAAAAATTCAGAAAAATCATTACATTCTAAATCAATTACACTTCCGCCAACACTTTTAGAACGTTTTATCGTTGAGATAACTCCTCTAAAAACAGTTTTGGTTTGATTGCCATTTTTTAATTTAATTAAAACAGTATCCATTGTTCCAATTAAATGAGGTGGACCTGAAAAACTAGAATCAAAATCTGATAAACCAGGTTTATTTGTTCCAATTGTTTCAGAAAAATATGTTAATCCTGTAGGTTGAATTAATCTTATGTTTGCTCGACTTCCTTCTTCTCCAACGGTTTGTATAACTTCAATATTTACGACTAAAGGTAGATTACCATTTGAACTGTTCGTATATGAATTTACAGAGGCCGTTGGAGTTACGTTGGTAAAGTCTTGAATCAGACCCGTATTAACAGTAGGAACAGAAGACGAAGTTGAATTCGTGTTGTTTAAAACTTGACAATTTGTGTCTGCGCGTGAGTAAAAATAAATTTCATATCCAGGTTTTTCAACAAAAGTTGCTTGAATTGATTGAATATATGATTGTAATTGTTCACCTTGAATACTAAAAGAATTCTGACTACCTGTTGATGTAGTAGAATTTGAACCTGGGTTTGAAGTTGATGAAGAATTCGCCATATTTTAAGTGCTTGCAGAAGGAGTAATAATAGCAGGCCAACTAAGAGGTACGTTAATTGTTTGACTTCCTAATTTCGAATTTAATCCAGGATATGGCCCTTGCGTTGTATCCCAATTATCAGAAATATATTCAATCATTTGGCCTTTATAATTTACAATATTATTCGCTGCCGCCGCACTATTAACATATTGCAATATTGTACCTGGTATAGTAATTGCTTGTTGAGAAGCAGATGAAGTTGTGCTACCATTATTGGTATTATTTGTATTTGCGACATATGAACTGCCCACAGCAACTGTATCACCTGTTTGTGGTTGAACACTTGATTCTTGTAGAACAGTAAACGTCATTGCGTATTGAACTAAATTTCCTGCGCTTTGATTAATCGAGCGTCCATAAGAAAAATCGGTCCAAACTGCTTGATAAGAATAACCCTCTAAAGTTATTGAAACTGGAGCGGGTGTTCCGATATTTTGTTTTTGGAAAATACCATTTAATGTATTAATTTCATTATAGTATGCACTTCCTGTAGTTCCTTTAACTTCAAGAATTGGTGCTTTATATCCAAAATCTTGAAGTACAACGCCAGTTAAAACATCTAAACTTGCAAGCCTTTTTGCTTGTTTATATTGAACATCATTGGGGTCTAAATGCGCTAAAAATGTTTGCTGAACATTTGGAACTGAAAGTGTAAATCTAAGTTTAGGATTATTTCTTTTAGCAGATTGTTGTTGAAAAGAATATTGATATTTTTGAACAGTTGAACTAGTATTTGCACTATTTTGTTGGGCGGTATTACCAGGGCTAGATGTGGTAATTGTAGGAGGCATTGCTGACATATTTTATATCCTCTAAGGCGTAGATGCAGGAGTAAACATTGTTGCTCCTACTCGGTCAAATGTATTGCCAAAATTTGCGCCTGTACTATAACTTTCTTCATTAAATAATTGCTTAGATATTGAAGTCATTTGTTCTTTCATAGCCGCTTGAATTTGTTGCTGTGTAGCATAATTTTGATAATTTGGATTAGTATTATTTATGGTTACATTCACGGTTGTTGATTTTCCACCGGCATTGCCTGCGCTACCGTTTGCCATAGCTGCTGCTTTAAATTGTTCCATAGGAGAAGCATGATTTTTTTGTAATGTTTGAACTTCTTTAAAAATACTATCTAATTCTTTAGGATTTTTTGCTAAAGAGTCAATAAAAGCACCTTGCATATCTTTTCCATATTTATCTATATGACTCATATCAGGCATTCCATGTAAATTTGCTTTGCGCTTTTCTTCTTGTTCTGTTGCAAATTTTTTAAAATCAGGAAGATTTCTAACATACATGTTTCCTCCTGGGTCAGCACCTAAATCTGTTTGTCCTTCTAAATATTTAGTTTCATCAATTCTTTTTTGGTCACCATGTAAAGAATGATTTAATCTAATATTTTGACCAGCAATGCCCAATGAAGCAGCGGCAACAGGAAGTGCTGCTACTGTACCTAAAACACCTGTTCCCACATCAATTCCTGCATCTATAGCTTCGCGTCTTTGTAAATCTGCTATTTCTTGAGCGCGTTTTGTTGGGTCTTTTTCGTTTTCTTCTATTTTTTTCTTTTCCATCATATAACGAGTGCCAACTGCTGCTAAAGCAGCAGGTACACGAACAGCTTTAGGTAAAATTGCTTCGCCCATAGCAGCATATTCACCAGCATCAGTAGCACTAATTCCAACTTGATGTAAGGCTTCCTTATCATTACCATGTGCATGTTGATACCAAGCATCACCCAATCTAACACCAACGTCTCCAAGAATTCCAAAGCGACCAATATTTTTGGCAGCATTTCCTACATTTTTAATTGCTCCGCCAGTTAAACTTCCAAGAAGACCTTCACCTTTAGTTAAAGCACCTTTGACAAATCCACCAATACCTTTTGCTCCTCTGGCAACATCATCAATTAAGTTTTCTCCCTCGTTAATTACTCCACCACCAAGTTTTTTGGCCCATGCTTCGATTTCTTCACCGGCACTTGATAAAGATTTACCTAATTGAGAAATAGCTCCTTGAACAGCAGGCCCAGCAATAGCAGCAAGGGCAGCTAAAGCGGCTGTTACTCCGCCTATTGCTCCTAGCCAGTTTGGACCATCTTCTTTTTCATCTTTATCTTTTTTGCCACCGGGAGCTAATGGTGATGGTGTTTTTCCATCTTTGCCTGTAAGTGAATCAAGTTTTTCGCTAATATCATCAAGGGTGTCATTAATTTTTTGAAGCCATAATAAAATGCCACCTAATCCTGTTGTAGAGTTAGTAGAATTAGGATTACGAAGGGAAGTTATATCTTGAGAGATATGACCCATTGAACTAATACCTTCAGTTGAAATATTAGCTAATGCTTGTGATTCATTTTTAGGAATTACAGGAAAAGCATTTTCTTTTCCGGGTATCCAATTTGGTCGTGTTGTTGCTAGATTTGCTGTTTCACGAACCGCTAATGGATAAGTTGTATCTCGTAATGCTGCTGGAGGTTGAGCCTCAATTTCTGTTTCTTCTGCTGTACCACGAACTTCTTCAGGTTGGGATTTTCTTCTCTTTCTTTTCTTTTTATTGACAGGTGCAACTGTTTCTGTTGTGTCATCTTGAAAATTAATTGTGCCAATAGCACGTAAAGAAGCAGGTTTAGGACCGGAATCATGCATTCTGTGGACTTGTTCAGCAGTAGCACCAATATTATCTTCAAAACTACCTGCTTCTTCATAATCGCCACTAACAGCATCATGAAATAAGCCCTCAAGTGCTTCTAAGCCTTTTGCGCTATGTAGAACACCTTCTTTTTTATCGCGGTCTTCTGCCATTTATATTAATTCCTAATTATTCAATGAAAAAAACTGGATTTGAACCATCATCCTCTTCTTCGGTTTTTCCGGTGACTTTTATTTCACCTAAATCGGCTGGTCTACCCCATTTTGGTGGTTGTACATTAGGATTAGTAACAGAAGAAGGAGCTACTACTTGTTGGGGTTGTTTTTGAAGTAAAACATCCAAAGACGGTTTCTTTTGCATTTTATCTTCAATAGATGTAATACCTTGAATAACATCAAGTGTACGTTTCTCTGCTAAGTTTTCAATATTAAGAGACTTAAGCTGTGCATTTGCTTTAGCAACAAGTTCTTGGAATTCTTCATCTGTTTCGGCGACACTATTTGCAACTTCATGAACCGGGGAATTTTTAATGTTAAGATAGTCTTTATACATTGATGGGTTTACAATTTGCATAAGAAACTCTAAAAGTTCTGTTTGTTCTGTGCGCCGTTCAACTTCGAAATTTATAGCATGATTATAGTGCCATAATATTTCTGCTGAATCCATTTTTCTTAACTCGGGAAGAGTTATATGAAGGTAACGACAAACCAAATCGTAGGCCCTACTCCAGGGTTCATTAATTAGTTTTTTACTTGAACATCCAAATGTTTTTTAATTTCAAGGTCCATTGCATCATAAGCATCATATAATCTGTTTACTACCATAACATGTAGTTTGTCGATAATTGAACTTAAATTTTTAACTTCTTCTGGGGTTGGATTACCTGCATTTTCAATATATTTAACGCCATCAGCAATCGTTATTGCGCGAGCTAAAACATTTTTTTTGTAATCAAGTAATTTAGCATACTCATCAGGTCCATAAGAAGCATTTAAAGCGTCTTGAAGATGTTTAGAATCTAAAACGCTTAAACGTACTTTGAATTCTCCAATCTCTACTTCTTTTGAAACACTTCCAAACTTAAAAAGGTCTTCTAATCCTGGCATATTTTTTTCCTTTATAAACATTTAGGTGGTAGTCATATAAATTGTAACTACCACCTAATATATATTCTTCTTTTTAAATTATAGTAACACCGCGAATTTTATTGATATTTTTATACAAAATCGCCTGTTGGAGCTTGAGCCAAACCGGAATCTCCTGTAGCACCAATGGTTCCTTCGGTGATTGCAATATTACGATAAACAAATGATACATTTTCGGCAACAATTTTAGCACCAGCATCATAGGAACTACCTATTTCAGTAATCCAACATTCTTGGAAAGTTTTAACTGTAATAGGATTTGCTAACAATGGTGGTCCTTGAATATGTAATTGAATATCAAGTGGCCATTGAATGTCGGCAAGAGTTGTGATAACTGGTTTTCCATTTAAAAATTTATCAGCAGGCCAATATGGAGCTAATCCATAAGTTGTAATACCTTGACCAAAACCAAATGCAACGTAAAGAGCATTTTTAAAGATTTCTAATCTTGAAACAGAAATACGTCCTGACCAAGGTGCAGGAACAAACTCTACGGGGTAGATGTTTCCAATTTCAAATTGAGTTTGAACTGGACGGCTTTCTGTTGGACTAAATCTTTGAACCAAACCAATGGATGTACCGTTGATGTAGATAAATGCAAAGTCCGCCGTAACCACACGCCTACCATTTGGTGGTATACTTTCATGTGTAACTGGTTGTGGAGCAGCATAATTGGCTGCTGTAGCATTCGGATTAAAAGGCATTTCTTAAACCCCTTTAGATTAGAAACCTGATAAGGTGCTATCTACAGATAAAGTAATTTGGATGTAATTTAATGGATATGCAGGACGAATGTCGAAGCGAACGTCAATTTGTGTTGGAAGACTAGGGTCAATCATTGCTGAGACGTTTTTAAATCCATAAATAATTTGGTTATTAACAAGAGTTGTTAATGTTGAAGTTGTAACGCTTGTGATTGCAGATACAGTATTTGGGACAATTTTTGTACCAATGAATCCAAGGTCTAAAGCATCACGAACTGTTTGGGCAACAAAGTCAACTTGACGAACAACTGAAATTTCTTGTGTTTCTGGATATGTTGGGTCACAAGTTAAACCATGACGAACACGAAGACCTTGAGTTGGATTGTTTTCAATAATGGTGATACCATTTTGAGCAATGCTATTTGCAAGAGTACGAGTGACATGTTGAGTTACATCAATGAAACCACTTAATACTTGACGAGTTAATGGTGTTGCGGCATCATTACCAGCAAGAATACCAGCACAAGCACAAGCAATATAAGTTCCATCTAAAATAACTTGTGAACGTAAAATTGGGTCTTGATAGTAAATACCAGTAGGCCAAATATAAACCATACGTTCTGCACCAGCACCACCTTGTAATGCTTGAGCATTTGCAATTGATGTAGTATACAATTCTGAAACTGGACCAGAAACAATTGCAATACGTTCATTACGTTCTTGTGTTGTTGACATGAATGTTACATGGTCTTTAAGAACTGATTGAAGACCTGTATCTGTATTTAAACAAACAACAATATCAGCACGAACAGTTGTAAGAACGTTATTAATAGTATTGATATATGATGTATCTGTAACAACGCCATCTACACCATTATCTATAATTAGAAATGGATTTGAATATCCTGTACCAGCAAAGGCACAAGGTAAACCAAAAGGAAGTGTGTTTGTTGCAGTATCAAAACTTGATGTAGCAAACATACCAAGAACAATTTCATGTTGTGAACCTGGTTGAATTGATTGAAAACTAAGAACACCATATTGAACAGCTAATGCATATAAATCCATTATACTGGTTGCAGCATGAGTAGTTGTGTTAATAGTAACATTTTGTCCAAGGCATGAATAAAGTTCTTGCCATCCAACAAAAGGTTCAGCATCGGTTTGTGCAGCATTAGGAATTAATATTTGTGCTACAATTGGAACATTAGGAGTTGAATTAATAGCATTTGTTAACCCAATAGCATTACTTAATTGATTCCATTGACCTTGGGTAATTGCAGTATTTAAAATTGATGATTGATAACCAGTTGGTACTGCTGTTTGAGCAATAGCAGGAACAGTAACTTCTACCATATTTGTATTTGCTAATGGAACCTGTTGGACGCCATTTAATAATGGGGCTGTTCCATATATAATATATTGAAGAAGGTTTGTACCCGCTGCTAAGGCAAAAGCGGTTTGTGTTGCTTGAGGTGATGAGTTTAAAACTGGGTCTGCAACATCAGGGTTAAAATCTTGAATATAGAAAACACCTGAAACAGTACCATTTAGATTAATTGGTAATTGTGTTACAGGGTCAAGAAGTCCATTTGCTCCAGAAGGTGCTGGAGAATATGTTTCTGTTGGAATGCTTGAAGTTAAGGAACCTTGATTACAGATTACAACACCTGGTAGCCCAGTTGCAGCAAGAGTCATATACGCTACTTGTGAGTTTGTTGGTTCAACATTGATACCTAAAACTCTGGAAGCGCCGTTTGCAAAGGCAATTTGAATACCCAACGGTAATGGATTTGCTTTAGTAGCATTTCCATACATTGTTTGAGCATCATCAGCATTGTAAAAAAGGGATGGAGAATACGTGCCCTGGAGAGCTTGACCAAGGATTGCAACAATTGGAGGCCCAGAACTAGAAACCGTTGTTGGATTTAAAACAATGGTTGAATAAGCCCCAGGTTCGGTGTAATTTGGTATTATTAAAGCCATAATGTTGTCTCTCCCAGAGGGTATTTTAAGAGGTCTTTTTTAAAGATGAATATTTCTAATTCGTAATGTTATTTTAATTTAAAACAACAGAACATGCCTCTTCTCTACTGTTATAATATCCAAGCCATTGTTCTTTGTTATTAATATAACGGCTTACGCGCCATTTATTTTAAATTAAGTATATTGTTTGCACATTCAAATACTACGCAATTTATGATAAAATTTAACCTAACGGTGTATCATCTTGTTGTACAATATATTCTGGTGTATGAGGTGATAAATTAACTTTTCTGACCCCATATGGATTAATTTTGGTAATACTTGCTACTGTATGGTCAACATAAAGTTCTGCATTAATAATTAAATTTATATTTGAAATGTAAACTTTTTGTGATTGATTTAAAGGAAAATCTGTTTCTTCGCCTTCACTAATTTTCATTAATTGAAGACCTTTATTTAACATTGATTCACGACGATAGAAACGTAATGCTGCTTTGCATTCGTCAACTACTCTGTTGCGAACGGGAGTTGTATCACAAACAACTTGTAAATTAAAAGTAATATCACTCATGTAACCATATCTTTCGGCTACAACTCTTGGTTTATATTTAACTGGTTTAGTAAAATTTTCAGTTCCAGGAAGATATTCTTGCCCTATTAATTGGTCATCTGAAAAAACATCTTGAACAAAGTCACGACCAATTCCTAAATTTTTAGTTTCTTCATGAAGAATTTTGATAACAATAATAGGATATTGACGAACAGTTAATCCAAATGCTTCGCGAATAATTGGCATTTTAATAGGATTGCCGGGAAAACCAAATTGACTGATATTTTGAAAATAATATCGTAATTCTTGAATTAAAATTTTCTTGGTTTTTTGAGCAAGATTTTCACTAACATATCCGTAAGACATTAGATTACACTATCTCCTAAAGAAGCAAAACGGCCGGAATTATCACGATACGTATAGTTATATCCCTTGTTCGAAACAGAGTATGCCCCAATTAAAGCATTATCTAATAACTGCTGTATTTCATCTTTAACAAGTGATTCAATAACAGGTTTTAATTCTGTTGCAACTCTTTCAAAAATATGTTTGCCTTGATAGCCGGGATTTATCCAATTTTTTGTCGAATATGAGCGTCTAACAGTTCCTTGTTTTGTCTTTAAATAAGTATTCAAGTTCTTAACAGTTCGCGACTCTCCATCGCTGACTGTTCTAAAAATAACTCTTCCGCCAGGTAAATGAATTGGAATAGGACCGCCAGTTTTACTAAGGCTTTCTTTCATATCAAAAGGTTCCCATCCAGCATTAAGATACTTCATATAATCGGCTTTAGATTTTACGATTACATCATTACCTTCCCAAACAATATAAACAGAATCATAAAGTGTTGTAGAATGTTTACCGCTATACCCATTATTAAATTCTGTAGCAATTTTAGATTTTACTGCATTTAAAATTAAACTACTTATTACTGTTCTTAAATCTAAAAAAAAATTTCTAATAAATGCGGCATCATAACGTGAAGATAAAAGTCTTTTTTGATTCGGAGTTAAATTACGAAAATTAAATTCTAATTCTTCAAAATTTGAATTAATAGTTATGAGGCTCATTTGTTAGACCACCTAATGGTTCATTAGTTAAACCAGTATCAGGGAACCAGTAATAATTATAAATTTCAACCATACTTAAGAAATCTTTATGATGACCACGAATAATAACTTTTGAACGAAAATCATGATATTTGTTGCCCATGATTCCAGGGACCGGAACCTCATAAACAACATCATATTTATCAGGTTTTGTTAAAGTTAAACGTTGATAAACACGTTGTCCTTGTTTGGTTTCTGATTCTTGAGTCGCAACAAGATAACGTTCGTTGGCATACGTCACAATCATGTCAAATTCTTTCATGATTGGGTCTGTATCAATTGTCCATGCTGTTGGAGTTTCAGCAATAACTAAACCGGCTTGTTCCATATTAATTTGAACTTGTTGAGGATTAAATGACATTTTTAATAAAATTGCAGGGTCATATCCACCTAAAAAAGTTGTATCATAGCACAAAGGACATTTTGAAACGGGACATTGTTCTTCGTAAGTATCGCCACCCACTTTTTGAATATTTGGACAAGGAGTGCCTTCAGTTTTACGTCTTAACCAAACAACTGGTTCGCCACCAATTTCAAGTTGTAAAGCATAATGTGTTGGAAGCATATCAATTAAATTATGAATACCATCTAAAATTTGAATACTAAAAACAGGTCGTGTTCTGTTTACTTGTTCTTCAAAGTTTGGTAATGGTCTATATGGTTTTCTTGGTGGTTGAAAATAACCACTTTCAGAACTATTAATTGATTCTTCTGACATTATTTAATCCTAAAGATGTAAGAGAGCAAATTCACACTTGCTCTCTTATTAAAATCTTTTAAATTTTTATTTTTATAGCATTTGTCTGATTAAAAATGCTGCTACTGCTGATGCTTCTTTTTGTAACTGATTACGTTTAATTCTGCTTTGTTCTACGGATGCCATATTATGAATTTTTTGAATAACTTTTTGTAATCTTTCGATTCCTTCAGGTCCTTCTGGAACTGCATTTGGTCCTAAAAGTTTATTAGCATGAGGATGTTCTCTTAACTTCTTTTCTAATGCAGACATAGGTGTTCCAAGTTTACTTGGGTCAATATTACTTGGCGTCAATCCTTTACCTAAAGGTCCGGGTGTTCTAGTACGAACTGGTTCTGGTTTAGGTAATTGCGGAGCATTAGGAATTCTTACATTTCCAGGATTTTGAAAAGGTGATTCAAGAGCCGCGCGATGGTCTGCTCTTTCACGAACATATGGTGTTTTTACATCATCTTCTTCATGAGCCATTTCAGAATCTGATTCACTATCACCAGCATTTTGTTCTGATTCTGTAGCTTGTTCAGCTAATTCGTCATGTTTTTCTTTGTTTTCTTTTAAACGATGGTCATGTTTAGGGTCAACAACTTCTCCGCGTCCATCAGCGGGTTTTTCAGCCTTTGGAATTTCAGGCATAGCCGAAACTGGGCCTTTTACAAAGGCTTCAATTTTTCTTAAAACTTCTTCATTGGTATATGCCATTTTGGTACTTTCCGATGATGGTGACCTATTGTATTGTTTGCTTACATCAGGTACTTCGTATTCGTTTACTGTATTATTAGCTGGAGGAATTGAAGGTGTTTGTGGAATTTTAGGGTCTTCAGGAATCTTAGAAATTTCCGGTATATGTGGTATTTTTGGAGATTCTAGAATTTTGTTTTCCGAATTTTCAAATAATTCATTATTATCAGACATATTAAACCTTCTCAAAAATAAGATATGCAACTCTTTAGAGAATGTTAATTGAAATTACCACCAGAATCTACCAACAGAACGAATTGGTGGATAAGACATGTATGGTGTATCTGGAGTAGTAATAAATCCACTTCTTGGATATAACTGTCTTTTAATTCTTAAACGCTCTTTTTCTTGTTGTTCTCTAAGCATTCTTGCTATATTTTGAAGTGTGGATGCCTGTTGTGGAAGATTAACGGTGATACCTTTATCATTATAAGTTAATGGTTGTTGAGCAACACGCATTGCTTCTGCTTCTAATGCAGCAATCTCTGCGCCTTTCATAATATTTGTCATAAATTTAATTGGAATATTCATCCAAAAAAAGTTACTAAAAGGTGGAGCAGAATTAAATTCATCTAAAGAACCTTGAAGATATTCTGAAAGTTCCATATCAGTCCAAACCCATTTTAAAGGGTCTGGGTCGTTATCTTTAAGTCTCAATCTAAGCCTAGAAATAGGGTCGATTGGCAATAAAGTAAAACCATTGCCTGCAACAATATCAAATCTTTGTGGATAATTAATTTCTTGGTCGCCAATCATTGTGGTTATGGTAACACTATATGACCCTACAGATAAAGTCGCACTATCTATATTAAAATAAAACCATGAATTAGTAACAGGTGTCATAAAAGCATTATCAACAACTGAAATTTGACCATTTGGTGTTACAAATTCAACAGAAACTGTAGGCGGAATAAGATTATCTGGAGGAACAGGTATACCATATTGATTTACAGTTGTTACCGTAATGGTTACTAAAGAACCTTGAGTATATTGATAGCCCATATTTTTCCCTTTCCTTAGTAAGCAACTGCATCAAATAAAAAGTGAATTTTTCTATTAAGATTAGTAACTCCAACTGTTTGAATTAATTGAGTTGCAACACCTAATGCAGAAATTGTCAAAGTTGTTGTTCCTGGTCCGTATGCACCATGTAATTTATTGGTAACCGTTTGATTCATTGCTGATTGTGCAATAAAATTACCCCAATCAATATCTTCAAAATAAACTGTACCAGTATGATTTGTGGTTGTCATTGTAAATGTTAAAGAAGAAATACTATTAGGTAAAGAAACAGGGGATTGTGCTTCTAATATTGCTTCTAGGGTCACTAACCATCCAAAAAATCCTGTAGGAACCTCTGGAAGAGTAAAAGTAATTTCTCCACTAACAGTATTTATATTTAATAAATTAGTTAAGTAATTTGTATTATTAGGTGATGTAGTTGCTAGATTTCCTTGTGTTACAACCAAACCAGGCATAAAGTTATACCACATTGCCATATCTCTAATAACATTAGAATATCCACTTTGATATTGGGTTCCAGAAATTCCCGGTTCCCCTTGTTGACCTTGCGGACCAGGTTGACCAGCAAAAGTTACAAATGCTCCAATATTAACTGTATTTCCAACGACCCCAGAACATATATATTCAACTTCAAGAGTTAAACTGTTTGATGTTAAAGATAATACTGTTCCAATAAAACTGGTAATACCATCAGAAATGAATACACTACTTCCAACTGTAAATGCAGAAGTATTTTCAACTGAAGTTGTTACTGAAGCCCCAGTTGCAGGCAAAGTAAATGTGGCCGTTGTTACAGAAGGTCCTGCACCTGGAATACCTTGCGGGCCAGGTGGTCCTTGCATACCAAATAAAACATCAAATTGAAGAGTAATAATTTCTTCTTCTTCAATTGCTGCTGTTTGATTTAAATATCTGGTATACATATAATGCGAACCAGATGGAGCATTAGTGCCTGTAAAAGTTACAAGATATTCTGTTAAAAGTTGAAGGTTTGTTGTTACAACTTGACCTGCCGAAGGTGTTGCTGTTCCACTTCCTACAATTTCTTGTTCAACAAATAAATTTGGGTTGGCAATTGAAGGATTTAAAGGGTCAATTGTATAAAAATTAACTACAATGCCATCATCAAGTAATGCACTTGTATAAAAATCTATAAATGTAATTACAATTGTTGGCATTTTTAAACCCTTTATAATAATTGTTGTGAAACATTAACAGATGTATTTCCACTTTCAACTTCAAATGTATATCTGCCAGCATTTAAATTTACTGAGTAATAACCTTTTACATCAGTAGTGATTGTTTGTTTTAATATTCTGGTAGTTCCAAAATAAATTTTTATATTAATATTAGGCAAAGGATTTCCAAAAAATGTTGGTTGTGTAGGAATGCTTGTTAAAGTTCCATTTACTTGACAATTTTGACGAAAACTTTGAGTCCAACTAAATGATGCAACAGGTGCTGGTAAGGTTAAATCAACACCCCGACGATATGCTTTAGTTGTATCAATAGTAATTTTATTTCCGGCTATATCTCGAATAATAATGTCGGACAAAGGAACATTTTCAGTAGAAACTGATTGCCCTACTAAAGTAATACGCGGGTAAACATAGAATGTACTTTGATTGACAGGATTGGATGGATTTGTTGTTATAGAAGTTACAGGAGGAGTAGTTGTAGGACTTTGTATAGAAATATCTGTATATTTTAAATTAACAATACCTGTAGGTTGGCTTTCTTCCCATGCCATAGCATAACTTGAATTATATAAATCAAATACTGGGAAAAATGCACAATCTCCGGGAAAATCTTTAATCGCAAATACAAAATGTGATGGTGGGTCACTTCCAGATAAAGCTGGTGTCCAAGTAATACCATCGGATGAATAATTACCAATAATATCTGTTGGTTCTATATCAGATTTATAGCCTACATAAAAAAAATTGCCAACCTGGTCAGCATATCCTTGTTGCCCATCATTAACTAATAAAATATTTCCAATCGGAGGAGGCATAAAGCAACCCTCTGAAACAATTTCAGGTGCTAATTGAACCATTGTTATAGGGAAAATACTTGTAATCATTTAGAACCAACTTAATCCTTGTACAGGGTCTACCCGAATTCTACTACTAGGACCTGATTGACCAGCGTCATTAAATGCTGTTAATTCAATTCCTACAATACCCGACATTGATAAAGTAAAAACGTTATTTGCATAAATTTCATTGGGTGTTATTTCATCTATTGCAAGATTATTTGTACCAAGTAAAGTTCTTGTTGCGGGATATAAACCGTAAGTGTTTACTGAAACTCCAGAACCATAAATTATATTATTTCCAAAACTAAAGCCAAAAGTATAAAATACACTAGTTCCATATACTTTTACCGCAGGTGGATTAGAAGGTATTGGAACACCAGAATAAGTCATACTTGCTACAGTCCAAGGAGAAGTTCCAGTAGATGATATATAAATATCACCTGCATTTGCCGATGCAGCCCAGCCATCTGATTGTGGAATTGTTAAACTTGAATCAAATGACGATGCATCAATGATAAGGCAAAATAATTTTTCATATGTGCAATCAATAGGATTTGATAAATTAATTGTCAAACTATTTGAAGAAATATTTGTGGTAATTTCTGTATTACCACTTGCTAAAACAGTTGTTGAAGGAATTCCATTAGCATCTGCAATAACAATTACTGGATTAGTTACTGTAACAAGAGCAAATACATCTGAAAAAAATTCTATAGAATTAATATTTTTTTGTGGATTATTTACACCAAAAAAAGGAGAAGTCGTAAATGGAAAAGAAACTCTGCCTGTTCCAAAATTAGTTATAAGTGTTTCAGAATTATCACCTGTTGGAAGTACGCTTGTAATATTATTTGAACCATCTATTCCATCACCAGGAGTGCCTGTATAAGGGCTGGTACTATCATTGACTAAAGTTGTAATAATTGGTGGCGCTGGTAATCCTATAATACTTGGATAATTAGTAACATTAACACCGTCCCAATAAAAAGTTGCAGGAGAAGAAGCATAATTTCCGCTTACATCAAATGCGTAAAGATTATAAACACAAGGAAAACTTGGAGGAGTTGTTGTTATTGTATAAGAAGAACCAAAATTTTCACTATCAAAAGGAGAATTTATTAAATTTAATGAAGTTACACCAGAAGACGATGAAGCATTAATTGTTGCAATAGTATTAAAAGCATTAGTAGCAGTATATTTTAAAGTATAATAAGTAGCACCAGATGAACCTTCAAAATCAACAGAAATTAAGTTATTAGAGTAACTTACAGATTGAATTAAAGGTGTTGATGGCGTAATTTGGTTAATTTCATATAAACCTTGTCCTGCATACAATGTCCCAGAACCATTTGTTAATGAAATACACCCTAAATTTGTAGTTGTTCCTCCACTAAGTGCTTGGAAAGTAGCAAAAAATCCATTATTATATGTATTTGGTACTCCAAGTAAAGCATAAGGCAAAAAATTATATTCATATATTGGTAAATTAAAAGTGTTTTCATTAGAAGTTGCTCTGCCAGTTATAACAGTTAATGCTCCTTCTGGAATAGTTAATAAAGTTACGGGTTGTCCTGAATTTATTGTCGTAGCATTCCAATTTTGAACATAATAATCTTGATAGGTTCCAGTAATAGTATTTGTCGAACTTGCAAGAGCGGTAATACAAATGACTACAGCAGCGCCAGATAAATCATTTGGTCCAACTACAATATAATCGCCTACGGCAAAAGTAGATAAACTTGTTACAACAATATTTGTTAAATCTCCATCAGGATATGTTGTGGTAGTTCCGATAGGAATGTTACCATATCCAGGAACATAAACGTATGTTGTCGTTGTTGTTGGTTGTGGTACAGAATAATTAGCAGCCAATGTACTTGAGGGACTTGGTGTAGTAGTAGTTGTTGTCGTTTCTAATGAAACTTGAGGATTTCCAAAAGTTAAAGTTGAACTAACAGGTACAGTTGTACTCGTTGTAATACTACTTTCAACAGTTCCATTATTATTTGAAGCATAAAAATCAACTGTTACAATATTATCAGATGCCGACAAAACTGTTCCAAATAATGTTAGAGAATCTGAAACATTTAAAGCGACAGATTGACCAAAGACAAATGCTTTGCTATTTTCAACAGGAAGATTAACCGTATTTGTTGATAAATAAACTTCAGAAGTAGTTATTGTAGCACCTGCTCCATCTATACCATTTGTTCCGGGTGGTCCAACAACTAAATAAGGTGTATCTGGCAAGGTAATAGAACGAGAAGCAATATTTAAATTAGGAAAACTAAAATTATATTCTGTGCCTGGAGAAAGCAACATAAAAGAAGCCACACCTTCGCCCGTTGGTGCTGCTCCTGTTCCAATTGAGGTGCTTTCTACTAAAAAACCGCTTGTATTATATGCGTTTACAGCCGTTCCGTCACTTAAAACGCTTCCATCCGCATTGACAAAGCCAATTTGAAAATTAGGCATCAATGTTTTCCTTTAAATCTTTGTTTAATAAAGCTTCACTCTTTATAATATGGTCCCTAGCTAATAAAAGTGCTGCTTTTACTGCTGAAAAAGATTTATTATTACAAATTGTAAGTATTTCATTAAAAATTTCTGTTATTTCTTTTTCTAATAATTTCTTTTCCATAATTTTCTTCTTATAAAGCTATTGTTGAAGATACTATTCTTTCTAATTCAAATGCTACATCTGCTTGTGTTAAAGCTTCAACATCGAATGGTAAACTTATTTCTAAAGGTTGAGTTGTTTTAACTATCATATACCCTGCATATATATCTGTTTCAGGATATACAACTCCAAAATATGGTTCTGGTAAATTTGCGAAATATTTTGGCAATGGATTGCCGTCAGGTGTAGTTGAAGTTTTACTTACCGACATTCTATAATATATTCCAATGTTTAAACCTGGAACATTTACAGTTTCAACAATAACAGGAACAGGTGCATTAAGTTCATAAATATAAACTTGAGGAGGTAATGGCGGACAATATCCTTCTGTTTCTTGCCAAGTTAGAAAATCTAATCTTTGAGTTTTTTTAAAATTTAATGAAATAATATTATTAGAAAGTTCAATTGGCGAAGCATTAATCAAACTATCAGCAGTAAAGTTTGTGATAGTAGAATGAGTAAATGAAGGAGGTAACAATGTATATGACATTTAGAATGCAAATATTTCATTAACGTAAGTAGTTAAATCAGCCAAAGCTTGAGAATGTGTTAGTTGAATAACATCAAAAGGTAAACTTATATTTAGGTTAGTTGATTTAACTAACATTAATCCGTTATATTCACTAGATGTTGGATAAACAAATGTACCAATCGGAAAGCTAAATGAATTAAAATACTTTGGTAAAGGCAAATTATTTAATGTCATCGTACTTTTGGGAACTCTATAATAATTTCCAGCACTTACTCCACTTGAACTTGGGGGAGCAACATAATCAATTGGTAAAATTATAGGAGCAGGAGGAGTTGGACAAATTCCATTCTCTTCTAATATTTTTAAATAATCTAATCTTAAAGAATAAACAAATTCTGAAGGTAATTTTTTTAAATTAATATTTAATTCAGGAGCATTAGATGGTTGGTCGGCGTGTAAATAAGTTTTAATAGAATCTATTAAATAAAAATTATCTACATAATCAAGTTCATTAGCTGTTGGGCTTATTTTTGAAGTTCCTAAAACATATAATTGATTTATTTCAGCCTGAGTCAAAGTATATGGAAAAAACACAACATTAGATAAATAACCTGTAAAATTTTTTGTTCCATCTTTATATGCAGCAATAGAAGACGTATCAGCATACATATTATAAAACTGTGTAGTAAATTCACTTGCACTTGATATGCCCATAGGAACTAAGCCACAATCGTAGCCGTTAATAACCAATGTGCCATCTATGTAAATGTCTGCAAATACATATGCATATTCTGTATAAACATCTTGTGCCGTAAAATCGCCCTCTTTAATAATACAAGCACATATAAAATGTTCATTGCCATCCATTAATGTTGTTGTTACGGGAATTTGAAAACTAAAATTATAATTAGCATTATAATTTTCATTTGGCTGAAATATTGAAATATTCCCAGTATTATTTACACTTAAACCAAAATTATTCCAATATGCAATCATTCCACCACCAGTATTAGGCGAAGATGCTTTAATCCAACCAGTAATCCAACCACTCTGTTTCGTAACTCCACCAGTTACTGGACCACCTAGATATTGATTTGCGCTTCCTAAGTTAATATAACTATTACCATTAAAATTATAAAATTTATAATGGTCCATAGGGTATAATAAATTTGCTTGTGTGGTTCCGGTTCCTGAAAGTTCTCCATTATATCCGTTACCAGAATAATCATTAATAGATGTTCCTGAAGATTCTTGCAAAGGATAAATAGCTATTGCACCTATGTTTGCACAATATTGAGCATATTGTAAATTATAAAAATTAAGAGGCATTTTTAAGCTATTCTAAATGCAGGATAATATACACTTGCTGTAGTTGTACCAGCATTTTCCCAACTGAAGTCGCCCACATTTGTAGGTATATAATATTGATAGGTTTGACCATTAAAAGTAAATTGGTCATGATTATTAATTACATTAGAAGATGCACTAGGGAAAAGAATCATGTCAGGAACGTTCCCTCTGTAACCTGCCCCACCAGCATCTAGAAGTCCCATTGTAATTGCATCATAATTATTTGTAAATTTATTAAGATATGGAAAACCATCCGACGTACCATTTGCTACATTTGATTGAACAGGAAACAACGGTATTATTTTTTGTCCTACAGCATTAGCATAATCTCTTAAAACCAACCAAGAACTTATATCACTTGTAGCAACATTACTTATTACATAACATTCATCTGTTGAACTTAAAGATGAAATTTTACCCAAGAATACTACATACTCTTGAAATCCTGTTAAAGTTGAATCTCCAGCTAATGAGATTGCCATGTGGTCTGCAAATAAATGAATTCTAAAAGTAACGTTAACAGTATTAGATTCTGTACCAGAATAGTATGTTGCTGTACGCGAAATTATATTATTGTAATATGATGTTCCTGCAATCCCTGACCCATTAGTTGAAAAAGCAGAAGTTTGATTAGTTAAAACATGAGTTTGATTATCATAATGTTCTAATATAGCATGTTGAATACTGTTGTTTGTGTTTCCATTGTAAATTTGAGCAATAAAGATATTTTCATTTGCATTTGAACCAGAACTATAATAAATATTTGAAGTATATAAATTAGTTGTTGCAGGTCCAAAAATACTTTGTGTAAATACAGGTGACCAACCTGTAGTTGCGGTTATTTTATAATAATATGTTTCTGCTGCTAAAATTCCAGTACCATAAATTATATAATTTAAAGAACTTAAATTATTTGAATTAACAGAAGCCCAATTAATAGTAGTTAATGAAGTTGTCTGCCATGCAAGATTAATAGCAGGGCAAACTGCCGTATTACCTGCGCTGTATGATAAATAAGAACATACAACATAATTGGTTGAAGCTAATGTATCAGCACTATTTGATAATGAAATAACAATATGATATAATGTTCCAACACTTAAAGTTACAGGAGTCGAAAAAATAAATTTAGTATACAAACCTGACGTTTTAACATGGTTCATGTTTGTAATTGCAACACTAGCAGAACCCAAAGGTGTTGTTGTACTTGCAGGAACGTTATAATAACCTGTAGTATTCGTTGTATTTTCGTAAGAATTAGGAAAAATTTGTACAATAATATTCCCAGTTGGACCACCGTTTACATCTAAAGGCAAATCAATTTCAGTTATTAATTCATGATTTGCAAAAAAAGGTTGTGCCAATATTTGATTGTATGCGATAGCAGCATAAGCATTAGATGTAGTAAATTCTTGAGAAACAAAACTTGAATTTAAAGCAGTTGCCGTAATAGTTCCACTAACTATCGAAGGTAAAGCATAAAGATTTCCAGTTGATGTAACTGGAACAGTTGTTGTTCCAACAGTCAAACTTCCGTCATCAATAAATGTAGTTTGATTTCCAGGAATATTAACTAATAAAGTTTCTCCTCCAGAAATTGTTCCTTTGTAGATATTCCATCCACTTGGATTTAAACCAGTACCAACAGAAGGCATAGTTAATTGAACGGCAGTTTGACTACCAGTTAATGTCACACTTGCTTCATTTGAAGGAAGTGTTTCTCCTAATGGTGCTGTAATTGCAGATGCTAATGTGCTTAGAAGACTTGCAACTCTGACTGTTCCTTGTGTGTATGACATTTATCGTCTATCCTTAAAAGTTACAAGTTGGGATTTACCAATGAGAATGTCATAGTAACTTCCAATGTATGTTGTGGGTCTTTCACAACAACCGTTGGTCCGTTTCCATTATAAGTTTGTGAGCCAGCAATATTTGGTGCAGGCGCAGGACCAATGTTTGAGTTATTTGCAGAAAGAGGAGCCCCAATTGTTAGTGTATTTGGGTCAACTATTGCAGGAACCGTAATATAGAAGTAATCAAGAGCAATAGATGTGCCTAAAGAAAAATCGTTAGATGTTCCTGTAGGTTTAATAGTTGCTGTATGATATCCAGGTGCAAGCGCACTTGTTGTAAATACTGTTTGTTGTTCGTAAGTATCGGCCGAATAAAAATCAATATTTTCTACAAAGTTTCCATCAATATAAAGTGCCCCGATACCACGATATGGTGATGTTTCAGCGACAATAGAGAAACCGCCACCCATAAAAGTAAAGATTGCTTGATTACTTTCACCTGTTAATAAAAGCAAATATGTTTCTGCTGTTCCAGGTGCTGAAGCAATGTTGGGAACAATTGGATTTCCGTAGTTTTGACTATTACTTCCTACAAAACCACCAAGAGCATAACCGTTAAATGTACCCGTTGTTGTAGCATCAACACCAAAAGTAACACCAATATCTTGCCAATTACGAACTTGACTACCAACAGCAACTAAATCATTGAAAAAGTCATTATTAGGGGTATCTGTTGATTGTACAGCATATGCAGGGAAATATGTTTCGTATTCATAAACAAGGTTTCCATTTGCTGCATTATATGAACCAGCAGTTTCTGTTGCATAAAGGTGATATTTTCTTGCGCCAGGAACAGCGTTCCAAGTTAAAGTTGCTCCAAATCCTCCACCCGTTGGAGAAATTGTACCGTTAAGAGTCATAGCAATAGCTGGAACCGGAACTGTTGGAGAAGTTCCTGGAATGGTATAAATTGAATCATTACAAGCAATATAGTTAACATTTGAATATGCAAGAGGGTCATTCGATGGATTACCAATTGCAAAACAATAATTTTCTGGAATCAAGAAGTGGTCCGTTGTTTGTACAAGTGGACCTGGTAAAGCTCCGCCTTGATGTGTATGAGTACCATTTTCTTGGGTTTCAAAATTAAAGTATGTGATACTAGATGTTAGAACTTCAAATGTACGTGTTGTTGCATTTAAGTAACTAATTTGCATAGAACGATTATCTAATACGTCAATTTTAAATGTATAGCATTTATCTGTATGTGATTGTTGAATATCAGATGTGCTAAATAAATATACATTTCCAACATTATCATAAAGAGCAAAGTAAGGTCCTTGAGCATACTGGCTGCTATTACCTGTAGTATATTGGTCATCTAAACGATAGTTATGATACAAACCAAATTCAAACGAAAGTCTTTTATCTGCACTTTGTGTTTGAATATTTTCAGGATTTACAAAAGAGAACAATGATACTCTATTTGGAGCAGTATCATTTAAAATTGGATTAATTGAACGTGTACCACTTGAACTATATACATATTGTGGGATAGAAGCATATGATAATGGAATTTGAACGTTAATATAATAACTTTGTCCTGGTCGTGCTTTTCTTGTTGATGAAACAACATAAGGAACCCCTGCTGGAACATTCATTTGTAACTGACTTTCACCAGTTGAATTTAATGTTACAAGGTTAAAATAATCGCTATTGTTATTCGTAATATTCCACAAGGAAGGATTTAAACTTGATTCTGTAAAATATTCTGCAAATTGGGCACTTGCACTAGTTGGTGCTGTTAATGTATATTCTCCAGATGCTTCTGTTTCATATTCAGCACCATATAAAGGTACAGGAGTTGTTGTGTAAGCAACATCATAAAATTCTGTATCAGGAGGAGCAGTTACACCAGGACGTTGATAAGGACCAACTGTAATAGATGTTGTTAATGGTCCCTGTTGAATTGCAGAAACTTTGTAATATTTATTTTGACCTAATTCTAATGAACCACCATTAGTAGAATCAACAATAGCAGTTAAACCAGTTGGAGTTGTTATACTAGATGCAGCAGGAGGATTAATACTTGTATTAGGTGTTATTGAGCCATTATCATAGAAGTATTCTCTTACGGTTCCTACACTTGCTAATAAACCAAAAACGCCACCAACATTTTTATAAATATTAATTTTTGAAGTAAATTCATTTAATTCTTCATATGTTGGAAGAGTTAAACGAACTGTACCTTCGTTTAAACTAATAGAGTCTAAATTGTTAAGAGGAAATGAATTAACTGTATATGTAGCAGAAGGTCCTGTTTCTTTATTAAATTGAACTAATGTCGCAACATATTCGTGAGCCGCCGCCCCAGATGTTGAATAATAAGTTTTAAATCCAAAATCTTGTGATGGATTTACAGGTGAATATGTTAATCCAGAGTTTGTAGAAACGCTAAGTTGACCATAAGGGTATTCATCTGCAACAGAACCAAATAAATCATAACAATCTGCTTGGTCTGTAAGAGGACAAGAAACTACAATATGGTAAACATGACCCGCAGTTACTGCAACAGGACTTTCAAAACTTGCCACAACCCATTCTTGTACAGGATTTGCAAAAGCAGGAATTGTTGCAGTTGATAAAAGTGTTCCTGGAGAACCACTACTATCGGAATAAAGCGCAACCGTTAACGGATATGCAGGGTCACCGCTAGAAGCCATACTTAAAGCAATTTCAACAATGTTATTTACACCAGATGGTCCGCCACTAGCAGAAACAGTAAATGTTTGGTCATAAAAATTCGCACCATAAACTTGTGTAACATTAGATACGTCAACATTTTGAATTTGGTCAAGCTCGGGAGTTGATGTAAAAGCTGTATCTAATTCGCCCGGAACTTGAAAAAGAGTACGATTTAAAGGAATATTTTTCCCTGAAAGGGTATTCATATAATAGGTTAATTCAGTTAATTCGCCAATTGCTTCACTAGCAGTAAAATTAGCAGAAACAATAAATTGTTTATCACCTTCTGGGTTTGAATCTGTTGATGTGCCCGGAGTAAATGTTGCAGTTGTTATAGCAATAGGTGAAATTAAACCAACCTGGTTTGTATCAGGAGTAATATCCGAACTTCCTACACCAATTTGTGGAATAGAATCAAAATCATAACCAACAGCAGTACATAAATATTCAAGACCTGCGTCAAGTATTGTGTTATGCATTTCATAAGATTCGACCATATTACCATCAAGGTCTTTTTTCTCAACTTTAAAAATACCCATTTTATTTAGAAAACTCCCTTATACTCTACGGATTTGTATGGTCGTAGTTATGTATGCTTCTTGAGTGTCAGTTTTAACAATTTGCGGATTAAACAAAATTCTATTAAACATAACATTATCAGTTGTAAAAAGTCCTGCTTCTGTTAATGTTCCTACCGCATCGGTTGTTGCGAGAGTTGCTTTTTTTTGGTAAGCAAATGTCCCAGGCGAAATTTGAGGAATATGTGTTGTTGAAGTTTGGAAAAAATCAGCATTTAAAGTCAAATCAGTTGTGGCCGGGGTTGAAGGAAACGGCGCATTACCAAGATGCAACATATCAAAATCAGCAGGACCATAACCATTTGCCATATGAACAATAGCATTATCAACAATAATATTTTCTTGAGTATGGTCAAGTTCTATTTCGCCTGTTTTTGAATTTACAAGCTTAACATTCCATGTGCCTTTAAATTCAAGACCTTGTTGTGGTACTATTTTTGATATTTTACTCATAATTGACCTTATTTAAGTTATTTTCGTTAATTCGAAAGTAATACTTGGAGATTTAATAGCAATGTTGTAAGATTTAGGTCCTGATAAACTTTTTTCAGACGTAGTTGCAAAATAGTAGAATGCAGGAACAACTGAATTTTCAGCCGTAAACACAGACGCACTTAACTCTTCGGTTATATTATAAACATAATTATAGACATATGGTGCTATATTTTGAAGTATTTTTATACTTATATTGCTTTCAGAGCTATTACTTTGTGTACTTTCGCCAATATAAAGATTATTTTCATGAATTTTTCTATTTAAATTATTTATGGGCTCTAAATTATAATTCTCATTAGTAATTCCAATAGCAAAATTTTCATTCGATTTTTTACTTATATTAGATTCTGTCGAAGTTATAATACTCAATATGTCTGGAATCTGTAGTTTCTCCAAAAATTTTGTACTAAGACTTGAAACTTTAAAATTATAGGTTGGTTCATTATTATCTTCTACAGCGAAATTTTCATTAACTATATATAAAATATTTAAACTAAATGTCAAAAGATTTGAATTATCAGTAATTGAAAAAGATTCTTTTGAATTTGAAGAATGAATTAGTAATTCTGTTTCACTAAATGTTGGAAATTTATCATCTAAAATGTAAAATTTTTCAGGTCCAAGATTTGCTTGGTCGATAAATATAGTTTGTACTAATGAATCAGTTGGAAAATGTTCTTGTATTGCAAAATATTCATTAAAATTTTCATATTCGTTTAAATTAACCACAGTAGTTGGAGGCAAACCTAGAACAAATTTAGTATCTTTGTCTATTTGTGTAATTTCCAATAATTCTGATAGATTAGCCTTATCTAGGCCAACAAATGTATTTTCATAAGAAAGGTTATATTCTTTTATATTTATTGTTTCATCAATAAATTCGCTTGGTGTTGTTGCAGAAGTTAAAGAAAAAACATCTTTATCTTCTGCGACAACAAAATATTCATTAAAATTATAACCTACGTCAGGAATGAACGTTAAATCAAATGTAGGAATAATTTTATCTGATATGCTAAATGACTCATTAGGTAGAGTTATCGACGTTAGAAGGTCAGCAATGAGCATTAAATCGGATTTTTCAGCAACAACAAAGTATTCTGATGGATTTACACTTTCAGAACTAATTAAAGTTAAAACTCCTGTTACTCCAACTTGTAAAATGTCCAAATTTTCATTGTATTTATTGCTATAAACACCTAACTCAAAAATTTCCTGTTGAGAATATTCTGCTACAACAAAATATTCATCAATCATTGTACTCTTTAAGAAAGTTACAAACATTTCAAAACTTGCCGTAGCAAATTTATAAGTAGGATTCGTAAAAGCTATATAAATTTTATTTTCAGGTGTAGTTTCACATTCAAAAGTAAACAACCAACGATTATCTGAAACAACTTGAATGCTCATCATTTTTATATCACCCGGTAAAGTCAAACTATAAGGTGATGCTAATAGCCAATTAGTACAAAGTTGAGCATACATTAAAAAATTAGTAAAATTATTTGGAACCCATACGACATAACTATCATTTTCATCAATAACAACAGTTGGAAAACTACCACCACTTGCTAAAACAACTGTGGTTTGTATTCCATTCGGATAATAAACCATTTTTATTTTATTATCAACATTATCAACATATGCTGTCATCGGATAACCATTTTTATCAAATTTTGTATCTGATTGACGAACATTTGTTAGATAAAGTTGTTCATTAGTCCAAATAGTTGATGTATTCTTATATTTAAACCAAATAGAACTTGCTTTTTGGAAGAAAACATATTGTCCAAGTGCCCAATTAGGGTTAGATACAGTATTTACGTCCATAGAAAGTCGAGCAACATCAACATTTGTTGAAATTGCTGTTCCAGGTAACGGAAATCTTGGTAATCCTGCCATATTTAGTTACCTTCACCAATATTTCTAGGAAATGTTTGCATAAAAGCAACAATATCTGGAATACTTGAAGCAGTTACAAGCATGGAGGTATAATTATCGTATTCAGCAGGCAATATATATCCATCAATTGAGTAAGTTCCTGGTGTATCAACGTTAGGTATTACAAAACAAGCACTTCCAGTAGTTGTAGGCAAAGGTTCTGCTGCAACAGTCTGTAAAGTGAAAGACCCATTTGAATGAAAATAAATTATTATGTTTGAATTGGTAATAGTAACAGTTACAATGTCTGGAGTAAAGGTTAAAGTTGATGACATTGGTTCTACTTGGTAAGTTCCGGGCGTTAAATTCCCAATATGAAAATATCCTGTAGAATCTGTTAATCCATAAACTAAATCTTTTTCCTCAGAAAGGCTATCTGATTGATTTAAATTCATTATTGTAACAGGAATACTAGGAATACCAAATAAAGTATTATTTATAACAACACTAGAAGCAAAATCATTAGGAAATGCTCCACCAAAAAAGGCAAACATTTGAAAATTGAATAATTCAGGCCCTGAAATAACAACTGTAGAAGCAAAATCTTTAGTTACGGCTTGAGGAATATTTTTAGCAACTGTATCATTTACAATTGTTACCGTAGAATCAAAATCTGTTTTACCCAAACCTAAAAAAGTTGCAGATAAATTTAAATTTTTAAAGAATGAGCCTAAAAATGCTCTCATTCTAAAATTAGTGCTACTATTAACAGAAAAATTTGCACTCATAGGTAACGAATTAGTGTAAACAAAATTCGCACTCATACCTAATGAGTCATACGTTGAAACCAAAAAGTTTGCCGACATTGACAAATAATTTGGATTCGTAAATAAGGCACTTAAAGTAAGCGTAGAAGTAGAATAAAAGACGGCCGACATTGGCAAACTTGTAGAAATATAAAAATCTGCTGCCATCGGAAAGTTTTTAATTATAAAAAACGTTGCGGAAAGCGGTAAAGTCGTTGAGGCATAAAAAGATGCCGACATTGGCAACGAAATTGTTTGCGTAGACACCTTTTTTCCTCCCGATTACTGTAAATTCACGCTATAAACCCCTATTTTTTTCCCGTCTTTTGGGGTTTTTAATGTAACTTCAAGAACAGGTTTAGAAGGATAAAGTTTTGGGTCAATACTTAGTTTGATTTCTAACAAATAGGCTTTACCACCCATTTTTTTAACAACATTATATCCAATAACATGTGCATCAATTACATTACCAAGACTATGACCACTCATTGTTACGTCTTGATGAGCCTGTTTATATTGGAAAAACTCATATTTTTTGCCATTTTCTAATGGTCCTGAAATTTTTGATGGTCTTTTATCACTTAAACTAATGGTAATTGGTGATTTTACTTCTTTATCTTTAGTTTTAATATGTATTTCGCCTGTTTTTAAATCAAAAAAATAGCCATCTTCATTAGATGTTAACCCAAAATAAAATGTTTTATCTCTTTCTTCAGGAGTAAGTGCATCATAATTCGCAGTTTCACCATTTTCTTGATATTCATATATATGACTTCCATCTTCTAAAATGCAAGCCCAATAATATCTTTGAATATTCATTAAATTCTCTTCTAAATCTTTTATTTTACGAATATAAATATGAAACTCTAGCAAGCCATGCTGCTGCTCCAGGTGTAACTGAAGATGGAACTTGTAATTCAAACTCTACAACAGCAGCATCCCCACCAACAGAGCCCAAAATTACACCACTTCCACCTGCCGAAGAACCAATTGGGGCGCTTGTGGTTCCTCCAACAGCGGTAAATGCAGTATCACCTTGAGAAGTACATTTTAAAGCTAAAATTAAATCATTTACAACTTGTTGTCCATTAGCAACAGTATCTGTACCACCTGTAGTTTGGCCATTTAAAGTAACTGTTGAAAGAGTTACAGAAGTTGCATTCGAAACTGCTGTTCCACCGCCTTTATTGTTCCAAACATAAAGAGTAACAGGTGTCGAACTTGAACCTGAAGCAGCATTACCAAAGTTATAAGAACTTATGTTTGATGAAAGAGCATCCGTAAAGGTTATTACTGGGGCGCTAGGCATAATTATTTACCTCGACATTATGAATATTGGTAATTGATGCGGGTTAAGAAGTTAATACTACCTGGTGTAGCAGTTTGAGGAACAACAATTCTAAATAAACATTGTGCATAAGAATTACTTGGAATACTTGTTGGATTATTATTGGCAACAGGAACACTTCCAATAGGATGGTCTTGTGCCCCGCCTATTGGTGAATATGTAATTTCCCCTGTAGATTGACATTGAACTTGAACCATTGTATAGGTTACAACTTCTTCGCCATTTTCAACCGAATCACCATTATCAAATCCATTTAATGTTTTAGTAGTTACTGTTGTAAAATTAGCATTAGAGACATTAGGCGTATTAGATTGATTATTCCAAATCAAAACTGCCATTCCGCCCGTTTGGTTTCCAGCATCAACTACACCATAGTTAATTACTGAAATAGGGTTATTGGCTGTATCGGTTAAAGTGAAAACAGGTGCTTGCATTAGTGGTTGTCCTCTATTTAATTTAAGGCATCATTGTAATTATACGCAATTTTTAGCAATTTATAAAAGGTAAAAGGCTAGATACCTTTTAAATATCTAGCCTTTTAGTATTTTTAACGATTTCTATTAAAAATCGTCACCATCATCGTCGTCTGCACCGATATGAATTTCATCACTAGAATTCAATTCTTCAATGCGGTCTTCGATAGCTGCTAATACACTTCTGCGACCTGCAACAGTATTATTTTCTTCTGCTTCAAGTGCTTTTTCAAGTAAACCAACATCAGTAATTGAGTTGATATATTGAAGCGCAAGAGTTTTGTTTAATGGAAGACCTGATTCAGGATGAACACCCATTGTTTGTTTGTTACGAGAAGCCTTAGCATCATCGCGAGAGCGTTGTTTTAAGAAATCTGCATATTGTTCTTCTGTGAAGACTTCCAAAAAGCCTCTTTCCACACAATCAATAAAACGTTGTTCATTAAGGAATCTTGCTTCTAATTTCTTTACTTCATCAAGTTCAAATGCAATGGCTTTTTCTCTTGCATCAGGATTTTCATTTAATAAAGGAACATGAAATGTTCCGCGACTTTTGTTATGAACAAATGTTTGACCACTTGCTAAAGTTGGTGTTGGTTTGTTTTTTGTTGCAACAGCAGTTTTTGTTACTGTTGCTGTTGTGGATTTACGTGTAACTGGTTTACTCATTTTTAACCTCTTATATTTAATATATAGTAATTTTAGAAATTATATTAAGAATCATCACCAAAATCTAACTTAGTTAGATTAGTTGAAGATTTCTTAGGTGATTTGGGTTTAGATTGAGTAACAGCCTCCTTCTCTGTATTTTTATTTTTAAATATAGATGTAGCTACAGTTTCTTCATCTATTTTGGGTTTCCCAACAAGAGTATTTTTATGTTTGTTGGGGTCAAAAATCTCTACTTTGGCTTTTCCTTCATTAGGAACGCCAGTATCAAGAGATTGTTGCATTGCATAGTCGCCAATATTTTCAACTGGTTTACTTTGAACTACAGGCTTAAATTCTTCTAAATTATGCTCTATTTTTTTTGCTTTTTTAGTTTGTTTTTCTTCTTCTTCAGTTACTTTAATACCAAGTTGAGAAACACGAACTAGCTTTTCTCCGTCTTTAGGAACTATATGTTTTATATTAATAAGTTTTTGAACTCCAGGATATCTTAATTCTACTTCTGATAGCTCAAATTCTTGATATGGTCCTACTACTCTTGGGCCATAAATGTGCATATTTACATTTAAAGCATTCTTAAATTTCATCTAATTTTTAACTCTTTCTACTCTGTGGTACAAATATATACGCGAGAATATAATTTTTGTATCATGTCATGTTAGATAACAAAATTACATTTAATATTATATAACACAAATAAAAAAGAGCCAGTTTTCTGACTCTTTTTTTAATTTCTTTACAACTACTAATATTAGTTGACAGAAATTTTGCTAATACCTTTAGGGTTAACAATTGCGATACCAATTTCTTCGTAGATTACGAATCCAAGACGAAGTTTGTCTGGTTGGTCGGCAGGAATAACTGTAACTTCTTGTCTTACTGGCATAACACCAACATATTCTGCTGGGGATGTGATAAGAACTGAATCATCAGGAACTAAGTTGCTGATAAGAATGTCGTTGGTCCAAAGACGACCAAATACACCTGTTAACAAGACTTCACGTTGTGTAACGAAATCGAAGTAGTCTTTACCCCATGCACGAATATCAGCAAAACGTTGGCTATTCATAACAATTTTAGAGGTTGTAAGACGGTGTTTTTCGATTTTTGCAACTGCTGCGTTGATAAGGTCAAGAGTTAAACGGCCAGAAGCTGTTTGAATCAAGTGGTTGAATGCAGGATTAGTTGTTTCTTGTGGGGTTGCTGCGTCAACTGCTTTTAAGACTTCAGTATCTTCACGTTGTGCAAGTTCGTTTTTAGCTTTAACTTGGGCTCTGTCAATCAAGTTGAACATACGTTGTTTAACTTGTGATAAGCTCATTGTTGGACGAGTAACAATTAAGAAGGTAGGAACTAAGAAGTCTTCACCTTCGATGATGCTAACTGGTACTTCACCACGTTTTGCAATCAATGTTGCTGGAACGTCGATATCTTTTTCATAACGAGCAAGAGCGCCTTGTGGTAATGGGTCAACCAAAATCATTTTGCGACCGATTGATTGATAAAGCAATGCGGTTTGAATTGGATTTGCCATGCTTTCAGCAAGAGCGTAACGGCCTTCTTCAGATTGAACTGCTTCGGCAAGAATTGCTTCTCTTTCGTCAGGAGTCATAATTTTATTCACGGGATTTACCTCCGACGTTTGAATTTATCAAACGTTAACTTTAGGGTATTGTGTGTTTAGGGTTTTATTTTTAATTGAGAGGTGGATAAACCACCCCTCAACCAAATTTTTATTATAGAACTGTTAACTTGAAGTTAAGGAAGTTATTACCATCGTTGGCAAGGACAACTACACCGACAGCAAGAGGTCCAGAACTTGGAGCAACGTTTGTTACACGGCCGGTTCCGTCTTGCATGACGTAAAGTGTTTGACCAGGTGTGTATGTTTGGGTTGCATCGTATTGGTCAGTACCATAAATACCACCACGGGTATAAATTGTTACGTAACGAGTATCAATGTTAGGGTTTGTTGCTGTTTCGTCGCGTAAGTTAGTTGTGGTAGGAATGGTGTTTGGTGGAATAATATTATTGATACCATTTGTAGTACCGAATAATGAGTTACCATGACCTGGTTGGTTGAACAAGGTTTCGTTTCCGTAACCTGTTGCATCAACACCTGATAAGAATGAAGCGATTGAGATACCTGGGTATGCAGAACGACGGTCAGCAAGAATACCGAATGCGCCTGTTACACCGTCAGAAACCACACCGTTGCCGTTTGCATCAAGCATACCAATTGCCCCAGCTTCCCAATAAATTGGGGCAGATGAGTTAAAAGGTTGAACTGGAATTTGGCCTACTGGGGTTCCTTCATAAATTGGATGAAGCATTTTTGAACTCCTTAATATTACTATTTGCGCTGAACTGGTTTTTCACAGCCAGTACAAATTTGGATGTTTACAAATTAAGTAATATAAAAGTATTTAAATTTAGTAACAAAAAAGGCACCTTTTTTATTAAGGTGCCTTTTGTTAGAACTAAAACTAGATTATCTTAATCCAAGTTTTGCATCTTTTTCAAGTTTACTTTCAATGGTTTGCCAATCAAGATTTGCAAGAGCAGCAAATTTTGAATCCTTAGATAAACGTGGTGTAGAATCAACACTTCTCAAAGTGATTGGACTCTTAAGACCAGCAGTTGTTTCAAGACCCATTTGGTCATTACCAGGTTTACGAGCAACTTTTTTAGCAGATGGAGTTTCAGGAGATTCGTCATAAACATCCTCTACTGCGCCATTATCTTCAAATGTTGCATCGTTTGCTTTAATGGAACGATTTTCTGGTGTTGGGACCATTTCGATTGCTTCTTTTTGAAGAGTGAAACGTGTTTCGTCAAGAGAAGCATAACGGACTACAAGTTCATCATATTGTTGTTCAGTTGCAACTAAACCTTTTGCTTGAGCTAAACGAGCAAGTTCAATTGCGCTGGCAAGACCAACAAGACGGTCACCTGTTGGAGTTTTATCAGATTCTGCTTTTGCAGTTTCCCAATCTTTTGCTTTTTGATGAGAACCATCACCAGTTTCTTTTTCTGTTGGTGGAACTGGATGGTCGGGTTGTAAATATGTTCCCATATCTTTTGTAGTACGTTTGTTTGTTACGTTTTTAGCAGAATCTTTTTCTGTTTGAACTTCACGTTTTGATTCTGGTGTATCACCAAAGTAAACTTCTGCTTCATCAGCATGAGTTGCATCTGTAGGAAGTTTTTGTTTCTTTGTTTCAATTGTTGAAATAGGACGGTCAGCAGTTGCCGGAGAATAAGCGATAGGAGCATCGCCTTTAAGCGGACTTTCGACTGTTTCAGTTGATTTTGGCATTTCTTTTGGTGTTGGTTCTGATTTGCCATCAACTGTTGCTGTTCTTTGCATACGAAGTTTTGCAAGATGTGCAACTACTTTTGCTTTGCGGTCATCTTCTTCTTTTTCTTCTTGAACATCTTTACGGTCTTCTGGGTCCGCAGGGAAGACATTTTTTTCAGAATTATCAAGAGCTTCAATTAAATGAAGAAGGGCATATTTTATAGCAGCTTTATCCATTGTTTCGTCATCCTTTTTGTCGTCTTCTTCGGCATCGCCTTTTAAGAAATCTGGTTTGTCGTCATTTTCCATCATTTCAGCTAATTTACGAAGATTTGAAGCTTTTTCTAAACGAGCAGCTTTTGGAAGTGAAAATAAAGAGTTCAAACGTGCTTTAACTTCTTTTTCTTCAGCAGCATCATCAGACTCTGGTTTTTCTTCTTCTTTATTCATTTTTGGTTCACTTTCTTCTTCAGAATCTTCTTCTTTTTCAGCAGGAGCAGATTCTTCGCTTTTTGGCGGTTCTGCTTTTTTAGGAGGAAAAGGAGCAGCAGGCGCTTCAGCAGATTTTTCTTCTGCACCAGCTTTTTCTTCTGCGGCATCATCTTTCTTTAAAGAAGGCATATCATTTTTGCCCATATCTTTTTTGATAAGCATTTCGATAACATTAACAAGGGCATCTACTGCTGGGTCGCCAAGTTTTTCTGAAGTGTGTTCAAGGTCTTCAATAGGAGCAAGTTCTGGAATTTTTGCTTCGGCAGTTTCTTCGGCTGGAGTTTCACCAAAAGCATGGTCCATAGGACTCATTGCCGGAGGCATTTCTTCTCCAAAAGCTTTTGCAAGTAAAGCTACAACTTTAGAAAGTGCAGCCTCTTTTTTGCTTGGTGCAGTTGCTGGAACGCTATATGAACCTGCTCCATCTTTTGCATCCATTTTGCCCATAATTTTTTCAACGACTTTTTGAATAAAAGCGTCATCTTCGGATACTGCGTCAACAATCCCATCAATATTTTTTGGGTCTTCAGAAGCCTTAGCAGTTAATGCTGCAAGACGTTCTTTGATAGATTTCTTATCCATTAGAATTAATACTCCTCACACTACGAAAAACAAAGTTTAAATACTTTATCTACAAAAATTAGACTATTTAAGTAAACTGAAAATGTTACAACTTACCTAAACCACCGGCACTTGGGTTAAGTTCTTTAGGTTTATTTGATTTAGTTTTAACTGGATTATTTTTACGTTGGGTGCCACCTTGAGTATACCCAGGGCTCATATTCGTTCCATCAAGACAAACGCAAGAATCTGTTGGCATACCACAAGTTGCACATGGTTTATTCGAAGAAGCAATAAATTTATTTAAATAACTTGCAGTTTTTTGTAAAGTTACATTAATGAAAGTTTCTAAACAAGCATCTTTTTTTTCTTTATTCCAATGGGCCATTGCTTCTTCGTAAGTCATACCATTATGACGCATTTGACAAACTGCACCGCATTCTGGCGAATCTTTAGGTGCATTCTCATGTGATTTTGCTTTATATTTCATTTTTTCATTAACCCAATGATTTAAATTATCATTAAATTCAATATCATTTTTATGAGGTGCTTTGCCTTTATCTAATTCTTTCCAAAAATCAGGGTGTTGTTCTAAAAATTTTCTACCAACTTCACGCACTTCATCTTCGGTTAAATATTCTGCTTTTTGATGCAATGAAGCAAATTTAATTAATGCCGAATCACTAAATATCTCTTCTGCCATAGAAGTAATAATATCTGAAACATCATAACCATCATCCGCAAGATATTGGCCAGCAGTAACAATAATATTAAATTCATTCAATGCTGCCATAATAGGATTATCTTGGATAATATCTTTACCACTTAAACCATATGTTGAAGATTGTGGTTTTGGAGTAGGTTTATTAGTGAAAGATTTGACTTTATCGCCGACCCATTTTTTAACGTTATTTAAACGGTCTGATAAAGCAGGCTTATTTTGAATATCATGTTTTCCTGGAGCATTATTAAAATATTGATGTACTCTATCAAGAAAATTATTAAACATGCTACCTTGATTAGGGTCATCATGTTTGCCACCACCTTCAAATAAACTTGGATATAATTTTTCCAAAGATTCATTTGTTAAAGGCGAATTATCATATGAAACAAATTTATTGTCTTTTTTACGTTGCTCAGAAGGTCCTTGATAACGTGGATATTCTTTAAGAATTTTTTCAGGTGGAGCAGGTGGCAAATTTTGCATTGGACCTCTTGGTTCCATCCCATCATCTATTCTGCGTTGATTGATTTCGTTTGAAGAAATAGCAGGTCCATGCTTTTTATCATATTTTGTACGAGCAGGATTCTTTTGTAATTTTTGGTATGTTTCAGGGCGACGACCAGATGGTAATTCAGGATTAGTTCCAGAAACGTTGAAATTAACACCACCTGGATTTACTAATGCAATTTTATTTAAAACTGATTCAACATTAATACCTTCGTCTTCAAGATTTTTTGCAATTTTTAGAATTACATCTTTAAGACCTGCATAAACAGAATAGTTATTTTCTTGATTATTTAATTGTCCCATTGCTTTATCCAATGTTTCTTTTACATGTAGTTTTTGTAGTGGGCCAGTATCTTGATATGTTTTGCCTTTACCTAAATTAATTGTTGCATGTGGGTGTTTATCAAATTTTCCAGAATCAAGTAAATCATGATAATCCATTAATTTTCCAACTTGATGTTCTGTTATACCATTAGAAGGCAATCTCATATCACCAGGAGACACATGTACATGGGAACTTGGTAAGTTATCTGCTTCTTTATCTTTACCAATATCTCTTAAATGATTTTCATAATCCTCATGATGAGCATAACCAGGAACACTAAAAAAATTACCTTTAGGGTCAATCCAACCATATGGAGTTAGAGGTCCTGGTTTCCCTAATGGAACTTCTTGAGGTTTTGGTTTGTTTCCATTAACCATTTCTCTAATTTCTTTTAGAGAAGTCGCTAAACTATATAATTCTAAAGCAGAAGCATAATGGTCAAAATTTTGACCTTTATCATCATTATTTGGACTATCATTTGTTATTTCACTTGGCTTAGTAACTTTTATGGTAGGCTTTTTAATTGGTAAAATTGGCTCTTGAGGAAACATCTTGGTTGGGTCAATCATAGATGCTTGACCCAACATAGGCGAATCATCTTTATTAGGGTCGTGTTCACCACCATAATCAATACCTGTGTCATGCATATCGGCATATTCACCATCAACTGCTTCGCCATCAACATCAGTAGCACCAGAAATACCTTGGTCATCAGCAACTATAAACAATTTTTTTAAAATTGAAGCATCATTATTAGATAATAAACCTTCAACAGTTAATTTTGTAATTATTTTATTAAATACTTTAGTTACTTTTGGTTTATTTGTTCTTCTAGCTTCATTCCACCATTGGTCATGTTTTTCAGGCATATATAAATCTTTTGATTCTCTAGGCCCTTTTACTTGACGTTCTTCTTTAGGAATTGAGCGACATTTAGCACAAAATAAGCCACCATCAGCAGGTGAGGAACAGCCTTCTCCAAAACATTTAACTTGTTTTTTAGCAGCATTTTGTTCAATTTTTTCAGGATTATTTTTGGGAGTAACTTTTGGTAATGTGGATTTAACTTTATTTACTACTGAATCAATAGCTGGTTTAGTTTGAGGAGTAATCATTTGTTGTGCTAAATCTCCCCAAGGTACTCCGCTACTTTGAAGTTGCACAAAAGTATTCATTAAATCATTCAAAGAAGCTTTTGAAAGAATTTTATCAATATCAAATTTATCTTCGCCGCCACCATAATATATGATTTTACATAAAAGTTCTTTAACGCCTGCAACTTTTGCAGCACGAATTCTGTGATTTCCGTCATCAACATAAATCTTGCCATCATGTTGAATACCTAAAGTGACAGGATTTTCTCTTTGCCACTTAGTATCACTTACAATTTTAGACATGCCTTGGATTTTATCCATGTCTAATTTTAAAACTTTATGCTCACCACGAAGTCCTGGTAATTTTATCAAATAAGAAACAGGCAGACTAACTAATTTTGTATGTCTAGCAGTAGGACGACCTGGATGTTCTTTAACCCACTCTTTATCTTTGGCTTTTTGATATTTTTCTGGTTCCATGATTGATGCTTGTTTTTCTCCAACATTTTCTTTTGAAACTTCATAGTGATGACCCGGCAAACCTACTTTAGCCGGGCTAATATCTCCCATAATATAACCATCTTGATTTTTATAAGGTCCAAAATCATGTGAAATATTTTTTTGATGTGGTGAAGGACTATTATCAACCCAAGTACGTAAACCACGAACAGGAGCATGAGTATAACCCATTTCACTTAAAGCTTTTGTTCTATGATTGCCTTCTCCTAAATTTACAAGATTTTGTTCTGGGTCAAATGACAAAATTAATGGTTCATTTAATCCGTTTGAAGAAATATCTTTTTTTAATTCATTAATATCTGTTTTACCAATTTTATTTCCTGGAATAGAATGAAGAAAATCAAGCGGCATTAAAGAAACTTTATTATCTTTGGTATATGCATTATCATGCCATTTGCCATGTGGAACTTTAATATCTTGATTTAATTCATCCATATTTTAGCATCCTAATACTTCAATTTGACTAATTAGTTCTGCTAGTATTTTTTTATCTTCGGTTTTTTCTGCTTTTTTAAGTAGTTGTTCTGCCAATAAAGCTTTGCAATCGTCAAGCATTTCATAATTTTCTTCATCTTGACCATTATCTTCTTCAATTTTATCTAAAATATGATGCATTAATTCAACTAATGAAGAAGTTAAATCATCATCATCTTCGTTATCAGTAAATTCTTCAATAATTGTTTCAGGAAGTTCAGTTGTTGGAACATCTTTTGTAATACCTTGGTCATTCTTTACCATAGATGCTTCAACATCGGGTTCTTCGCCAAGTTGTAATTCATTTATCGTTGCCAAAAGTAATAATCCGGCTTCTTTTGAACGAAAAGAAACATCTTCTGTTGCCCATGTTTCAGGTTTAATAATTGCTTCAGGGACCGAACTTGCTTGGCTAAATATGCGCCATTCTGATGGTTCATTAATATATTGAGCAGTAAAACGTCCACTCGTTAAAATTTCATCCATATCTATTTAATCTCTCTTTGTTGACGAGCATAACGAATACCTTGAAGAATTGTTGTTTCAATACCAACTTTTTCAACACTACTTTCGATAGCTTCAAAAAATTGATTACCAGATGCAGCTTTTTGAAGTAATTGTTGAAAATCTAATCCTTTTTGTCTAGCAATAATTTCAATTAATTTTGCTTGTGGGTCTGCTCCAACGGTAACCCAGGAAACTTCAATAAATTCAACATCTTTATTGATTTCATAAACAGGCTTACCATCATATGCTCCGCCTTTATGCATTTTAACATGAAAACAATAATTTGCTGTTGTTTTTGCTTTATGATGACAAATACTGCATTCTGAAAAAGCAACTTGACAACCCATACTTACACTATCAATTTGTTTTGAACGAATCATTTGGCAGAAATCTGGATATGCTTTTTCATTCATTTCTAATAATGTAACTACATATTTATCTCCGCGAGATTCAACCCAACGTGCATCAACAATTTTACCACGTTTTTTTTCAATATCATTTGAAGCATGATTAACAAAAACGCCTTTTCCAATAAATGTTTTATAGGCCTTTTTTAATTCTTCTTCAGTAAAATGGTCACCATTTCCATTAGTTCCGACAGAAACTGCTCTTACAGCAACGTAAAGCATCCCGTCTTGTTTTTCAAAAGACCAATCGCCATCTTCAGCAATTCCATAAGATGGTGCTACATTTGCAGTACGCCATGAAGATGTTTTGTCCAAATTTGCTTCTAAAATTGGAGCATTTGCAATCTTATAAATCATTTATTTACCTTTTTAGAGGATTAGAAATACTTTGAGGTCCATCTGCTGGCGAACTTATTGTAGTTGTAGTAGTATTAATCGGAATGGATGGATTTGCTGTATAAATTGCATGAGAAATTACAGTAGTAGCGATAGAAGATACAACTGCTGCGAGAACAGAGGCAACAGCGTTACGTATCCATTCTGGAGTACGGTGTCTTTTAAATTCTTCAATATCTTCATCACGAACTTCATTTTCCTTATCGTATTTTTCTAAATTTTGTTCAATAGCAGCAAAACGTTCTTCAAAAGTTTCCCATTTGGTTTCTAATTCTTGTCTAGGAACAACGCTATTAATTTTTTCTTGAATATTTAAAGATGTTGATTCAAGTCTTTGAGCAGCATATTCACGATAAGTATTAAATTCTGAACTTAAAACAAATCGGTTAAATTCACTTTTAAGATTAGCTACTGTATTATTTAAAGCATCTATTTCATGCCTAGTTGGTAAACTATCTACCTTGATTGCTAAATCACGAATTAATTGCTGTAATAATGCATTATCATCCGGCATAATCAATTATCCTTTAAAAACAATAGCCAAACTTGTGCAATCGCCAAGTTAGCTCACATGAAAAGATTATGCAATTACCATATTTTTGCAACCACGAATATGCTTTGACATATAATATAACTATAACAACTCTGGCATCCATAAAGAGGTACGCTATGCTAGACCAAACAGAAGTATTAAAATTATTAAAAAAACCATTACCAACAAAAGTACGTGAAGGCCGTAAAGGCGCAGTTTATACATATATTCCAACAAGATATGTTTCTGATAGATTAACAGACGTTTTTGGACTTAATTGGAGTTTTGAAATCAAAGGAACATACATTGAAAAAGACCATGTTGCAGTTTTAGGAAGACTCGTTTATCCTTTAGGGGATGGTTCTTTTGGATTCAAAGAACATTTTGGTGGAACTAAATATGAAGATTCAGTTGGTTTAGGAGATTCACTTAAAAAAAGTGCTTCGTTGGCTTTGAAAAAGGCAGCATCATTAATTGGGATTGACCTTCAAGATGAAGAAGATACTCCCGTGAATGACGAACAGCGAGCAAAAATTTTAACCTTAGTTAAAAAAGTTGACGCAAATGCAACAACTGAAAAAATAGAAGAAATGATATCAGGCATGAATTATGCTCAAGCCGAAGAAGTAATATCAACTTTAGAAAAAAATATAGCATAAATCAAAGCCCTCGAAAGAGGGCTTTTTTTAATGTGGTACAAAAGAGCATCTACATCCAACATGGTTAAAATAATCAAAACCTTGTCTTGTCAAAACATCTGCTACGCTTTGAAAATCATAATAACAAATAAAATTCAAAAAATCATTTCGGTTTGGCAAAATATTATTGTTTTCATCCATTAAAACCATATCACCAACTTGAATTGCACGACAATATCCGCAATCATCGTGATGTTGACCTGTTTGCCAAACAACTTCTTTAACTTTATCATGCATTAATTGCGCTATATTACCTGCTAAATAAGCATTTCTAATATGATTTCTCGCAACTGTTTTTAAATCATTAGTAAATGAATCAGATTTTAATGTTATAAATTCATTTAAATCTGCTCTCTTTATATTTTGATTAACTAATTTTTTTATATCTGTATTTAAAGATGAAATAACTTTTCCAAAACCAATATTAAATTCGTTTCGAGATTGTTTATAGAAATCGAAGTATAAATTTTGAATTTCTGGAGTATTTACTGTAAATCTAGATTCTATGGCGGAATTACCATTGAAAAGTGTTTGATGAAATCTACCTTGAGCAAATATTAATGGAAGATATTCTTCATATAGTTTATCTAAAAAATTAAATTGTTCGTCAGCAGTTTTATTTATTACTTTTTGAAGAGAAGCAATTTTAGGAGTAAGTTTTGAAGAGGGATTAATTTGGTTAATTCCTTGAACAAAATTATTAGAAATTTCAACCAAATTATCAGTAAGTTCTCTATCTAAACCAATTTGAAGCCTTTTGGCACTTCGAATAATTTTAGCATTATTAATTTTATCAATCCATGATTGTTGATTTTGTACTTTAGTTTGCTTTTTTAAAACTATTGGAGCAAGGTCAGCATAAACAACATCATTAAATTTATCAATTGAATGATTAGCTCTTATTTCTAAAGCCTTTAATTTTTCAAGAAGACCAATTAGTTCTGCTTTTTTTTCTATCTTACTCTTCATCTGCAATTAAAGCCTCTATTTGTTGTTTAATTTTTGCTATTTCTTTTTTTAATCCAACATTAGATTGAAGCGATGCTGCAATTGGCGGTCTTGTTGTTGCTCTTTGTGCGGGAGCAAAACCTGCGCCAGATGGGATAGTGTCTATACCTCCAGAAGTGCCAGATTGTGGCAATCCTTGAAGTAAATCACCTTGTGGTGCCGCCGCATCAACGCCTGGAACGGTCATTGGTTGAGCTTCAACATTCATTGGCATATTTTGTCCTGTCATTTTCATTTGCAATGCCATTTGTTGAGCTTGCATTTGTGATGTTAATGACATTTGGATTGCCATTTGTCTAGCCATAATTCTACTTGAATCAAAGATTGTATCTCTTTCTTCTTGAAGATTCAATGCTTCTGTTTCAGAATTGATATGTAATGCATCTAACATTGTTTTTGCTGAAACAAGATTCATTTGGCGTAATTGTAAAAGGGTTTGTTGACGAGAAAGTTCATCTTGTAAACGTAAAGCATCCCATTTAAATTCTGGAACAACTAAAAATTCAACATCTGTGTCTGGGTCTTTGTCGTACCACCCATTTAATTCTGCAAGAGGTTTAAAAATCTTTTCTTCAATAAATTCTTTTAATGAAGTTCTAAAATTTTCAAGTTTTTGTAAGAATGCGTTACCACCAATAGATGCATTTGCATAAGTTGGCCCTAATCCATCAAGAAATGCGCGAGATACACCCAAACCGGAAATAATTTCACGTTCGATAAAATCATATTCACCATTTAATTGAAGTGTTTTACCTGCAATACCTTGCCAATCTGCTTGAAATCTTTGGTGAGTAACAAGAATCATTGACGGGTCATTAATTAATGCTGTCAATTGCATTTGCATATCATCAATAGCAGCTTGGTCTGGAAGTTCATCAATAGTGCCAAGTTTAAATATCTTTAATGGCATAACATAACGTTCAGCAATTGTAAACTGAGCGCGACGAATCATTTCTTTGTACATAAGTGTTTTAAAAACACGTTTCAACAAAGGTATACCATATGTACCATAGGGAGTTGGAGTGTGTTTTAAATGTGTTATATGAGCATTATCAATAGGTATATTTTTACCTGCTCTAACAGCCATAATTACATCTGGAGCATACATCTTTAATTCATTGTATTGTTGACGAGGTTCTTGGTCAAAAACTAATCGTTTTAAGTTATCATCTGGAATCATTTCATAATATGATTCAGCAAGTAACATATTGGCTTTAACTTCTAAGTAATCAGGATTAAGAATTACAAATCGTTTCCAATCTGATTTTTCTTCATCAAGTTCACCCATAATAAAAACGTCGCCAATTTTCCAATATTCTAGTGAAATACCTTGAAGCAATTCACGAATTTTAATCCTCTTCAACATATCTTCACAATATTTTCTGTAATGAGGATTAGAACACTCCACACTCCAATCAGTAATTGGTAAAGAAGCATATAAATCAATAACAGCAGCAGGTATTGCTTCTGTTTCATAAAAATGTCTTACCCAAACATTAACTTGTTTTCTATCGCGAGGAAGTTGTAAAGATGTTGGAGTATATAATGGATTGTAATATGTAGGTGGTGCAATTGAAAGACCACTTGCCATTTTTCGCATCCCATTAATTTTTGAAGAACCATTTTTTATAGTTTTCATTAATTCTGGACCAATATAAGTTTCCATGCGAACTAATCCATCGCCACCCGTAATTGGTTTTAAATCAACTAATTTTGATTCACTCGTCTTTTTTCTTGCCATATTAAATTAATTAACTCCCAGAGGGTACAACACCGCTGAAATCTCCGCCGCCTTCGCCGCCGAAACCACCGCCTGTATTAATGTATTGAAAGTAATTATCTTTACCATCAAAATCATCTTGTACTTTTTTATATTTTGGTAAACCTTTTTGTTGAACCCAATTTGGGTCTTTTTCAGGAATGCTTGTATCTTGAATTTTACCATCTGTCATCGCGGCAGGTTGAGGTAAAATAACTCCTGGATAAACGTCATTTTCATCATCATTTCCACTATTTGGATTAACATTTGGAACTACTGGACCATAATCTGCTTGTTTAGGAAAAGCACATTTATCACAGCAACGTCCACGAATATCGTTGTAATCAGTTTTACCACATTTTCCGCATGGCATTTTACCAGTTTTTGCAAAAACTTTTTTTAAGTAATCATTTAAAAAAGCGTCACCCATACTGTTTGAACTTACAATACCACTATAAAGTTTAGACTCTTCTTCAGTTCCACTATAACCTTGCATAGGGTTTGCATCCATACGAGTATTATCACTAGATTGGTCGCCTGTACCAAAATCATGAGTTGCTCTGTCATGCTTACGCCCGACTTCATCAGGATATTCAATATCATCAACGTTTGAACCAGTATCCCAACCATCCACATCACTTGCAGTACGAGCAAAAGGATTTAAAGTTGTTATTAGTCGAGCATACGAATAATCTCGGCCCTTATTTATTTCTGGAATATTTTGATATTGGTTTTTACCAACAATTTCAGGGTCATCTAATATCATATCTTTTGCGGGACCGGATACATGAGGAGCATCGGTATTTGAAACGTAATTAATACCTTGTTGATTGTTTTCTAACTCTTCAATAGGATGGCCACCATGCAAAATTTCAGGTGAATCTGGAGCATGGTGTGTAAAGTTTGCTCCTCCACCAGCAACAGAATCATCAGGAGAAAGACCATTGAAAGATGCAGAAACAACTACATTTGCATGGTTATCATCAACTGCACCTTCACCAAAAGGGAAATCAGAAAATTCATTGGAATCTGAAGTGTTTGGTTTATCTTTGTCTGCTTCTGAATTAGCAGAGTCATGAACATTTAAAGTCATTGGCATCATTGCAGGTTGGTATTCATTATCTCTTTGTACACCACCACTACCATATGGCGT